CCAATAATTCCCATTTACCAAGACAACTAGTTTCATTACCTAAACTATCTATAGTCTTAATTGTTTTAACTCTACCACAAACATTTTTACTAGAATAAGATTCTGGATTATCATCCACTGCTTTCTTCATTTTCAATGAATGTTCCAACCTTTTTTCTTTAGTCCAAACTTTCTTCTGTATTACCTTATGTTTTTCTATTAAACTTTTTAGTCCAGCATCACTTAACTTAAAGTTTCTACCTCTATAAATAGCCGCACATTTATTGTCACAAAAATATACTTTTTTTCGTTTTCTTTTTTTAGAAAACAAAATTATCTGATTACATTCACAGCATTTTAATGGATTTTTTTCATAATCATCAATAGAGAGTATAGTCCTTGATTTTGCAAAACATTGCAAACTACAATATTTTCTATTTCTTTCTCTAGCTCTAGAATTGTATTTTATTATAGAACTACAAACATTACATTTATTTGGATTTAACAAGTATTCTTCTTCTGTCATATCTAATATATATTAGAGAGCCAAACAAGAATACATTTTATTTACACAAAAGTTAAAATTTCAAGGAACAATAAATGGTAGCTGGTATGAGTGCTGCCCTCATTAAAGATTCCGTATGAAAGAATCTTGCTTGCTGAAGCCCCAGCCATTACAAATGGTCGCTCGCCTAAGAATCTCACTTAGTTACCAATGGTTATGAGCCATCGTCAAATAATAACCTGCCGCCAGCTGTTTAAATTGTTTATAAAGAACTATCCTAAAAATTATGTTGGGTGTATCTATTGAATACTCTATCCACCCAACAAACAGAGTATACCATGCGCTAACCCCGCAACCAAGAAGTTTTTTAAGAGAACTTCCAACTCTAGGGGTAGGGGCATTTTGGTTATATACCCTCCACCAAGTTGTTTTTCTTAGCTATACAACCAAACATCAAATGGTAGAGCCACAGAGAATCGAACTCTGATCTATTCCGTGAAAGGGAATTATCCTAAACCGTTAGACGATGACTCCGTTAAATGAACTGGTAATATTCATTGAGTTACTTATCTACGTAAGCATCGCTGTGTAGCGGACATTTTTCAGCACAGCACACAGTTGTGTTTGGGTTAATCATTTAATATGTTTAATGATGAAAGTCAAATTCTACACGGAAAAAATGCTTTCGTAATCAATCACGATACTTAAAAGTGTAGTTGTCCCACAATATATGATTTACTTCGTTTATTACCAGTTAAAATGGTGGCCCCGGTGGGACTCGAACCCACGACCAAAAGCTTAAAAGGCTTCTGCTACTACCAACTGAGCTACAAGGCCATTAAAATTTGTTAAAGAACTATTACTTACACCACGCTGAAAGAACAAATACTTACTACTTCTTTATCTTACCACTAAGTTTTCAAAGATCAACTTCTTTTTTCAAGAAGTTTTGAGGTAAATTATAAATATATACAAATATTCGTAAAATTACCAAAAAGATTATTTTTTAAACTTCTAAGTTATACTTATAAGTAAATAACTTTTATTATGACATTAGAAGATCAAAATAATAAATATAAAAATTGGTATTATCGTATAATACATCATCGTTTAAACAATCCGGTTTTAAACCAATATACAGAAACACATCATATAATTCCAAAGTGTTTAGGTGGGTTAAATTGTTCATCGAATTTAGTTGAACTGACTGCTAGAGAACATTATATATGTCACCTTTTATTAACTTCTGTATTTCCATCTTCTTCCGTAGAATATAAGAAAATGTGGAAAGCGTTTGCTTCAATGGCTTGGTATAAAAGCGAAAATCAACTTAGAGAATACAAAATAAATAATAGAATTTATCAAAAATTAAAAATCGAATTCAGTAAAATTCAATCACAACATCAATCCGGCACATCTAATAGTGGTTATGGAAAAAAATGGTATCACAATGTAGAATTAAAATTAAGCAATAAATTTTATCCAAACAAAGTTCCTAATGGATGGGTTTCTGGTAGGGTTATTAACTGGGATAAGTATTTCCTTCCAAAATTCGATTCAAAAGAAACAGAATGTATTCGTTGTAAAAAAATATTTTTACCTAGAACTTCTGTTCACAAATACTGTACAACTACGTGTGCCGATAAACATCTTTATAATTCCGATACAAAGAAAATTATTATTGAAAAGAACGGTATTACTAAATTGACCAAACGAGAAAATTTACATATGTATAAAAAATATGGATGGAATTTAATAGATAGGCTTTATTAAAATGGCGCTCCGGGAGGGACTTGAACCCCCATTTTCATCCATTTATGCACTTAGGGCTTAGAAGACCCCGCCAGTACCGGAGCATTATGGTATAATTACTTACCGTCGCCCAGTTCGTTACGAACAGCTTTACCAAGTTCAGTTAGCTGAAACAGTGGTTCGCCATCTTCGTTGTGACCAGATACATATAATAGACCCTCTGCTACCATCTTGTCAACTGTTTCTTTAACTTCTGCCAAAGCAATTTCATTATAAATGACTTCAGCTTCAGCTTCATCACATTCAAGTTCTTTCATAATTACTTGAATACAGGCTTCTTTTTCTTCAGCTTTGACTTGTTCTTCTACTTTTGATGTATCTAGATTGGAACAATGATTTAGTAGATCGTCAATTGACCCGGTGAAATTATCGGTAATGTACTTGTCCATTTTTATAAATAGTTGAATTAAATACCGTAGACGGGAACATTCTTGTAATAGCGAACGGATCGATCAATCATCTTATTTAGAATCTTGGCGGTAGATACAGGTACATTTGTTTTTGGACCCCAACCATTTTCAGCTCGACCTAGAGCAATAGTGAGTGCCTTGCACTTATCAAAACGATCACCTGCTTTTGTATTGGTGTGACTCCAACCAAATCGGATGGCGCCATCAATTACTGTGGCAACAACCATACCACGGGGTTGACCCTTGCGGTCACGTACCAACTGCTTGAGTGTAGTGTCTTTCATATAACCTTTATTTAAATATTTAGTTTACTTTCCCTCGACGTAACGTAGTAGATCACGATTTGGTTCAGTGCCAATCTTTTCATCTACTGTCTGCTTAATAGCAGCCTTATAATAATATTCTGCGTATAGATCTGTTAGATGCAACTTTCGTTCTGCGATTTTTGATTTGAGATTGTTAATAACTGTTTGAGTTGTCTTCGTCTTCATATTTTGAATTGTAACGTGATGGTTTTACGTCAGTGGCTTGCCACTTCTTGTTAACCTTTTTATTTGATTTGTTGCGCCAATTTCCTTCGTTGCGTGAACGACGATCTTTGAATGACTTTCCCATATACTACTTTTAAAAATAAATAGTTTAAGAAAAGGGATTAACAAGCTTTTTTTATTAACCCCAATTCTTAATACCGTTTAATTTGCAGAAGTCTGAGTAGGTTCAGCAGTGGTGGTTGTGGCAACAGTGGGAGTTGTGTCGTATGTATATACGATACTTGGCTTACCACGCTTACCAGTCTTCTGTGAACCACTGATCTTGTATCGTCCAGCGGTTACACTACGCTTAACGTGCATCCGAATTGTAGGAGCCTTAACGTTAGTGTTGATGTTGATCAGATCAACAATGGTGAAATTGCGATCAGTGATTTCGTTTACTGCGGTTGCCTTACGGCCTGTCTTGTTCATATTTTTTGTTTTTTGTTAATGTTAACCGACTACAAATTTATCTTACCACGCTTTTAGAAAATGTCAACGTTCTTTTTTTAATTCTTTCGAGCAGCCTCAAAAACCAGAGCATTGGTCAAATCGCCAAAGCCATAACGCTTGCCATTGCGGTCAAACGTAGTGTCAGTGCTTTTTTGGTAATAACCAACGTTCTCACCATTGGGACCGTGTGCGTAAATTACGCTGCCACTATCCTTTACATATCCAATTCGTGTGCTTTTACAGAACATAATCACTCAATCCAGCCTTTTCTTCGCCAAATACAAACATTGGCTTATCTACACCAGTAAATACCCAGTGGTTAAAAATAGATACAGTCTTATCACTATACTTGGGAATGTTGTTTTCTACAGCGATTAGTGTATAACCGTTATCATTTACATAAGCAACAAAATCTTCTTCAGTCTTAATATGGTTAAGATCCGTATAATGATGTGTTCCTACAGTACCACGACGATCCCACTGCTTGCTTCCGCCTACATACATGGCTTCTTTGAAGCCAAAGAAGTTTGCATTGCGTACCAAAGTGGAGAGATTAAAATCTCCATTAACGTGCATCATAGCAACACCTGCTTCGATACAACTATTTTTACAGTAAGACTTAATATCGTCCACTGTCTTGCTCTTCAGATGATCCAAAACGTTCATAACAAAACTACTATACCACGTAGTTTATAATAAGTCAAATCTTTTTCTTAATAGTCTTCTTGACCTTATTTTCCAAAGTTTTCTTTGGTTCCACTGGAACGGTTGTTACATTTGGTTTGGAGTTAGCGTATTCTTTTTCAGCTTCTTCAATTACAGCTTTAATAAACTCAGTGAGTAGACCGCTCCAATTATTTCGTTCACTATCTTCTACGATTGCCAGCTTTTTCCAACGTGGCAATTCTTCAAACTTGCGTTGATATACTGTTTTATAGAATGATGCAGTCATATATTATAAATATTAGAATGAAGTGCTCAAACGGCTAGCATATGCCATATTACTGGCTTTTCCCTTACGGTACGATACTTTGGAGTAATTGTCAAATGCTTTTTTTGAAGTGATCACAATGCTGCCAGCAGTTTTGTGTCCAAAATGAAGATAACCATACTTTTGGTTACGTTTAGCACTGTTTTCGCCACAAGACAAACAAATCTTGTAACCAAGTTCATAACGTTCAGGATGAATTTCGTTTCCACAACCACATTTGATCATATATAAAAAGTATACACGATGATGTGGTTGTGGTCAATAAAAAAAGCGTACCGAGTGGTACGCTTGATGTTTTAGTTAGTTGGTTCGTGGGGATAGTCCGATCTTAGATGCTCTAATCTTAACTCCATATTAACAAGTTCTCGTTTAGTGTTTCTCAGTTCACTTTCAAGTTCAGTGATTTTTCTGAGTCTTGCATCAAGAATGTAATCTGGATCTGAATGTTCTCTATTTTTGATATCTTCTTCTAATGCACATCCAATGTGGTTTGTACCAAAAAGATATTCAACATCATCATTATAGGTATTTTTACCGCAATAATTGCATATCCACTTTTCTTTTCGTTCGTTTGTAATAATCTTTTCTAATCTGGTTAGAGTCTCTACTACTTCAGTATTAGATTCGGCATTAATAATATCATATGCCCAGTTTAAAGCATTATCTTCACGATCTTTCAACTCAGGAAAGAGTGTAATTAATTCATTCTCAATTAGTCCAATATATGGATCGATTTGTTCTTTTTGAACATTTCGGATTTTACGTGCGTAAGTAAGAATGATATTTTTACTTACTGTGTCTATTTCTGTTTTCATATGTTTATTTAGTGTTTGTTAAATATTTAAGCACTTCTTTTAGTGTGAAATAAAAGAAAAATGGTATCAATACCGCAAAGAAAATCATCAACACCAATATCAATGCTATTGCAAATATACTACCAAATATTAATCCAACCGTCAAATTTATAATTTTACTCATTTTTTAAAAATTTATTGTAAATCAATTTGCCTAAATTAGCTGCAAATTTACGAGCTTTCTTTTCTGGTAAATCATACAAATGTGCGTGAAATACTTCTTCAATCAATACATTGAGTTGTCTACGAGTTAGTAACGTTGGATCTACATGAATTTGTGGATTTTTAATATTAGGATTATCACACAAACCAGATGTCGGCCGATTGTGCCATAACGCCGGTTTGTTATAATTTACAGTGTACTCCACACCTTCAAAATTCTTAAATTTCATTTTAAAAAATCTTTTAGTTGTTTTTGATTTTCTGTATTTAGAATTATATAATCAGACCAAGGTTTACCATGTCGTAATATTTGCCAACACCATCTTAGTCTTTCTCGCCATGGCAGAATTCTACCACTAAGACCTCTTTCAAACAAGCTCAAAGATACTTCTTCTTCATCTTTAAATTTTTCAACAAGAAGTCCGTGTTCAAAACAATCACAAATTAGAAATATTGATTCTTGATCTTTCATATAATTAGTTTACGTTCCAATTTCCAAACATTAGCAATCAAAAATGAACCAGTAGAATACAACAATCTACAGATAAACCTAATAATTTTATTATATGGTTTGATAACTAATTTATAAAGATTAGTAGATTCAAACTCCTTGTTCTTTTTAAGTACTTCAATATGAAGTTTATAGTCTTCTTTTCTTTTAGAGTTATCAGTAGCTTCAAACTTAATTAGTTTAATCTTGTCAATAACTCCGTCAATAAATACAATTTCAAATTCAACCCAATAGTCATATGGTCCATCATTATAATTGTTATAATCATACATATGTATGGTTGTGGTTGTTTTTACATGCGTCCACCAATCTTTGGTTACTTTTACCATCCCATACTTTTCAAAGAATGTTTTACCGTTTGGATCGCCTTCAATATATTCTCGCTCACATTCATGCAACCATAGTGTGCCATCTTCACGGATTTCATAACAATCCAAAGCATTGTCCAAATCTTTGGTTTGAAATCCATTAGGAATATATCCCTTAGTATCTTCTGGTAAAGGAAGAGGGTATTTACATACTATGTCATCATACATACCCATAAATTAATTACCTCCATTCTTGTATTCTTGAACATCATATAGAAAACTACGAAATGCTTGATAGTCTTCAACATCAGCTTGTAATTCTCCTTCGGTCTTGTAATCCTTGATATATTCACACAACGAATCAATGTAATACCTTGGAATAGTGATGTTTTTACCATCAAACTTCAAGTCATCGTGTTGAATAATGATTGGATTGATTACTTTGTCTTTAATTGTTAGTTCCGTTTCCATAGTAGTATTCTATATCTAACTATCAAACTTTGTCAATATAAAAAATTATTTCGAAATATAAAAAATAGATATAGATAATGAAAGGGATTATTTTAGCTGGAGGTACCGGTAGTAGATTATATCCATTAACCAGTACAATAAATAAACAATTGTTGCCTGTTTATGACAAGCCAATGATTTATTATCCATTTTGCACATTATTGTCGTGTGGTATTAAAGATTTTTGCATTATTTCTTCTCCTGAATATTTGCCTTCTTATGAAAAGCTATTTGGAGATGGCACTCAATTGGGAGTTAAGCTTACTTATAAAGTGCAATATAAGCCAAGAGGCATAGCTGAAAGTTTTATTATAGCCGAAGACTTTATTGGTGACGATAATGTTGCTCTTATACTAGGAGACAATATATTCCACGGAATGCCCAGAGTCAAGCCTTTACTTGAAGGTGCAATTATTTTTGGTTATGAAGTTAATGATCCTAGAGCTTATGGCGTTATTGAATTTGACAGTGAAAACAACGTAATAAGCATAGAAGAAAAACCAGTTGAACCCAAAAGTAATTATGCGGTACCAGGCTTATATTTTTATGATAAAAGAGTAGTTCAGTATGCTAAATCACTTAAGCCTTCGAACAGAGGTGAAATTGAAATAACTGATTTGAACTTAATATATCTTGACAAAGCGCAGCTTACTGCTGTAAAATTTGCTAAAGGCACAGCGTGGTTAGATGCTGGAAGTGCTGAAACATTATTTGAAAGTAGTGCTTATATACAAGCTATTCAATCAAGACAGGGAATTAAAATAGGATGTATAGAAGAAGAGTGCTACAAGCGCAAATATATAAGCAAAGAGCAGCTTAAAGCGCTTATAGAAAAATTACCAAACAGTGAGTATAAAAAATATTTAAATAAATTATTATGATTATATTATTCGGATCAATCGGTTATATTGGAAGTGAATTCAAAAAGCAATTAGCTGAATTAAAGCTACCTGTTTTTCTTTGGCCAAATGCGCATAAAACCACTTTTGCAGATTTGGAAAAGTGGTATGATGAAGCTGGATACCCACTCATAGGCGCTGTAATAAATGCAGCGGGATATACTGGTAAACCTAATGTGGATGCATGTGAATTAAACAAAGAAGCTACTATTCACGGCAATATTGTATGGCCGCAAATATTAACTGATTGGTGTATGTTAAATGATATACCCTTAGCGCATGTTTCCAGTGGTTGTATATATGAAGGTAAAAGAGCCGATGGCAATCCTTTTACTGAAGAAGATGTACCAAACTTTAGTTTTGCGCAAAATAACTGTAGTTTCTACAGTGGTACCAAAGTAATAGGTGAACAAGTAGTAAAGAAGTGGGAAAAGCACTATATTTGGAGATTACGAATTCCATTTGAAGAGTTTGATAATTCTAGAAATTATATAAGCAAAATATTAAAGTATGAAAGACTGTTAGATGCTGAAAATAGTGTAAGCAACAAACAAGAATTTGTAAGTGCTTGTATTCAAACTATTACCAAAGAAGTTCCATATGGTACATATAATGTGACCAATGGTGGTTATATCACGACCAAGGGTGTAGTAGAAAAGTTTAAGAATACAATTGCAAAAGGCAAAACCTTTACATTTGTGGAAGAAGATGAATTTTATAAAAATGTAGTCAAAACACCCCGATCAAATTGTGTGATGAGCAACGAAAAATTATTGTCAACTGGAATCAAAATGAGAACAGCAGACGAAGCCTTTGACTATTGCATTAACAATTGGACCATATGAATATATTAGTAACAGGAGCATGTGGATTTATTGGAAGTCACTTTATAGAAGAAATTCTAAAAAGGGATGATGTTGTTATGGTTTATAACATTGATTGTGGTACTTATGCTGCAAACAAAAAACTTCCCTTTCAAAAAGATCCTAGATATCACAGATTATCAATGAACATTGCTGCGCCTTATTTTCCAGATCAAAAGAAATATATTGATTCATTAAATTTAGATTATGTGATTCATTTTGCAGCAGAATCGCACGTGGATAACTCTATCAAGGGACCAAAAAGATTTATTGAAACAAACATTATTGGTACTTTTAATCTGTTAGAAATGCTTAAGGGTACAAACATAAAGAAGTTTATCCACGTATCCACCGATGAAGTGTATGGATCATTGAATCACAAAGAAGGATCTTTTACTACAGACAGTCCTTATAGAGCAAATAATCCATATTCAGCTACTAAAGCTGCCAGCGATCTACTGGTTAGAAGTTATAACAAAACTTATAATTTCCCAGCGATTATTACCAATTGCAGCAACAACTTTGGGTCCAGACAATATACCGAAAAGATGATTCCAGTATGTATTCAGAAACTTCTCAACAAAGAAACCATACCTTTATATGGTAATGGGTCGAATGTAAGAGATTGGATCTATGTCAAAGACCACGTTAATGCACTTATATGCGTTCTATTAGATGGTAAAATAGGAAAACAGTATTTGATAGGGTCTGACAACGAACTATCTAACTATGAGCTTATACACGTGATTAAAGAGGTATATAGTACCATAACTGGAATAGAAGTAGACTGGGAGTGGTTTAAATATGTTGAAGACCGTAAAGGACACGATAGTAGATACAGCATTGACAATCGTGACTTCAAGATGGAGTTTCCTCAATTTAACACAACTAAATTTGATATTGCTATTTTGGAAACGGTTAAATCATATTTATAATATGTGCCCGTTAGAATTTATTCTAAAGAAGCCAAGGACTTAACTCTCTTTGAAGAAAAGAGTTGTGGAAAGCTGATATCTTCTGGATCGATTTATTCGGTGTATGTTGAGTGTTGTACCCCAGATAAAAAAATACCAAATAGAGTGTTTTTAGCCAAGGACAATGGTAAGATTGTAGGGTGGTCCATTATACGACTAAAGAAAAAAATGGGAGTTAATGGATACTTTGAGTTTATGGTTTATATCAAACGTCTTTATAGACGTAAAGGTATAGCTACAAAGATGTACAAAAGATCTCGCAAATACTTCAACTTGGAAGATGACGATATAAAGGTATACAAAACAGACAGAGCCAATATTAGTTTCTTTGACTCTGTTATGGAGTCATAGATTCTTATTGTAGATAGCCAATTTTGGATTTGCATATCCAAACTTTTTTACCAATTGACCAGCTACACTATTTGCTTCATCTTCAATTTCGCCACCTATGTCTTGGGTAGGTTCATTTAACTTACCAGTCTCATTTTGTTGGTGGTGAATTAGTTCGTGCGCTATACTACGTAAAACATCGGCTAAACCTCTATCTTTGCAATAGACCTTAACATCGCCATTTGTTTGATTGTAATAAGCATATGTTCTTAAATCGTCGTCTCGTTGTTTTACCAACTTGACTTTGAATGGTCGATTTAAAGTCAATTCATCGCTGACAAATTTGATGAATTTAAGAATTGTGTATTTACTCAATTTATCCATATTAGAGTCCTGCTTCTTTATAAGACATCTTTATTTTACCCGAGTCGATCAAACGCTTGCGGTTTTGTAAATGAAGATTCTTTACGTTGTCTTTGTTTTCCCCAAGATATTTTACAGCAAAACCCTCTTCAACGAGAGAAACATTCAACACTTCTTTAGATTCAGGATTGATAATTTCACCCAACAGTCTGCCAAACTTTTCACTATCATCGCTTTTGTGAGTGCGTAAAATTATTTGTTTTTTACAATTCTCAACAAATTCTTTAGCATATTCTTTGCTTGCTAATCCAAATACCTTTTCAATTTTATCACTGGTGCGACTTTCTGGGGTATCAACTCCCAATAATCTTACACTTTGATTAGATAGTACCACATTGAACCCCAAGTCAATGTCAACAACAATTGTGTCACCATCTACAACATTTATAACCTTAGCGTGATATTCGTATGGCATATTATGATAGTGTTAACAAATACTTTAGTTTGTTTAACTGCGCTAACATTTCATCTCTGATATTAAACAGATCAGTATCAGACTTTTCTAAAGACTTTGGCAATTCGTTTACCAAATAGTCAACATATTTATCCGCAAAATCTGTCGGAGATATATCTTTGTAGTTTTCTAATTCTATTTTAAATCCGTTACTACTTTCAATTCTTCCGTATTTACCCATAAAGACTTCAATGAATTCATCGATTAAACCAGAAAATTCGTCGTATGCTTCACCCAAAGCTTGATGTTCTGCATTGCTTTTAGTTTGCCAATGATGTATTTTTAACTGGTTATGTAATGTCAAAAGATTGGTTACTATCATAATAGATATAAATATCATATTCATAATAAAATAACCAAAACAAAAATAAATCGATTATTTATACTCAATGAAAGCAGTTATATATTTTGTCTTTAATGACAACGAAGAAAATTACATAGAAGATATTCAAAAAAAACTAACTTATGATGTCAAACAATTTGTTATAACCGATATAAGTAACCCAAACAAATCAATATATAGTAAAATTGAAAACATATTTTATTTCAAAGATATGACATCGTGCTTAAATAACTTGACTGTAATATTAACTTATCTTGAAATATTCAATTATAAAGAAATAATGTTGTTTAACGTAAACAAAACTTACAATTGTGATCAAATAGTTTATAAAGATATATTAAAAGTTAAAAAAGAGTTCTCCGTTGTAAATAGCATTTTGTGATGCGTCAAAAGTTTTGACCAATGTGTCATTTATTACAATCTTTGTATTTTCAATTAAATTTGAATCTACATACGAATAGTACCAGCATCCAGGATAAACTATCGTGTCTTCGTGACAGATATTTCCTACATAAATCTTCAGACGTACAGGTTCTGACAATAAAACACTTGAATAATAAAAAACGGGTTTATTATTGATTATATCATAAATAAAATTACACCTAGCATCGTCAATTAAACTTCTATAAGAATATACTTGATTTAAATCTGAATACTTAAAAATTTCAGATAAGTGTCTAGTTTCTTCTAATATATTACATTCCGACGATTTGTATTTTTTAACTAACTTGGTAAAAACTGTTTCAAAAAATTGACCATAAGTATCTACGTCACTATTCTTATATTCGTATTCGGTATAAGCGGCATTTTTTACAATATCGAACATTGTGTTAACTTTGCCAAAATTGAAATATGTTGAATATACTTGTTCGTTGCTTGTTAATAATCTTTGAAAACAAAAAGTAATTAGATCGTATTCACTTAATTTTTCAAAATATTTTCTTACATTTTGTAAATCGTGGTTATGAATATAATGATCGTCTTCAATATAAAAATAATTATCATATCCAAGACAATTAGCATAACTTATCAATGAACGATAATTACGAAGTAAAGATGGAAAATGTGTATCGTGGTAAAACATTACTTTATGATGTGAATTTATATCATACATAAAATAACCACCACCTGATGCTTTGTAGTAATTATAATAAAACTTCTTATCACATTTGTGACTAGTATAGTCATAAATCAGATGTTTTGACTTTTCCACAATATAAGAAGGTAAAAAATCAGTTGTAGATAGTGTTATTATATCATAACCCAAATTTAAAAGTTGTTTGAAATTCTTCAAACACATTTTTGATCTATTAACTGAATTGGGACTGGTTAAAAATAATATAACATTTTTAGACATAACCTAAGTAACTACTTCAACTTTACATTTAGTCTTATTAAAGAATCCTTCGTCAATTAAATACTTAACTGTCAGATCACAACGATTTTTAAAATCATAAAAAGCAATCTCAGAAGGTTTCCAGATACGGATAGTGCTGGCATCTTTTATTTCAAATTTTATACCATTTACATATCCGCTCTTTTTAGTACTACTGAACATTATTAATAAATATATCAGTGTATTCAAAGGATATTAAAATATAGTCGGCACACAAATATAAAAATTTTGACAGATGAAAAGTATAATTAACAAACTATGTATTGAAAATGAAAATTGAGTTACAATGTTATTTAAAGAAAAAGTTCCCAGAAATGTATCCGGATAATTTGTCATTCGATTGCGATGATGGTTGGTTTAGACTTTTGTTGTGGTTGAGTCGATATCTTGAAATGTATATCACTCAACAAAATGAAATGGCAAAATCAAATCCACAACATTATCTGCCAGTAAAACAAATTGTTGCTAAACAAGTAAAACAAAAGTTTGGCACATTAAGATTTTATTATGAGGGTGGAAATCAACACACCGAATCAATAATTGAATATACAACATTTATATCAGGTTATATTTGTGAACAAACAGGCACCACTATGGATGTTGGTTATAACCACAATGGATTTGTACAAGTACTACACAAAGATTTAGCCAGAAACAAAAATGATTTTAACTTCGTTGATGACGAAGAGTTACGAACAATACTAAAAACATATGACCAAAAAACTAACGCTCAATAATGATGATATATCCGATGTATCTCAAGATAAACAAAAATTCGTATCTGTCATTGACAACAACGAGTTATACTTTTACAACGATGTAAATACAGAATCAGCACTTGTAGTAAACAAAACTCTAAGTGATCTAGCTAGACAACTACTAATAGCACAAATTACATTTGATCTACAAGAAACTCCCCACATCAAATTACACATCAATAGTGATGGTGGTGAAGTATTTGGTGCATTGAGTATAGTAGATAGAATTCAAGCATCCAAAGTACCTGTACATTCATATGCAGAAGGATTAGTAGCAAGCGCTAGCACACTAATCAGTGTAAGTTGTCACAAACGTTATATACGTAAAAACACTATCTTATTGATTCATCAAGTAAGAAGTTGGTTTGAAGGTACATACGAAGACTTCAATGACGAAAAACAAAATATGGATTTGATAATGAAAGTTGTCAAAGACATATATTTGAAACATACAAAGTTTACTGAAGACGAATTAAATACACTGTTAAAACGTGACATTTATTTGAACGCAGAAGACGCAATCAAATACGGATTAGCTGATGAAATCGTCTAGAGATAAAGAAGGATACGTATATATCATCAGTAATTGTAACTTTCCTGGTTATTACAAAGTGGGAGTCACTAATGATATAAAGTCAAGATTACGTACATATCAAACAGCATCTCCACTGCGTAACTATAAAATTGAATATTATGTTCAACACCCAGATTGTTATGAAGCGGAGAAGAAAATAGCTGAAAAGTTAAGATATTTTGCTACCGAAATCAAAAATGAATGGTTCAAATGTGACTTGGAATTGGTCAAGGGAAGACTAGATGAAAGTTTAGAACCCGAAGAAAATGTGTTGACTTTTATAAAAAGAGGTGTATAGTTATAATATAGTTATGAATACAATAGCTAATAAATTGATCTGTTTGAACCTAAATTCGAACTGGCAACCAATTGGTTTCAAAACCGTAAAAGATGCAATTATTGATCTTTGTGGTTCTGAAGTTGATGGTAAGCCTTCTAGTTTGGCATTAGACATTGACTACGAGCTGCTTGAGAATGGAGAGCCAAATCTTTCTGCTCCCAAGAATATGAATCCCGTAAGTTGGACCGAATGGTTGAAACTACCTATTCGCTCCTGGGACTTGGTAATCAATTCAGCTCATATGTCTGTACGTGTACCAACTGTTATCATCGCTGTTAATTTCAGCAAAATGCCTGTAAAGTCATTTAAGGGAAAACCCAGCAAAGATGCAATTTACAATCGTGATAATGGTATCTGTCAGTACACAGGCAAGAAGATTGATCGTCACTCAGCTACTGTAGATCATATTCTACCTCGTAGTAAAGGTGGAGAAGACAGTTGGACCAATCTGGTACTGTGTTCACGGGATATCAATTCTAAAAAAGGTAATAGGTTGAATACAGAAGCTGGTTTGAAGTTGATCAAACAACCTAGTATTCCACAACCAATTCCAGTGTCAGCTTTGATTAAAGAAGCAAAACACAAAGATTGGGAACACTTTTTGATGGGTGTTTAAACAAATATTAACTAATTGTAAAATATACAAATATATAATCTTAACCGATTATATATTTTTTTTGCGCCTGTATGAAAAAGAACAAAAGCATCACCGTCAATATCAATGGAAACGAAGTGGTTTTGGATGAAACGGAAATCAAATTTTACCTATCCGAAACCAAAAAGAAAAAGGTCAACAAATCTAAAATAGAAAAATTCTTTACAAACTTAGGTAACATTTTTAATAAAAATAACGAATCTAATTGATATTTATTGTTGTGAATCAATACGACAAATTCTTATTAGAAGCCTATAAAGGTGGATTACGTGCGTGGTTTGGTAAAGGACCAGTGGGTAGTAGCAGTGGGGGTGGGTGGGATCGATATGATAGTACAGGCAAAAAAGCGGGTAAATGTGGTGATGCTAAACAAGGAAGTAGTTACAGTGCCTGTTTAGGTAAAAAGTATGCTGCGAGACTAAGAGCTAAAGGTGGTAAAAAAGCAATTGCTAATTGGGTAAAGAGAAAGAAGTCTGCACAAAGATCAGCTGGTAGAGGAGAAAAAGGTAGTGGTGGCAAAGGACAATCTCCTGTAAGAGTAAGTTATAAAGAAGAATTAAGTGAAATATTTGTAATTTCACAAAAACAAAATCTTAAAAAAGATTTAATTAATTTTTTACGTGGTGAATTTCAAAATGGTCGTTTAAAACCAGTACACGGTGGAGTAAGTACAACAGAATTTAAAACTGATGATTGGTTGGAAAACATCGCAGATCATACAATCAACCATTTGATTAATTATTTTGAAACAATACGTAATTCAACAGAACGTAATATTTACTCAACTGTACCTATATCTTCTAACTAAGATTATAATATTAAATAGTATTGAAAGTTAGATAGTTATATAGTAAACTATAAGAAATATATGAGTTACTATATCAAAGACACAACGATAAATAAGGTCGTAACATTTAACGATCTAAATGAGGTAGTTAATTACCTAGAAAATTTATGCATCAAGAAAAATGGTAAACGTCGTAAAGACTTTATGTTTGATATGTCTGAACTTGGACATGGTTATGATGATCCACAGGGTATAAATTTTACCAATTTGATGAGTGATTCTTTTGAAGTTGGCGCATTAAAGAAAGATGGTAGATTGGTGCGTACCAACATTCACGAATTGGCTAGAAATAACAAGTACCGTAGTGAAATGGGTGATTGATTTATGATTAACTTGGATATCAAGTGGTCTGATCCAGTTCAAGTAGAAAAAAACGGAGACGTAACGTTTCAACGTGAATGGGTAATTACCCCATCTTACCTCAATCAGTTCTTTGCTTATTGGAAGGTAAATAAATTAATGTTGAAAAGCAAAGGTTACGGAGTCGTTAAAAGAGAACAAGACTGGATTCTTACACAGACCAATGATAATCCAACATTATTCAAAGATCCAAAAAAACCCAAACAAAAGGTAGATGAAGCTCTACCCTTATATGAAGTCAAAACTCCAGATGGATTGCGTCCTTGGCAAGTTGGTGCGGTAAGTAAGATAGTATCTTCAATTAAAAAATGGGGTGCTGCCGTTGATGGTAGTGACGTAGGCATCGGCAAGACTTACACAGCAACAGCTGTAGCTAGAGAATTGAATATGGACATTATGATTGTATGTCCTAAAGCGGTTAAAGAAAGTTGGAAACGGGTTATTAAAAATCACTTTAAGATGTGGGGTAAATGTGTAGGTATTACCAACTATGAAGCTCTACGTACTGGTAAATCGGATAATATGTTTGCATCATATGTAAAACGTAGAGATACCCACCGTAAAGAATTCGTCTGGAAAGTTCCCAAAAATACTTTAATCGTTTGGGACGAAGCACAAAAACTAAAGAATGCCAAGACCAAGAATAGTGAAATGTGTATGGCAGCTCTCAAACAAGGTTACAAGATGTTGTTTTGTAGTGCTACTATGGCTACCAATCCACTTGAACTACGCACAGTAGGACAATGTATTCAACTGTTCAAGAACAATAAACAATATTACGAATGGGCTTATGCACACGGTGTTACTAGAGGTAGATTTGGATTAGAATTTCGTGGTAATGTGGATGCTCTAAAGAAACTAAGCAATGACATATTTGTTAATAGAGGTATTCGTCTCAATCGCGATTCCATTCCTAACTTCCCAGAAAGTCAGATTATTGCTGAATGTTATGAAATGGAAAAAGAAGACCAAGACAAAATCAATTCAGCATACGAAGAAATGCAACTTGAATTGTTGAAGATCGAAAAACTACTAAAAAAAGATAAAAGGAGTAGTGAACTTACAGCAATACTAAGAGCTAGACAAAGAGTAGAAATGATCAAAGTTCCACTTTTCGTTGAAATGGTGGAAGAAGCTCTAGAAAACAATATGAGTGTTGTTGTATTTCTAAACTTCTCAGAGACTATTGAGGCACTTAGTCAAAGGTTAAATACTAAATGTATTGTTAACGGTGAAGCTAAATATGCAAAAGCTCGTCAACAAAACATCGATGATTTTCAAGCAGATAAACAAAGGGTTATATTAATAAATCTCGCCGCTGGTGGTGCTGGTTTGAGTTTACACGATGTTACTGGTAAGTATCCTCGTTTGGCTTTGATCAGTCCATCTTACTCGGCTGTCAATATGAGACAGGCAACGGGTAGAGTATGGCGTGACAGTGCAAAAAGTAAAAGTATACAAAAGATTGTGTTTGTGTCAGGCACAGTCGAAGAAAAAGTATGTAACAGTGTAAATCAAAAGTTAGCTAACTTGGATTTACTTAACGATGGAGATATGAACTATGTTAAATAAAAATAATTACTTGGTTAAATCCGCAAACTGGTCTATGACGATATCAATTGACGAAACTATATTTGATGATCCTCATATAGAAGCTTGTACACGATGCATTGAAGATAAAATTAAAACTTTAAAAGAAGACGATGACTTTTTAGTTAATCCTATAATGGTTGTTAAATCATTAAAAAGGAAAAATAGCAAAGAAAAAATAGTAAATACATACAAAGTACTTTTGAATGCATCATTTCCATTTAGAGCGGAAACTCTACGTAGAGTATTTTACAATAGCACTGAAATAGATTTAGCTAAAGAACCAATATCATCATCTAAATACTAATGAACAATATATTTGATAACGAAGAAATAACTCGAAAGTTAAAAGAACTTGAAGACCTTAAAATTAAAGTTGAGAAATTATTGTCATTGAGTGAAATTGGAGAAGACGTAAAACTTGAAATTGAACAAATAAGAATATTGCAGGGAAAAGGCATTACTATTCCCCACTTAGAAAACCAATATGCAGATCAGCTTTATCCAAAGCGTCCTACAGATGGTAAAAAAAGAAAACCAATTACCGAATCTGAAATATTAGAAGCAATCGAACGAACTGTTTCAGCTAGAAAAGCAGCAAAGTTTTTGGGAGTAAGTTATCCTACGTTTAAAATGTATGCTAAAAAATATGGCGTACACAAAACTAAAGGATGGCCTATTGTAAAAACTTCTCGTCCGCGTGGTCCAATTAATCCATATAGAGGAAAATATCCTATTAATGATATATTGGATGGTAAACATCCTGAGTTTCCAGTACATAGACTAAAAGATAAGTTGATTAGATCAGGCATCAAAAAAGCAGAATGTGAACAGTGTGAATTTAGAGAAAGACGTATACTTGATGGTAAGTTACCATTATTGTTAAATTTTGAAGACGGTAACAACAAGAATCATAAAATAGAAAATATGAGACTGCTTTGTTACAATTGTACATTTACGAGTGGTAAAGGTTATATCAGCAAAGGACCAAAAATATTTGATCCTGATATACTACAAGATAGTAAAAAGATTTTGCGTCAGAGATTTTAACAACTATACATAATATTACAATGAATAATATAAATCATCTATTATCTCAAAATGGCATACTATCATCATTCAATATATGTAAAAAAGTAAGTCCCACAAAAGTAAAGAATATAAAAAATAAGTTGTTGAAAAATGGTGTACCCGAAAATAAAATTGAAGATGAAGTGTATAAACATATTATAAATAATCACATAGATGATTCAATAATTGATGATATACCAGGAATAATATTAGAAGGTGCGCCACCTAAAATCAAAATTTCTCCAGCAGTTCAAAAGAAAATAGCATCGGCATCAAATGAGATTAGTGAATATTTCAAAAAGAATAAATTTACAAAGGAAGAAATAATATTGTATATACAAGCTGTATTTTTTCTTTGTAGTATCACAAATGATGATGTTGCGGATTTTAAAGAAAAATATAATATTAATAACAGAGAAGATGAAGACTATTTAGATGAAGAGGACGAAGACGAAGAATCAGGTTTTGAATGAAATATCTTATGGAAATATATAATATTAATGATGTTGTTCCGTTTATGGAAAACAAAAAAGTTGCATTTGTTACAGGTGTGACTGGTCAAGATGGCAGCTTTATGGTAGATTATCTGTTGAAAAACACAGACTATTTCATCGTGGGGGGTGCTAGAAGACTAAGTATCAAAAATCACGAAAACATTAGACACTTAGAAAACAACCCCAGATTTAAATTAGTTAACTTTGATTTGAGTGATGCACATAGTATTAGCAAAATTGTAGAAAAGTTAAAACCAGAGTACTTTATTAATTTGGCAGCACAGACATTTGTTGGTAGTAGCTGGGACTTTCCAGCTCAAACTTGGGAATGTAATACTACTGGGGTAATTCACATCCTAGAAGCTATTCGTCAACATAAACCAACTTGTAGATTCTATAACGCTGGTTCATCCGAAGAATATGGCAACGTCGCTTATGTGCCGCAAGATGAAAATCATCCATCCAAACCTCGTAGTCCATATGGAGCAAGCAAATCAGCTGCTAGACAACTGGTTAAAGTGTATAGAGAAAGTTACAATTTGTATGCGGTACAAGGTTTGTTGTTTAATCACGAAGGTACCAGAAGAGGAGAAGAGTTTGTTACCCGTAAGATTACCAAGGGGGTAGCTAGAATTAAAAAAGCAATATCTGAAGGTAAATCGTTTCAACCAATTGAATTGGGTAATGTTAAAGCTAAAAGAGATTGGAGTGATGCCGAGGACTTTGTTGATGGTATTTGGAAAATGTTAAATCAAGAGACACCAAATGAATATGTACTTTCAAGCAATGAAACACATACTATTGCTGAGTTTGTATGGTATGCATTTAAAGCGGCTGATATTGATGGTGGGTGGCATGGAGAGGCTGAATCTGCTGAGTTTAGTATTACTACACAAGATGCAATAAAATATGAACCTGTATCTTCTGTATTAGTCAAGATCAATCCTAAATTTTATAGACCAGCGGAAGTGGATTTGTTGTTAGGAGACAGTACCAAAGCTAGAAACGAATTAAAGTGGGAACCAAAAACTTCATTTGAACAACTTGTTGATAAGATGGTTAAAAACGATCTTAAACAAATCGGACTATGAGTGAATCCTATACATTATATAACGAAACAGTAATGGATCATTTTATAAACCCACGTAATATGGGTGATATAAAAGAAGCCGATGCTGTTGGCGAAGTTGGCGCAGCTGCTTGTGGAGACATAATGAAAATTAGTCTCAAAATAGATGAAACAACCAATCGTGTAATTGATGCTAGATTCAAGACGTTTGGTTGTGGTAGTGCTATAGCAGCTTCATCTATGGCTACAGAATTAATAAAAGGTAGAACAATAGAAGAACTTGAAAAAAACTTTAGTAATGATAATATAGTAGAAGCATTGGGTGGTTTACCACCAGTAAAAATTCATTGTTCGGTATTAGCACACGAAGCACTTAACGCAGCGTTAGAAGATTACAAAAAAAGAAAAGGAATATAAATTATGTTTAATAACAAAATACAAGGAATGAATCAAACCCCAAATGTTAATTTTGGATTGAAAGATACACAATCGGTACAATGTACTGAATGTCAAGGCGCTGTTTTTCAAAACGGTGTTATGTTTAGAAAAGTAAGTAAAATCCTAGCTGGTACAGATAAAGACGCATTGGTACCAATTAATATACCATACTGTGTCAACTGTCTGGAACCATTGGATGAACTATTACCATCCGAATTGAGAAAACAAAAGTTCAGTCTTTAAAACAAAACCCCCGAAAGGGGGTTTTTTCATTTATAATTGTATTTTTGTTTGATGGTTTTTGGATAGTACCGTAAAACATCCAAAACGTCTTTGTCATTATATGTTGCCCATTTTTGTCTATCATCATTATACCAATTATGATACACCTCCATATTAAATGGAGATTCTAATGTGTAATTTATTAATGAATCGGTAATAGACAAAAATTCTTTTTCTGCGCCAAATTTACCGCATATGATTTTGTTACCAATCTTTTTAGCGGTATATGTACACAAACCAAACCCCTCACCTCTATTTAGAGTAAAATAAACATCTCCAAATTCGTGTATTAAGTTTATTTCATCGTCATTTAAGTCATCAAAGCAAAATATAATTGGTGGGATATTATCATACGTATTGAGAAGTTCTGCAAATTTATACTTCAACATTTCTTTTTGAGAAATGGTAAATTCTTTGAAATATGTTTTGATAAACAAACATACATTATCATCAGCTGTGAATTTTTTACAAAAAGTAGAAACAACTTGATTCAGGTTTTTTCGTTCGTTATACTGACTTATGTTATAATAAACGGTATTATTATCCAATATTGTTTTAATAAAAGAATCTGATTGAACATATCGGTTGTCTTGATATAAATAAAATTTATTTAAAACGTTGGATACATTTAAATCTTTATTGTTTACAAAGCTAAACACATCGTGATACCATATATTAATCTTTTTATTAATACCACTTTCTGTAAATGTCTTTTTATTAAAATGTGATGGCACAATTACTTCGTGTACAACACTAGAATTGATAAATTTCACCCAATCTTCGTGTAAGTGTGTTGTTTCCCAGGTTGTAAGGCCGTACACTTTTTTTGCAATTCTAAAATATTTTCCAACATCGTCCCACCCACTGGGGATGTTATGTACTATTATCGAATCGTAAACTATATTAGGATCGTATTTATTTTCGCAGTTAAAAACTTCCAACTCCTCATCATTACACGGTTTATATGTAGAAGTTCCAAATAAATTATTTATCCAATGAACTTTAAAATCGTTTTGTAATAATTGAAATATATAATTTCTAGCAGAATAGCTATATCCACTGTAATTATTTTGGGAAATATAAAGAACATTTTTTCCGTTTATAAAACTAAAATTTTTGAAAAGATGTGTAAATATTACTTCGTATGTATCAAGTCTTATTATTTTGAATATGATGTCATTTTTGAAAAAATCTATACCTTTATTTAATCCCGAATAATATCCAGAATTAGCGTGTAGTTTTATAACTTCACTGTGTTGTGGTATTTTTGTAATATAATCCTCCCACAAAAATAATGCTGGTACATTATCAATATCAGAATCAACCAAAACTTCAAGATTAAGAGGGGAGTTTTTAGCATTAATTAACTTTACCATAACAAAAATAACTATCTTAAACTAGTCAAGTAACATTTTTTTATTATTTACTTTTTCTACGATTCCCATTTTATTCTTCAACATTCGTAATGTTGACTTAGGATTCATTTTACCAAAGTTAAATCCCATTATACCATATTGTTGACAAAACTCTTCCAATGCTTCTATATCTTTAGGATCATACTGTTCTACTTCGGCATTAATATAACCATTATCATCTGATGTATTTGATTGTTTACGTCTCAACATAGCTTGATATGGGTCAAAAGCATTAATAGATGATACAGGCGCACTCTGTTGACGCATTACCATCATAGCTTGTAAGTTACCCATTGGTACTGTTGGCCATTCATTCATAACTTAGAAATAAGTTGTAAAACCAAAGTATTCTCCGAGAGGCTTTAACGATTCTAATTTAAGAAACCGATGTCTGCCTATATCAGCGACAACTTTATCTTTACTATACCAAGATGGTAATTTACCGCCGGATCGTTGTTGTGTGGTTACATTTAAAAAATGATTTGCACCTTTAGTAATGTCTTTTAAAGAACCACTTTTTGCTTTATTAACTAAATCGAGTGCGAGTTTAAATCTTGTATGACTCTTCTTTGAATCGATATATTTTTTAATATCATTGATATCTTTTTTATTAACTTTATTCCATCCGCTAAATTGATATGGTTTTAAACATTGCATCGATGCTTTTCTAATGTCTCCGTTAACACGATTCATAATTACATTTAAAACAGCTTGCATACCCTCGTAAGCATTCTTTTCTCCACCAGCTTCGTCTACGATTGTAGCAGCAATAACATCTTCAACTGTGTATGGTTGATTCTGAGAAGGTTTTTGAACATTTTGAGTTACTGTAGCTTGATTTGCGGGTTTTATTTTAGCCGCATCAACATCTCCAGACATTGCACCCAATCCAATTGCTCCTGCAGCAACCCAGTCTTTCCAACCTTCTTCAAGATTATGCGCAATTTTCACTTCATCAAACTTTCTGCCTTGTGGACCAAAATGGTCTAGATGATGATAAACATCATCCAAATATTCACCGGCTAAGTTTAACTTAGCTTTTACCCAATCCTCCAACTCAGAGTTTGGTTGTAACATTGTTTCCAATTCTTTAGCATCACTGTTAAGTTGTTTCAAAGCACCCATAGCCATACTGCTATTGAATTCTTTTAACATATGACGTACAACCGCTTCATATATTTCTTTTACTGGTTTACTCTTTGTCTTTTTACCCATCTGTCTTAGTCTTCTAGCTTTACAATGTGCCTTTTGACTAAAACCTTTGGGGTTGTTACAATTTATACGCTTTTTATACTTATTTGTCCATTTTTCATCTATCTGATCGTCAGAAGTACCAGCTTCTTTTTCATCCCGATAAAACTTCAAATAATCACGTACCGTAGCCACATAATCGCATGCGTGATTTAACTTGGCTTTTACCCAATCTTCCAAGTTATCATTTACATCAAACATCGATTGTAGTTTTTCACTATAATCAATAATTTTAGTAACATCACTTTGAGCCATTTCTGCGTTTTCCGACTTTAAATTATTAACTTGATGTTTAATACGATTTATTTCAGACATAATTTCATTTAAAGATCGATCTTCCCAATTATTAAGATCTATTTTACCTGTTTGATGTAACTTAACTAAATCACTATGATTGAACGAATGCTTTAACAAACCTTTTAATTTGGTTGTCAATTCTGGAAATCTATCACCCAAACCAACAATAACAGACCCAACAGAACTTTGCGTAACAATGTCGCCAGTAGGTATTTTACCTTTTCCAATTGCTTTTATTTTTTCAAGTTTTGAAATCATTTTTAAAGCATAATCTTTATACTTTTGAAATGCTTTATAATTTGCTAACGCTGAATTGTCTGTTTCGTTCATAGATCTTAATTTGAATATTATTCTAGACTTTCTTTTAACTTACGAAGTGTTTTAGCCAATCTTGCTCTTTGGCCCATTTTTCCACCTTTTTTTGCAGCTGCGGCTAATTTTTTAGCTGGAATCTTTTCTCCAGCTGGAACGTGTAACGCTTTCTTCAAAGCGCCTGGTTTGCTAATGGCTTTTTGTATCCATTGTTTTTTAGCTTCATCCATTGAATCGGATTCGTCGGATGTAACATCATCAACAGATTCACCACTTTCGCCACCAGCCTTAATTGGCAATTGATCGCTGCTCATATTATCAGCTTTAGCTTCCACATCATCTTCAGCGGGTACTACGGCATTTGCATCTTCTGGTCCAGCTGGAGTTTGTTCTGCATCTTCTCCCGCAGGAGTTAATTGTGTCATTAATAAATCGTGTAGTTTTTGAGCAAGTTCACGATCCAATGTAATAGTTACAGATTCTTTTTCTGCATCTACATTAACATCATCTTGTTCCATTTCACGAATCATTTTTTTGATAGCTTCTTTTAGTTGTTGTTTATTCATAGTTTGTTTGCTTTCTGCATATCCGACAAAATCATATCCACTGCCATTTGTACCAGATCCAGTCATTGTTGCATCTGATGGAAATGGACTTTCCATAGCTTGAGCTGGATAAGATTCACTCATTCTCCAACCGCCGCCTTTTCTCTTGTACCATTTAGCGGCCCAACCATTAGCATAAGCTGAAGGATAAACATCAAATTTAGATCTTGCTGCGGATTTGGCTCTAGACCATAAAGCAGGATTGGTTGGCTTCGGTTTTCTTTTACCTTTGCCTTTCTTTCTTCTTTTCTTTTCGTCCAATAAAGCTTCTTCTAAGCTATTAAAAGTTTGACCTTCCAATTCGATGTCAATAGTCTTATTTACAATGGGTTTACTGCGTCTTCCATCAACTTCTCCATTTGACGTACCACCAATAGATCCACCCATATTTCCTTTTTTTAATCCACCCATACCAATTCTTGCTGGATCATTTAAACTTGAATTGGGGTCACCAAATCCAGAACTAGTACCTGCTTGAAATTCCTTAGCCAATCCAGCATTAACTAATTTTGTATAATACTTAGGATCTTCGGTTAAATGATCCACAGCAATTTCTTTAGCAATTTCTACATCATTGGTATGTTCCATCTCAATTTGTATACCGGTACTTAGTTGAGTAGGATCAACTTGATCTGGTGGTGTACTGTCACCTTCTCCTCCTGGTAATTTTAATAAATTATTAATCATTCTTTAGTCCTTGTTGAAATTTTGAAAAGCTTTTACCACTACCAGCTCCTGGATCAATCATCCATCTACGACCTCTCATTGGATCGCTACCAACACTTGGATCGTGAAATCTGCCGTCGCCAATATAGTGCCAACCTTTGTGAAGTGGATCGGCCTTACGGTATGTGGGTTTATCTTTAGCAAAGTTAGCCATATTAGTTCCAGTTTCTACGTTGTTTTTTTGCTTCGTGCAAATTTCTCATTATTTCAGCTATAGCTTTTTCTTGTGGGGTACGATAATCTGTTTCATCTATCTTTTCAGGTTCATCTGTTATATCCAACATATGAAGTTTACTGTAGTATTGAGGATCTTTCTTTAGATTATTCACAACATTTTGTTTAGCCACTTGTTTATCTTTTAGCACAAGTTTCTTCATTTCATAATCAATACCCATAATAACTTCATCAGGAGTTACTTTGTATTTGATTTTTTCAACATCTCCCACATAATCTCTAGGATTTTGACCAGTATATGGACCAAATGGAGTTACTTTTGACATTGAATCTTTAGCACTAACTGTAATTTTACTTTTATCTGTCAGTGTGCCAAAATGATTTGGATCTTGAGATACGTCGGGACTCGCAAAGGTAGATAAATCAGAAGCACCAGAAACAGCTCCTCCTTGAGCGAAAGGTAAACCTTGCATCATTCTGTCGCCGAGATCCCCCAATTCTTGTAGTTTAGACATATACTTATAAATATATCAAAAAAGATTAATGTGTTAATTGATTTATATGTAATATATTTTTACTTACAGTGAATTGATTTATATTAAAATTATATATATAAGATGTTATGACAAGAATTGTAAATGAATTATATGTAACTGAGTGTATTACGTTTCCTAGATGTGGACACACGTGGTTAAGTAGAATATTAAAGTATTATTTTAAAAACGATCTTAATTACTGCGAAATGTACAATAATCCGGAATTGATGATTGATGTAAATGAAAATACGAACTTACAAAAAAATCACGATATTCATTTATACACCCCAGTTAAAAATGATAGAAAATATCTTATACAAATAAGAGGTGCCGAAAATTGTCTAAACTCTTACTATAAATTAGAAGTGGAAAACATAGATAATAATTATTTTAAAAAAGAAATGGGTTCAACGGATTTAATAAACTTTCAAGAATATAGACGCTATAACGATTGGATTGAAGAAAAGAAAATTTTCTATAATCATTTTTTGAATAAATGGGTTTTCAAATATATACCCAATTCAAAAATTGTTATATATGAACATTTAAAAGACAATACTATTGAAGAAGTATTGTCTATAATAAAGTTTATGACTGATAAAGATGGTGATAGAGAAAAATTATTAATTGCAATAGAGAACTCAAATGAACCACATTTAGTAAATGAACAATTCAAAGAAAAATATATTGTGTGAATTATATATATTTATATTGATGCATAATTACTTTTAAATTGGTTTCTAACATATTCAATCTTTGTTTTTCATTATAACAAAAATCTCCACAACCTGAATAAGACGACGGCAACCATCCTACTCTTTTAAAAGAATCTTCTTTAAGTTTATTATAAATACGAATTCCAAGACCAAAATCCCAAGGACCAACTTCGTCTACGTGTTCGCTTTTATTTAAAATAGTACCGTATAATTCTTTATTAAAAAACTCACACATTTTTTCTGTATTATAAAATGTAAGTGCGCCATTTGTATATATTGATATAGGTGAAGCGTGATCAATATTTATTGATACTTTACATTCTTTTGAATAGTTGTATACATAATCTTGAATACTTTGAAAAAAATTACCTATTGCTAGTTTAGGCATTCTAATTGCTGGTGTTCCTGTAATAATTGGTTCATATGGCCAAGCTAAATGTTCTTGCCATAATATATCAAACCAATAATCCTTAGATATTAAACAGTCCCATTCGTAACAAAAGAAATAATCCCAACCTTTTTCTTTAGCAATTCGTATACCTTCTACAAATGCCCAGAATGCATATTTATCACATTTTCTATATAAACCAGCTTGCATTTCTTCCATTTTGTTAAATTTAACAAAATTAACAGCATCTAAATTGCTATCCGAATACACAACAAATGGAATATTATATTTTGATAATTTATAATCATTTATATTATCAATACATTTTTTAATACCATCGTTCATTTGGTGAACATAAAAAATGATACCGACCTTTAAATTGTTTTTAATATGTAAACTTTTTACCTTAGAATAAATTTTTATAAAATTGCTATCAACTATTTTTTTTCTGTTAATATCAATTTGAGTAGCGCTAGAATCGTGACTTATACATTTAACGCATTTTTCTTGAAAAAATAAGAACAAATTATCTGAATTCTTAGTAAAATGCGACCAAATGTATATATCGTTTCCCACAACGAATGATGGACGTTCATAAAAAAATTTATCATTTCCGTGAGTTTGTTCCCATTCAATCAAACAAGAAAGAAGTTTATCAGTTGGAAAAATTCCATGAATAGGCGATAAAGAATATCCCTGTCTAATAATGTAATCTTTTATTACGTCTACTTTGTACACCCCAGTTTTTAACTCTATATCCAAAGTTGAATTTAACTCGGTTTTTTTAGTAATGAAATTTTCTACCGATCCTTTCCAAACTCCAAATGCGCAATTTTCGTTCATTAAATTTACTGCATTTTTAACTTCGGATAAGATGATGTCATCATCGTGAAGAATAGTAACCCAATTTGTAGTTACATTTTTTAATCCTTCAATCCAACATAAATTATTATTTCGTTCATCTTCTATGATAACTACTTTATGTTTTTTGGATAACTGTTTTGCCCAATTAACATATTCAAAATTAAATCCTGACACTACTATTACTATATTGGTGATACCAGCGTCAATAATAGATTGATAAGCTTTTTTTCCAAATGAAAGTCTATCTCCGTGACACGTTAATAGTACTGTATAATTATCTAAATTAGATGAATGTTGGACTTTTGGAAATTGAAAAAATTTATCTGTGTGAGTTTCAATATAAGATAATTTTTTATATGAAATGTCGTCTTTATAATAAAAGATAGCGTTCATACCAATAAAGTTTGATACTTCATTTTTCCACATCGTAAATCCATTTACTCTAATTCCCAATTTTCTATTGTCTTGACTTTTTGGATCAATATCACTTGGGGTAAATGTACTAGATTCACATCTTATTTCCACTACATTATTTAATGGAATCTTAACAAACAACTTTTTATCTTTTTCAGCACTAACTGTTGTAAACAACTGGTAATCATCACTATCTTTATATTTTGTATAAAACTTTACAGTTGCTGCGTATGGTAAGTTGGCAGATTCAATCGAAATGAAATCGTAATTAAAATTGTTTATTTGTACAAAAAACAATTCAGATGTCCATCTCCAGCACAATTCATCTGTTCCTTCTAAATTATGCCATCCACGACCAAGAACTATTTCCACAGAATCATCTATATCTATTATAGAATTCGATGGTTTATTTACAATATATAAACAAGAAAAATGGTCATTTGGATCTCCGTATACATTAAACTCTTGATTGTCAGTTCTTTTATTAGAAACAGGCACATAATTGTTTTTTTGTAAAATTTCCCAAGTATTTTTATAAATGCCATTTACCGATTCATCATTAAACCTGCGTCCTGACACAAGCAACTTATCGGTCATATTTCTAATATCATTAAGATAAACGGTTAAATCGTCCTCATTAATATGTTGAAAAACTAAAGTAGCAAATATAAAGTCAAATTTTATATTTTTTATAAATGCCCAATCAGAAATAAGTTGAACATTTTTATACTCTTCTAATTTTTTATTATATCTCCTTAAAGAGTATTCTTCAACACGTGATAACATTGAACTATTGTCATATCCAATAATAGTTACATTTGGAAATTTATTAGCAATATCAAGTGTATTTCTACCAATACCACAACCAAAATCCAATATCGTAAAATTTACATCTGTAGGTATGTAATTATACAATAATTTATCTGAATTAATGTTATCTACAGACTTATCCGTTATAATTAACGAAGCTAATTTGTCGATAGAAATTTTACTAACAACATCCCAATTATTAAATTTAAACATAATTAAAAATTTTTAATTTGATTATAAATCCATTCGTAGGTATTTTTTATACCTATATCCAGTGGTTGCGTAGGTGACCAATTCATTTTTTCTTTATATAAACAATTGTTTGAATTTCTACCACGTACACCCGTAGGACATTTAAAACCATATTTTTTATAAAATTCTTCTCCCGCAATATTACTTATTTTAAGATTTTTACCAGACAATTTAATTGCCATTTGAGCTAAATCGTTTATTGATACCATCTGTTCAGACCCAATATTTACGGGTCCAATAAAACTATCTTGTCGCATAAGTCTCAAAATACCTTCTATACATTCGTCTATATAAAGAAATGAACGAGTTTGCAATCCATCTCCCCATACTTCAAACGTAGAATTGTTTTCCGATTCAATCGCTTTGCGACACATAGCGGCAGGCGCTTTTTCTTTGCCACCTTTATATGTTCCGCATGGACCAAATATATTGTGAAACCTAGCAATTCTAACGTCTAACTTATAATTTCTATTATAGGCTAAATATAATCTTTCACTAAATAATTTTTCCCAACCATATTCACTGTCTGGTTCAGCTGGATAAGCATCTTTTTCCGCACATTTTGGATTGTTCGGATCCATCTGATTATATTCAGGATATACACAGGCACTAGATGAATAAAATACTTTCTTTACCTTTTTCTTAACACATTGATGTACTACATTAAGATTAATTAATGCAGAATTATACATTACATTTGCATCATTCTGACCTGTAAAAATATACAAAGCGCCACCCATATCAGCCGCTAATTGATACACCTCATCGATGTTTTCTGAAATTACAGATTCTACAATGTTAGAATCGGTTAAATCTCCTAAAATAAATTCGTCGGCATAATTATGATATTCATTATTTTTGATATCAACTCCACGGACCCAATAACCCTCTTCTTTTAGTTTTTTAACCAAATGTCCACCTATAAAACCACCAGCGCCTAATACTATAGCTCTTTTTTGAAACATATTATTTATTAATTGATTTGATAATTTTAGCAACACATGCCATAAACGTAATTTCCTTGTCTACGACCATACTGCTCTGATATACATATTCTGCGATTTCTATAATAATTAATGTTTCTTTACCAACTGCATATTCGTCAATCCTAGAATATAGTTCTGTATAAAGTTCTTCAAAATTACGGGTACCCGCATCATTAATCAATTGGCGAATTTCATTAAATGACTTGCCATTGGTCTTAGCAGACTTTAATAAGTCAATTAACTTGTTCTTCAAATCAAAGCTAGCACCTTGACTTTGCAAGATCTTCAATTTACCATCCGAAGAACTCTGTTGAATAAAATTGATGATCTTACGAACGTCAGGATAAAAATCCTGAACAATCTTCTTTAGATCCACCAATTCATACTTGATAGATTCTTTATCCAAAATATTCTTGATATGTACAGCTACATCTTTTAATGAAGGTGGTTCAAGTTTAAATACCTGACTACGACTACACAACGGATCAATAATCTTTTCAACATAATTACACGTTAAAATGAACCTGGTAGTACTACTATAAGTCTCCATCAAGTTACGCAAAGATGCCTGACTGCTAGCTGACAAAAAGTCAGCTTCATCCAAAATAACAACTTTCAATGGATTGAAACCAGTTGAAGCTGCAAATGGCTTAATAGTTTCACGAATAAACTCCACCTTGGTATTATCACTAGCATTAACATACATAACATCACATTCAATGTTACTTGTTAGAATTTTTGCCAATGTAGTCTTACCAGTTCCAGCACCACCGTGTAAAAGTATATGTGGAATGTGTTTCTTATTAATAAAATCTTGAAAAACTGCTCTGATACTGTCAGAGCAGATATAATTGTCTAGTTTCGATGGACGATATTTTTCAGCCCAAAGACTATGTTGTTCCACACCATCTGACTTTTCTTCAACAAAGAAACTCATAATTAGTATTAATCTACGCTCTTGATGTCAATTAGATAATAAGAACTATTGAATAGATCGTTATTAAACTCAACGTGAGCAATACCAGCATCACTGATCTTCAATACTGCATTTTCACAATCACTATTGCTAGTCAAAATCTCTTTTAGATACTTAGCACTAAAGTGAATAGTCTTACCAAGAGTATCTTTACCTTCTGTTGGCTTGATATCGATATTAATACGATTGCTATTAACACTGCTATATCCAATAGTTAACTTGATCTTATCCTTTTTATCTTTGATAAAAGTCATTGTATCAACATCACTCAAAGCACTCTTAGCTTTAACGAATGTAGTAACAAACTCCTTCGTAAGAGGAATCTCTAAATTGAACGGAGGCAACTTTTTGAGATCTGGAACCTTTGGAATCACAGTCAAATCAGCAGTAACGTACTGTACATCAGTACCTTCACTGTTCAATGATAGTGAAACAATCTTCTCTTCACGCTTGTTATATGAGATGTTAACGTCCTCCGTTAGAACATTCAACAACTTCTTTAGCTTGGTAGTATCATTGATACCAATCTCAGAATCAGTCAAACCCGCGTCATCTTTAATCACAACATAACTGATAACGTTTTTATCATCACTAATTGATGCTGTTTTGATTTGTTTGTTGCTGTTGTCAACGATCCATTTAACACTTTCAATGGTACCGTTGAGTGAATATTTGTCGATAAATGTAGTTAATATTTGTTTCTTCATACTCTATAATGTTAACCGATGTCGATTTGTTTGTCAATTGTTGAATTCAAAAAATAATCCCACGTTTTCATTGCTGTGATTCTTTTCAGAAAGACACTTTATACCCTCACTGTATAAATCACTTGGTGATACATAAAAGCAACCAATTTTATAATCTGCATATGCGACTGTTCTCATTTGATAATATACCTTCACATTGCTACTATCATTGGTTCTAAACTCAATATAGTAAACCTTTGGGTCACTTAGTCTATATAATTGATTTTTAGGAATAAACAGTTTATCACACAGCATTTGATTGGGTGTAAATTCTACATATGGACCCCGTTGACCAATTACCACACGTTCATATTTACGAGCAATAACTGTATCATAACTGGTTTTCAACTCTAACGACGATCCCTCTTCAGGAATAGTCAATAACTCACTATATTTTTTCATAACTTTTTAAAAACTAAAAAACTCTTCTAATTTAACATCTGTTTCATTTGGATAACTCCAATTCAACACATTATAAAAGTCTAACAACTTGCCTTTAAGTTCTTGTTCATACATAGCATTTCTGTCTACATATTGTTCAATGAACTCCATAATACGATCAGGATCAGTACCATCAGCTTTCATAGCAATACCCTCAATACCATATTGGTTTTGTTTTAGATATACCCACTTGATCTTTTGACCGTGGAAAATCTCAGGTACATCTTTGTCTAACTTCCAAGTCTTCAACAAATCATTATAAGCCAAAGCAGCTTTAGCTTGTGCTGGAGTACCATCCATAAACTGAAATGGATGTCTGGTCTTTGGATTATAATCATTATCTCCATTTTGACTCTTAAACTTTACACTAGTATTCTTTGCAATCTCAATAACTGGATAAGTAGACATCTTATCTTTAAATTCAAGAATACTAGCATCAATTTGATCTTTTGGGAGTTTACGTAACATATCATCCAAGAACTTTTGCATAAACTTACGAAATCGAATTGGAAAGCTGGTACGAACTACGTCAATACCCTTTACTTCCATTTCATCACACTCAATACCAGCTTTGTTGATAATAAACTGAGCATATCGTTTCTTAGCCAACCAGAAACTGGTCTTAGCAATAACTTCTTGTTTTGCATCAAAACGATGTTTCTCAATGTTGAAGTAACGTTTTGCCATTACATCATAAAACTTATTGACAAACGATTGTACATCGCCAGTTACTTTCAAAATAGCCTCAGTCATTGCCTTTTCATCATTTAGATCGATATCAGGCATATTCTTTTTAATGATAGGTAATGCACTAGCAAAACAACTATCTGTATCTGTATAGATAACCCAATCTCCTTCTTTCTCATTCAATGAACGTTTGAAACACTCATTGATAGCTTTACCAGTAGATTTGATAATATCTTGACCAGTTATGGTAACAGCGCTCGCATTATCCTTGTCATAAAATCTAAAGATCGGTAGACCCAATACACCATAGATTGAATTAAGTAATACTTTTTGTACTTTTTGACGACCATCATAAAATTCATATTTTTCCCATTCTTTTAAATCCGCATGCTTCTTAGCAAGTTTACGAAGATCTTTACGTTCATCGAACCACTTTACTAGAATTTCTGGAATAACCCCAGTCTTGTCTTTCTTACACATTACACCATTACTAGCCACACTCAAATTGCTTTGGACAACCAATTGTTTAAATTCATCATTGGTATAAACTGTAGATCCAACGTGATACTTGCCAATCTTGTCTTGAGCAAACAATCTAGCATTAAATGCGTACAATCGTTGTTCAAGATATTGAGCAAATGGAGTCTTCTTTTGAGCACTATCACCTAGATTCTCATAATCCTCACGAATTTCTTTGGTACGATCTTCTACATAAGAATTATCATATTCAATCTTATTAATTACTGCTACTTTAGTTTCAGGCGATAAGTTAAGACTGATGATGATATTCGGATACATTGATGTAAGGTCCAAGTCAAAGACCCAATCATAACGACCGGGAGTAGGAGCTTTAACATAAGCACCTTCAAAACCTTGTTCATTATCTTCCATTTGAGTTTCATATTCATCACGACCATCCAATGATTTATTTTTAGCGACTTGTCCTTTACGACGTAGATACATAAGAATAGCACCTTCAATGAAACGAGAACTCATTTCATACCATTCATATGGAACGTGACCTTTGTGACAAATAGCCCTTGCCAATTCAATAAACTGTAACTTCTTTTCTAGTGCTACAATGATTTGTACGTCGTTCAAGTTATATTCAATATACTTGTTGATATCAGCTTTGTACAAATCATCCAAACTACCTTTATAGGCAATCTTTTCCATACCCACGATCTTTTTACCAATAGCACCAAGAGCATAACTAGCTTCTTGTTTAATATTAAGCTTCTTGTAAAGAGTCATATAATCCAAATGAGTTACCCCAGCTACAATAACTTTCTTATTCCAGTCATTGATATAAGCAACTTGAATTGGACTCAAACGTTTTGCATTGTTTGGACCAACGATATTTTTCATACGACGGAATAGATACGGCATGTCGAAGTTATCACTGTTCCAACCAGTACTAATAGTAGGTTGAATTTCTTCCCATTTGGTAAGAAAGTGCATCAATAGACTATCTTCATCTGTAAAACTACGTACTTCTACATTTTCTTTAACGAAGTCCTGTAGCTTATGTTCTTTATCCAAAATGAAAGCTGTATATTTAGATGTACAACTATCATAAATAGCAATAGCTGTAATTTCTTTATCAGCTTCTTCTACGTTTGGAAAGCCACCTTCGGTACTAACCTCAATGTCAAGATATACAACACGATGTCCTTCAGAAGGTTCGTCACTGTCCTCGTAAGCATCAATCAAGATGCGAGTTTCTGCTGGAACATCACTTTCAAATAAACTTGGGTCTTTTGGATTGAATTTGTATACCTTTTCCAATTCGTCTCCATAAATACTACGATACATTCCACCTTCACGCTTTCGATAAGCATATGGACGATACGGAACCGTTACATATCCTTTTTTATCATCCCACAAGTGAATAATGTTATCTTTCTTTGAAACAAATATATTTTGATACATACAACCACTATACCTTCAATTTAGCAACAAGTCCAGTGAAAACTGCGTGATGTTCTTCTTTTACGTGTTGCGCACATTGTAATATTCTATCCATCAACCGTTTATGTTTAATTGAAACGAATAAACACGGTTCAAGTTCTTCTCCGCTTAACACAGGTGGATTAATTTTATTAATACAGAACCATAACATTGCTAATTCGTCTTCTGTGAGAGACTCTAGATGATCTAATTTCATTTTAATTTAAAACCAAAAATATTTTGTCCGTAGTTTACAAATAAAGTATTGTCTAATTTTACCTTCAAAGTTTGAATAGATTTGCTATGAGCATCTTTTTCTTCATCTTCTACTTCTTTGATACTGAAACTGTTGCCCATCTTGGTAACAGTTGCTTCTCTAGCATTTAATATAACTTGGGGAGTAACAACCAAATAATCTCCCTCTTTTAAATCTTTCTTCTTCTTTGATTTACTATCCAATACAGTTGCGTTACCACCAACAACATATATCTGTGTATATTTATCACCTGACTTTATAAAGAAACTTGTTTTATTGAATACAACCGAACATAAAGAAGTTAGAATTGTATTTGTAGTAGCACTTTCACTGACACAGTATAACTCACCATTACTCGTAAAGTTAAACATTGCGTCTTTTACTTTAACAACCTCAGGCAATTTGAAATTATTATCATATTCAGTACTTGTTTGATTGAAGTATGTACTGGTGCTTTCACGTTGGTGTATAGCAATTCTATATGGAAACACATATGTAGCGGTACTATTGGTTTGGGTGTTTATATTCAAACTGTTAGTAAGTGTAAAGGTATTATTAATTTGGGCGTTTAACACACTAAGTTTATTGTTAATAACCTCGGTTATTTCAATTTGTTCATTTGTGTCATATAGATACAGATCATTGGCGACAAGATTTAGAGACATTAATAGAAGTAATAGTATTTTTTTCATATACAATATATAGTTTTTATAAGTTGACTATTTTAAATTATAGTGTAAGATAATGTAATGTCAACTGAAGAAATTAAAGAAATAAAAAAGAAACGAGTCAGTTTTAGCCAATATTCTACATTTCTAAAATGTCCCCAAAAGTGGTATTTGGATTATGTTAAGAATCTTCGTGTTAAAGATGATAATATTAATACCACGTTTGGAACTGCCATTCATCATGCATTTCAAACCTATCTTACATCCTTATATAAGGAAGGGGTAGGCATTGCAGACTCGTTGGATGTAAAGAAGTTATTCTTAGATAAGTTTAATGAGGAAATCAAAAAGGTAAAAGATGTAAAAGAAGAAGAATTTACCGACTTCATTTTTGATGGTAATGATATTATAGATACATTCTGTAAATCTGCTAATAGACTCAAATACTTCTCTACCAAAGACTATGAATTGGTTGGTATCGAAATTCCACTAGAAATACCCATTAAAAATAATGTTGAGTTCGTTGGTTTCATTGATTTGGTATTAAAAGAAAAAAATAAAGAATACTATAAAATCATTGATTTCAAGACATCTAGTAGCGGATGGAACAGTTATATGAAGGAAGATCCTACTAAGTTAGCGCAATTGCACCTGTATAAAAGTGTTTATAGTAAAAAGTTTAATGTGCCCCTCAATTCAATTGAAGTAGAATTTTTCATTGTTAAACGTAAACTCTATGAAAACGTATCATTTCCACAAAGTAGAATTCAAGTATTTAAACCAGCTGCCGGACCTGTAATCATAAAGGAATCCATTAACTCTTTTATTGAATTCTTAGATATTGGATTTAATTCTGATGGAACTTATAACACATCCATAGAATATCCCAAAATCCCAGGCAAAGCCAAGAAAAATTGTAAATATTGCATTCACCACAAAACAAACTGTGATGCCAAGGCTTCTAAATGAAAATAGGAATATTTTTAGATAAGTTTTTAAACAATCAACTTCCGAGTTTTTATGTTAAAGGCAATGAGTCGTTTTATTTAAAAAATGACAAATTAATGGAAAATACTTTTAAAGTCAAAGAAGCATGGTTTTCTTGGACTGATTGGTGTCAAGGAATTTTTATAAATTTATCAGAATTTAATTCAGTACCAAAATTTGACTTAGATATTATATTTGTTTGTTTAGAATGGCATACTGATAAAATAGACGAAATAAGAAAAGCTTATCCAAATGCTTTAATTTGCGCAATTATAAAAGAACTATATTTTATCTCATCGATTGAAGATCGTATAAAATTTTTTAATAAATGTGATCGAATTTTATCAATGTACAAAAATATTAACGTGTCAATGAATTATTCATACAAATTTAATAAAAACGTAGATTGGTTGCCTTGTCCAATTGATGTTTATACCTATGAAAAGTTATTTTCAAAACAAAAAAAAGAAGATAAGATTGTAATATATTTGCCTAAATGTACATGGAGACAAGGAGATGCCGAAAAATTCGGTAAGTTTTTATCGAAAAAATATAATATTGATTATATTAAGTTAGAAACTTCTTCTATGTACGATTTTTTAGATTTAGTATCAAAATATAAATATATCTTGAATATGGATCCTGAACCCCAATTAGGACAACAAACAATATACAACGCGATATTCAAAAATATGACTATTGGCGGATTAAATGATGCAAATAAAATTTTATATCCAGAGACATCAACCAATGATGTTAATATATTAGAGAATATATTTTGTAAATCTTTAAATGACATTAATTATTTTGATGTTATAGTAAATAAATCGTACAAATCAGTAATTGAAACATATTCTTATGAATCAGTCACAAATAGATTTACTAATATTTTAAAGACTTCAAACGAAAAACCTAAAATCAAAACTAATATTAGGCCTTTAATTTTAAATACGCACGTTACAATAAAAACAATTTAAAATAATACAAAAACATATGTACATATATACATATACACATATGTTATGGACCAAGTTGTTACTACAGTAAAACTCAATCAAGAGTTATATAATCAATTTAAAGAGCTTAATATTCGTGGTAGAATATCATTTCAAGACTTTGTAAATAAGTGTTTGGAAAGATATTTGACCGATTCGAATTTTCAAACAGAAATAAGCGAAAGCGTTTGTCAAAAATTAAGTTATAATCAACCATTTCAACTATCTACAAAGGAATCTAAATGAAGAAGAAAAAAATATTATTATTGAGCGACGATCTAAGAATGCATAGTGGTATCGCAACAATGTCAAGGGAACTTGTCTTAGGCACCGTACAGCATTACGATTGGGTGCAAATAGCTGGTGCCATTAAACACCCTGAACAAGGTAAAATCGTTGATATGAAAGAAGCTGTTGATAAACTCAATGGACGAAATGATAACTATCTCAGATTATATCCTGTAGATGGTTATGGTGATGAAGAAATTCTATTTCAAATCATGTCTCTAGAAAAACCAGATGCAATTATGCACTTTACAGATCCACGTTTCTGGGGATGGTTGTACAATATTGAAAATCAGATTCGTTCTAAAATTCCTCTAACCTACTTAGACATTTGGGACGATCTACCATATCCTATGTGGAACAAACCATTTTACAAATGTTGTGACGCATTGTTCGCTATTAGCAAACAAACAGACAATATTAACAAATGGGTACTAGGACCAGAAAATTGTACCAGTATCTTTGGAGACTTTGACAACAACGGAAACATTATAAAGAAGGAGAACCTATAATATGCCAGTAAACGGAAAACATCTATTGCATTTGGTGCCACACGGTATTAACAGCAATGAATTTAGAGTATTGGAAAAGAATAATCCAGCTGTTCAAAAAATTAAAAAAGAATTGTTGGGTGACGGCGATTATAATTTCATTGTAGCATTTAATAGTCGAAATGCACATCGTAAACACCCCGCCAATCTTATTCTAGCATTTAGAACATTTTGTGATTCTTTGACAAAAGAAGAAGCTAGTAAATGTGCATTGGTAATGCATACTGATAAAGTATGTGAAGCTGGTACAGATTTGGTTGCAACGATTGCGTCGATTTGTCCAGAATACAAGGTCGTATTAAACGAATCTCGTTGGTCACCAGACGAAATGTGTGCTTTTTATAACTTAGCCGATGTGTTGTCAAATGTAAGTTCTAATGAAGGATTTGGTTTGAGTGTTGCAGAAGCTATTATGTGTGGTACACCTGTCATAGCTACTGTAACAGGTGGTCTACAAGATCAACTAGGTATCGTAGATGATAATGGTAATGCAATTGAATTTAATTTGGAATTTGGTACAAATGCATCTGGAAAATATACAAATCACGGCAAATGGGCTAAACCAGTATGGCCCAAAGTACAAAATATGCAAGGTAGTCCACCTACCCCATATATTATGGATGATTTAACAAATTATTCAGACATTGCAGATGCAATTATGTATTGGTATCTAGCCGGTTCCGAAAAGCGTGAAGAATGTGGATTGGAAGGTAGATTGTGGGCAATGAATGAAGGTGGTATTAATGCAAAGAATATGTGCGATCAATTCATCAAAGCAATGGATTTCACTATTGAAAATTTTAAACCAACTAAAAAGTTTGATATTTTCACTGAGTATGGTTATGATATTAAGAGTCAACCCAATGGAAAGATGGGTATAGATTTGCATAAAATTAATATTGATAAGATCAAACAAGAAGTATCGGCTCTATGAAGATTCAAGTATTAAAGAACGAAGATTATAAAGAAACAAGTAATTTGCCAAAGAAAGGTACTGATAGAGCTACTGGTTTTGATGTAATTGTTACAAGTGGCCCAGAGATAATTGGGGAAACATATGATAACGGTGCATACAAACGAGTAGATTATATTCAGTATAAGACCAATCTTAAACTAGCTGTACAAAAAGAAAAAGTGTTTAGTAATTTTGGTCATACCGATTTAGACTATGACATTCTAGCATTTCCTCGTAGTAGCGTTAGTAAATATAATTTAGTATTGGCTAATTGTATTGGATTGATCGATGCAGATTATCGTGGAGAAGTATTACTTCGTTTTAAATATCAATGGCAACCAGAAGACTATAAAATTAGAACCGATAATCTATTAGAAGGAACTGTAAATTATAGTAAACTCTACAACAAAGGTGATAAGGTTTGTCAACTTAAAGTAACCAAAGTTGAAAATGTAGAATTTATTCTGGTAGACGAATTAGATTCTACAGATAGAGGTGATGGAGGATTTGGCAGCACCGATGTTAAAAAAAAAGATAACGTAGTGTCTGAGTCAAGTAGTCCCAATACAATTGAATCATTATATGCAAATTTAAATAAATCGGAAACACCGAAAAAATATAGTCAGTTAATCGCAGAAAGAGACAACAATCAATTTAATCAAAAATAATATGAGCAAACCATTATGTTTAATTTCAGGTCCAGTATTTAATCGAAGTGGATATGGCGATTGGGCTACGACAGTAGCCAAGAGCTTAATTCGTCAGAACAAATACGATGTTAAAATTGCGCCCACTAGATGGGGAGCGTGTCCAAGCAAACGATTCTTGGAAGATCTAACAGATCCAGAAGATAAGTTGGTAGCTAATTGCATTCTACAAGGAAACTTGAATAAGCAACCAGAATTGTTTATTCAATTGACCATCCCCGAAGAATTCCAACAAGTTGGAAAGTACAATATTGGTATGACAGCTGGTATTGAAACAACAATTTCACCTGGAAGTTGGATCGAGGGTATCAATAGAATGGACCTTACAATTGGTCTATCAGAACACGTTAAAAAGGTATTCGTGGATACCAAGATGGTCAAGCAACACGAAAATGGTCAAAAAGAACAAATTCAAGTAAATAAACCAATTGAAGTTTGTTTCTGGGGGGTAGATACCAATGTTTATAAGAAAACCGATCAAACCGTAGAAACTGTCAATGAATCTCTAAGTAAGATTCCAGAAAAGAACGCATTTCTATTTGTTGGTCAATGGACTCACGGCGGACTATACAATGATCGTAAAGATATTGGAAATCTAATCAAAACATTCTGCACAGCATTCAAGAATAATAATCCAAATGATAGACCTTGTTTGATTGTAAAAACAAGTGGCAGTGGATATAGCACAGTTGATCGTTTTGATATGTTGGACAAGATCAAAAGAATCAAAAGTGCATTTGGAGACAATTGTCCAAACGTATATCTATTGCACGGCGAACTAAGTGACGTTGAAATGAATGCATTGTTAAATCACGAAAAGATTTTAGCGCACGTATCATTTACTCACGGTGAAGGATTTGGTCATCCAATGTTACTATCTACATTAAGTGGAAAACCACTACTAGCTCCAAATTGGAGTGGTCAATTGGATTATCTAAATGAGAAATATGCTAATTTATTGCCAGGTACACTAGTAGATGTAGATCCTAAGTCTGTTAACCAATGGATTCTAAAAGAAAGTAAGTGGTTTAAAGTTTCTTATTCTCTAGCAGAAGACAAATTTAAACAATTGTATTTTGCTCGTAAGAGTGATAAGTTTACTAAACCAGCCGAATTACTTCGTGCTGAAAATGAAGAAAAATTCAGTTTACAATCGATGGATCAAAAGTTGTGGGGTATACTTGATAAGTATGTACCGAAGTTTGCTACAGAAAATTCATTTGTATTACCCAAATTAAAATCACTTAATACATCAGAAAACAAAGAAGAACAAAAGATTGTTCTGCCAAAACTAAAGATGCTATAATATGTTTCTATCATATCTAGTCACAACGCATAATGAAACTGATTGTTTGGACGCATTATTGTCTAAATTGACCAGTACTAAAAAAACTAACCACGAAATTGTTTTATTGGATGATTATTCTGATAATCCAACTACAATTTCCATTATTGAGAAGTATAAGTCATCTATTAATTTTCAACAAAAGAAATTACAGAATGATTATGGTGCTCATAAAAACTATGGCATTAGTTTATGTAAAGGTGAATGGATATTTCAAATTGATGCGGATGAATTGCCAACCGATGTTCTTCTTGAAAATATAGATGTATTATTACAATCTAACGCAAACAATGAAACATTGTGGTTACCCCGACTCAACTATTTTGTTGGGGTAACACAAACAGATATTGAAATGTGGGGTTGGAATTATCACGATGGTATGATTAACTTTCCTGATTACCAATCCCGTCTTTATAAAAATCTTCCTCATATTAGATACGAACGTAGATTACACGAAAAGGTTGAGGGATATAAGTCTTATGCCTTTATACCTCCTCAAAAAGATATTGCTTTGATTCATAACAAAACAATTGAAAAACAAAGAGAAACAAATATGAAATATAACAAAAACTTTAGCCTTAATGAAAACAAAGGTTATGCTGTAAAATAATATGACTATTGACGAACTTTTAAAAGATATACCAGATAAATTTGAACATAGTACAACTACAAGTCATAAATTTAAACGTGATGTGTTTGAGTTTTTTGATAAGCCTGAATTTAAACAAAGTGTTTGTTTGGAAATAGGAGCTAATTTAGGATACTCTACTAGAATTTTAAGCTATTTGTTTAAAGAGGTAGTAGGTTTTAATTTGGAAAGTGCTAAAGAAGCTATAGAGTTCAATAAACATCGTACAAATGTAAGATATTATACACAAGACGTATATAATACCCAGTTGCCATTAGATTATGGAGATGTCTTTTTTATCGATGCACAACACACTTATTTTGCAGTTATAGATGATACAATTAGATCTCTTAAATTTAAATCTACAAACGGATTAAAGAAGTATTTTATTTATGACGATATTGGAGGATTTCCAGAATTAAAACAGGCTATGGATGATTTGGTTAAAAATGAATACATTAAAATAGTAAAACCAATTGGTTATAGTCCTGATGAAACTTTTATTAGTAAACTCCCCAAATTAAGTGCTTATGAGGGATATATTTGCGTTGAGGTATAATTTATGAATAACATTGAACTAAGAAAAAAATACGGAGATCATCCAGAAAACCCGATATACACCTATCCAGATCATTATTTTGCTAATAAAGATGGATTCACTATTCACATCACAAATTGGTTGACATTTTTATCAAAATTTGAAAATGCTCCCAATCTTCAATTTTTAGAAATAGGCACTGGAAACGGTAGATCCGCCGTGTGGACTTTGGAAAATATTTTAACACATCCAACTTCCAAATTAACAACTGTTGATATAACAGAAAATCTACATTACAAAAAAGGTGCTTCGTTTAAAGGAATGGTATTGGAAGAAGACATACTGGTATCGGTTAGACAAAATTTACAGCCTTATATAGATCAAAATAAATGTGAATATGTTTTGGAAGATTCAAAATTATTTTTAAAAAAATTCAATCCAAATGTGGATAAAATTCTAGATTTTGTTTATATTGATGGCAGTCACGAACCAGATCACGTAATTTATGAATCTTGTCTGTGTTTTGAAATGTTAAAGCCAGGAGGATATATGTTATTTGATGATTATGGTTGGGGAAATTGTAGATATGGAATAGAATCTTTCTTATTGTGTTATCAAAACAAAATAAAAGTATTACATAAAAACTGGCAAGTACTGGTAGAAAAATTATAATGTTATGAGTAAATATGGATTATTAGACCCAGGAACATGCATACCAGTATTAGAAGTTGCATTTGCAGTATACCAAATAAATTCGGTATTGGAATTTGGATGTGGTATATGGAGTACTGGTTGTTTTGTTAGAAATAGCAAACAGACCACATCTATCGAAAATGTAGAAGAATGGGTGAAATTTGTAAAACAAGAATACAGTCACAAAAATAATTTGGATGTTGTTCATTATACAAAACCAATGAATGAATACTTCAATGAAACTAAAGAAAATTATGATCTAATTTTTATAGATGGAAATGACCGAAAAGAATGTTTACAATCCGCATTTTATAGAAGTCCAATAATTGTTTGTCACGATATGCATACCAACGAATTCAAATGGCAATCAGTTAAGGTTCCAAGTGATTATAATCTGATGTTATATACAGGATGTGAACCTTATATAACAGGCATATTTGGACATAAAGATATATTCTTAAAAGAAAATTTACTGAATAGAAAAAATTATAAACACAAAAACACATATATCGACGAATCTTTTTGGGTAATGGGAAATTAAAAATATATGAAAAACGTAATAATATTTCAAGATTTCGTTGACACTATCACATATGGTAGAAATTATAAAATTGAAGAGTTGTATAAATACTTTCGTGCGCAAATTGATAATAGTTTAAGATTTGGTTGGAGTCCCAGTGATATCGTAGTTGTTACCAATTTGGACTTCTCTTATAAAGATGTCACTATTATCAAAACAAATAGATTGTGTAGATACAATAGATATTTTAATAAACAATATGGAATTTGTGAATTATTAGAAGAAAACTTAATTGATGATGATTTTTGGTTTCACGATTTTGATGATTGGCAAATTAACAAATTTGAATTTCCAAAATTTGACGGTGTAATTGGTATGGCAAAGTATATAAATAACACACAGTGGAACACAGGATCAATTTTTATAAAAAAGTCAAGTGTTAATATTTGGAGACTAATTGTTGATTTTATGGATGCCAATAAAGATCTTCTCAAAAATCACGGAGATGAAAACATAGTTAATTATGTTTATGGTCAATATTTTAACGAACTCAGTCCATTCTTTTCTCATCTAAATACCAAATACAATGTTGGTGTAACCGGATTTCAGTATAGATATGATATGGCAGAAAAACCAGTGTGTATATTGGCATTTAAACCAGACGATTCTGTTGGGTATAATTTAATGTTAAATAATAACTTGATTGATACCGAATTACAGAGTATATTTGTTGAACATAAACTAGTATGATCGTTCAGAATAAATATGCAATCGGTGTACACGTAATGTTCTATGAGATAGAAATGTTGTCTTCATATGTGGATGGATTATTGAATCTATTGTCAACTGTAGATAATAAAGAAAATGTTTTAATAGACTTTGCATTTAATGTTTCACAATTCTTCGAAACTATTGATACCTCTAAAATAACAAAAGAAGAATTGATAAATAAATTCACAATTCAAGTAAATAGAGTAAAAAACGCTACATTTACTATAGTAGATAATGATGATTCATTTTATACTCAGACTAACTACCGTAGAGAATTTAATACCAAGTATAGTTACTTAGTTGATTATTTAATCTGGGGAGAAACTGATAGTTTATTTCCAAAAGAAGCTATTGTATCTTTGGAACAACTAACACCTGTAGTTAGAAAACAAGGATTATATAGATTTATAGCTTGTTTTGCTGATAGAAAACTATGGGACAACAGTTGGGATGTTACTGTACATCCTAAATTTATAAATCATAAATATGATGATAAAGATGTAGATAATATCAATCAGGCCAAATCTTGTATGTCAATCGAACAAATGAATTTGATTAATTCAGAAATAAAAGAAATTGATGTACAAACTATTAATTATCCAAAGATTGATGGTTCTTGTTTGGTGCTAACATCAGATTTAATTAAGAGCGGTGTTAATATACCACCTTGCTTTATTCATAATGACGATGAAAGTTTATCAATGATGGCACAAAAAATACTAGGAACAAATTATTTACAAATAGTATTTAAAAACGTCTTGAAGGTTCACGCTCGTAGACATCCAAATAAACGTATGTATATTGCGAATGAAAACAACCCCAGAGGATTTTGTGGAAAAGAAAAGGGAGATTGGTGGCAAGTTTTTAAGCAAATGTCACAGCACAATCTAAATACGCTTTTTAATAATACCGGCAAGTTTTATACATACGAAGACTTTAAGAAGAATATATGAATATTTGTTTTATCAGTCAAAACGGACACATCGGTAAAATACCACGAAACTTTTCAAACTGCCGTACAGAATTTGCTTGGCAAATTGCGTTAAATGCAGATCATCTATCATTTGATTATATATGTAAAAATAAAGTACCTACGTATGATCTAGCTATTGTAATACTGCCAAAAAAACTAGAAATTATTGATACAAACTTGGTACTAGATGTTTGTAAATCGATTGGTAAAAAAGTAGCAGTAATGCAAGAAGGCCCGGCTTGGTATTATCAAGATTACAAATATGTAGATCAAGTTAATTATATTAACTTTTTAAGTGAGATGGATTTCTTGTTGGTCCATAATAAAAGTGATATTTCATATTTTAAGGGTATATTTAAAAAACCTACTTTTAATCTTCAATCGTTAATGATAGAAGATATTGTTAAAAATATACCCCGTGAAAATAATGGTATGCCTATTATAGGCGGTAACTTTTGTAGTTGGTATGGAGGCGTAGATAGTTATTTTGTAGCACAAAACTTTAATAAACCTATCTTTATTCCAAGTATGGGTCGTAAGATAGAAAATGAAGATCAGTTTCCAAGTTTACATCATCTACCATATTTGATGTGGAATGAGTGGATTAAAACACTTGCCAATTTTAATGTGGGCATACACTTAATGCGTACACACGCCGCCGGTACATTCGCTCTCAACTGTGCTTATCTGGGTATACCTTGCATTGGATATAAAGGATTAGATACACAGGAAACCTTACATCCTGAATTAAGCGTTAATATAGGTGATGTTCAAAAAGCAAACGAATTAGCAATTAAATTACGAGACGATAAATCTTTTTATAATCACTGTGCAACATCATCTAGAGATTTATATCAAATATATTATACAGAAGAAAAATGGTTGAGTAATTGGAATACAATTTATGAGCAAATTAAAAACTAAGATTGGAATTGTTGGTAATGGATATGTAGGTAAAGCATTCTACAATTTTTTTAAGAACCACTATGATGTTTTTATATATGATCCTGCGTATGAATTATCAAATACCAAAGATGACATTAATAAGTGCGATTTAGCAGTAGTTTGCGTTCCTACCCCAGAAAATGAGGATGGTAGTTGCAATACCACTATCGTTGAAGAAAGTATAAGTTGGATTCAAACTCCTCTAATTCTTTTAAAATCAACAGTTGAAGTTGGTACCACTGATAGATTAATTGAGAAATTTAAAAAGAATATTGTATTTAGTCCTGAATTTGCAGGTGAATCCAAACACTGGACTCCTGAATCTTTCACAAACGATGTTAAACAAACTCCTTTCTTTATTTTCGGTGGTAAAAAAGAACTTTGTTATAAAATCATTGAAATTTATACGCCAATTACGGGTCCAAGCAAAACCTATAGAGTCACCGATCCAATAAACGCAGAATTGGCAAAGTATATGGTCAATACTCATTTAGCATTGAAAGTTGCTTTTTGTAATGAGATATATGATCTATGTCAAAAACTCGGTACAAATTACTACGAAGTTAGAGACTTGTGGTTATTGGATCCTCGTACAACAAAATCGCACACAGCTGTATTCACAGGTGAACGAGGATTTGGTGGCAAATGTTTTCCAAAAGATACTAAGGCTCTGGTTAAACTAGGGGACAAAGTTAATATGGATCTGTCTATACTAAAGTCCGCTATTGAAAGCAATGAAAAAATGTTGAAATTGAATGAATAAAAATTGTATAGTAATGGTAGCAATTCAGGACGAAGGTTCTAAGTTTGATCATCAGAAATATTTCAATGTATCAAAACAATGTTGGCAAGCTTATTGCAAAAAAAACAATATCGATTTTATCGTAATAGATAAAAAATTACCAGATGTAAAATTCTGTGTCTGGCATAAAGAATTTGTGTTTGACTTTATAGGCGACAAATATGACAAAATAGCATTGGTTGATTTTGATACATTAGTACATTGGAATGCGCCAAATTTCTTTGACTTGTACGAAAATGAATTCGGTGGAGTACTAGAAAATGAAAATCTATTCTGGATAGATAATAGCCTAAGAGCATTCAAGTCGAGTTTTTCAGAATTAAAAGATGTAGATATTAAATTATCAGAATATATCAATGGGGGAGTTTTATTCTTCAACAAATCACACAAAGGATTTTTTGATAAGCTCAAAGACTTTTATTTGAGAAATAAATCTACATTCGATAATTGGAATGTTCCGCACACAGGAAAAGAACAAACGATATTGAATTTATATCTTAAAAAAGAAAACATTAATAAAAAATACTTTGATTTTAGATTCAACACAATGAGGTTAATTAAAAATGACTGGTTACAATATAACTGGCAATTAAAAGAAGACCAAACACCTTTTTTCATAAAGTACTCTTATATCTGGCATTTTACAGGCTGTTCTATAGAAGAAAGAAGTTCATTGATGTTAAGCATTTGGGAACAAACAAAGCATCTTTACGTATGAATGTAGTTTATATAATCAACATTGCTACCGATAAAAAACCCGGTAGAACAGTTCCATATAAATTTGGAATTGAATCTTGGAAACGATATTGCAATAAACACAATGCTAAATTAGTTGTTTTGGATGAGCCAATTCTTCCGTATGACGATCTACGTCCTAACTGGCACAAAGTCTTTATCTTTGATTTGTTAGAACAATCAAATATTGATGTAGATAAAATTTTAATCGTGGATGCTGATACTATTGTTCATCCAGATGCTCCCAATTTCTTTGATATTGCGGAAGATAAATTTTGCGTAGTAAATAATATAGGATCGTATGATTGGTTATTTAGAAGTGTTGAAAATTACAAAAAATACATATTTGGCAATTACGAATTCGATATAACCAAGTACTTTAACTCTGGGGTATTAATTTTAAATAAAAACCACAAAGACTTTTTCAACAAAGTTAAAGACTTCTATTTCGCAAATAAAGACAATTTGGTAAAAATGCAAGAAACATTTTTCACAGGTACCGATCAACCAGTGTTGAACTTTATGTGTCAAATTGAAAATATCAATATGAAATTTTTACCATATGAATATAATATGCAAGATTTATATCGTAGAGAAGCACTAAATGAAAATATGCCCTATTTGGATATGGGTTATATATTCCATTTTAATGCTATACCAAATAATGGCGATAACTCCAAAACTATGTATTGGATGGAAACCACATTTAATAAATTATATGCAACAAATAAGTAATAAATATCCAACTCTGATTAAAGGTTCAATTGGAGAAAAAGCTGTTGATCTTATAAGATCATTATTGCCTATAAACTCGTCTATTTTAGAATTTGGATGTGGAGTTACTTCGAAATTATTATTAAACTGGTATGATGTATATTCAATAGAACATAATATGAATTGGTTAAATCATCCCAATGCATACCACGTGCCATTGAAACAATATAATGATACCGATTTTAAAACGCCACAAGATATATCGTGTCTTCCATTTTATGAAAAACAAGTTGCTTGGTATGATCCAGATAAACTATCTAGTGTATTAAAATTGATACCCAAATATGATTTAATTATTATTGACGGACCAAATGGAAACTATGGCAGAGGTGGATTTTATACACACCTAAATTTATTTAATACCGAAGCTCATATGGTCTTTCACGATTTAAACAGACAAGCGGAAATGGAATTGATCAAAAAGGTATCTGAAAAAGTTGGAAGACCAGCATTTGTTTTGGAAGATGATGAAAAAACAGGAGTTATAAAATCTAACAATTAAAAAAAATTTAAAACTTGGTTTGATAGTATCTATAATAGAGTATGAGAAAATATAACTTCACAAACAAAACATTTTTAGTCACAGGTGGCAGTGGATTTTTAGGTAAACCACTTGTTAAACGTCTTTTAAACGATGGAGCAAAAGTCCGTGTTTTATCTAGAGACGAGGGCAAATTGATTGATCTAAAACAATCTTTTCCTTCGATTGAGATCTTAACAGGTGACGTTTCAGATCCATTTGAAGTTCGTCAAGCTATGCAAAATGTTAATGGTGTATTTCATTTGGCCGCATCCAAACACATTGGCATTGCGGAAAAACAAGTACGTGAATGTATCAAATCAAATACACTAGGATCGTTGTACATTTTGGAAGAGTCTCTTAACCATAAATTAGAATTCGTAATTGGTATTAGCACTGACAAAGCAGCTCAAGTAGCTGGTGTATATGGGGCTTCTAAACTATTGATGGAAAGATTGTTTAAACAATTTGAACAACTCAATCCAAATACAGATTATCGTATAGTTCGTTATGGTAACGTGTTATACTCAACAGGATCCGTTTTATGCAAATGGAGAGATTTAATCAGTGAGGGCAAAGACTTGATTGTTACCGAGCCAGATGCTACTAGATTCTTTTGGACAGTTGATCAAGCGATTGATTTAATTTATAACTGTTTGGAAAATTGTACAGATTCCACTCCTTATGTTCCATCTATGAAAGGAATGAGCATAGGAAATCTACTAGAAGCACTCATTCAAAAGTATGCTCCATCTAATACCAGACCAAATGTAAAAGTTATTGGACTACAACCTGGCGAAAATAAACACGAAAAAATTCTCGAAAACGGTCCATATAGCAATGAAGTTGATCAATATACTATTGAAGAAATTAAACAACTTATCTAATGAAAATATTAGTTATAGGCGGTAACCGATTTGTTGGCAAAAAAGTCGCATATGAACTAAGTAAATTAGCCAGTGTAAGTGTACTCAACAGATCTGGAACTGGTCCCGATAAAGTTAAAGTAATTAAATGGGATCGCAATGAACCATTGACAATTGAAAATGATTATAACGTCATTTTAGACTTTTGTCTTTTTAAACCATCTCAAGCACAACATCTTAAAAATTGGTTAAAACCCAACCAAAAATATATCTTTATCAGTAGCGCAGCTGCGTATAAAGATGCAAATTGTTTGTCGTATAACGAAGATATGCCTATTGGTGGTTTGTCTGGCTTTGGCGATTATGGCGTGGAAAAGGCAGATTGTGAAAATATAGTTAAACAAATAGATACTAACTATATGATTATTAGACCGCCATATATTGTTGGTCACGATTGTCCAAGACCCAGAATAAGTTACTATATCAGAAACATAATCAATAATAGACCAGTAGACGTTGCTGGATCTGGAAATAAATTATTGAGTTTTATATGGGTCAATGATATTGTTAATACATTGGTGGATATGTCTACTACTAACAAATATAATACTAAAGACAGTTATAATATTGTAAACGAAGATGTTTATAGTGCCAAAACTCTTATTGAAGAAATAAGTATGTTTTTAAATAAAAAAGCAAATGTTATTGAAAATGGTACCAGTTCTCCGTTTATCGATGAACATCTATTGTTATCTCCTTTAAAATTAGGAAGAAAGTTTAGTAGTACCAAACAGAATCTACCTGAATTTCTCGATTATATTAAAAATACGTTATGAATAAATTATCAAGAACAAAGCCTTATATTCCCAAAGAAGACCACAAAGAAATCTTGGATAGAGTTGCTGATATTCTAAATACAGAGTCCCTAGTTCAGTCAAAGTATGTGTCCGAATTTGAAAACTTGTTCGCAAAGTATTGTGGAACAAAATATGCAGTTGCAACTTGTTCCGGCGGAACTTGTTTGGAAGTAGCACTTAGAGCATCTGGTTTGGTTGGCAAAAAGATTATTGTTCCAACTCAAACATTTATAGCAAGTGTAAGTGCAATTGTTCGTTCCAACAATATTCCAGTAATCGTAGATATTGATGAAAATACTCATTGTTTAAGTGCAGATGTAATCGAAAGAAGTTTGGACAAAGATGTAGCCGGTGTAATGTTGGTTCATATGGCGGGATATATTACTCCTGACTATTATAACATTAAAAAACTATGTGACAAACACGGTCTACTATTGTTTGAAGATGCTTCTCACGCAGTAGGAGCTACTATTGATAACCTTCACACTGGAAACTTAGGATACGCAGGGTGTTTTTCATTATTTGCTACTAAGATCATAACTACAGGTGAAGGTGGAATAATTACTACCAATGATGAAAAATTTGCAGAAACTTGCAAGACATTGAGAAATCACGGAGCTGTTAGAAATCCAACCCCAGTAAACGGTGTAGATTTTGGTGTAAGTTGTGAATTTATATCATCCAACTATAAAATGACAGAAATGGTTGCGGCTCTTGGTATCAGTCAGTTGAAACGAGTTAACGAATTTGTTGAGAAAAGAAATATTATAGCAAAAAGATACAGAGAAAAAATTACAAATCCCAAGATTAAATTTATTGATGTTCCAGATAATATAACCAATACTTGGTGGCACTATATTATAGAATTGCCAAGATCTACAACTTTGAATGAAAGATCTGAAATTTGTAAAAAACTATTCTTGGAATATAACATACCCACAGCAAATGCTTATTGGCCAGCTTGTCACCAACAAAAAGTATTTGAACCATACACTGTAAATCAGTCTTATCAATCAGCAGATGGATTGTTATCTCGACATTTGTCCATCCCTATGTACGTAGAAATGACTATGGATCAAGCTGACTATGTTGCGGATGTAATCAATAAAATTGTATGATCATAAGCATTCATCAGCCAAATTACTTACCTTGGATGGGGTTTTTTGATAAAATAGCTAGAAGCGATATCTTTGTTATTTTTGATAATGTACAATTTCCCCGAGGTAAACAGCACTTTGGTCATAGAAATTTAATTAAGACAGACGGCGAACCCAAATGGTTAACCGTTCCATTAAATGGAAAAAGTGAATTGAAGAACTTTAATGAAATTGAAATCAACCACAACGGATGGAATGATAACCATTTAAATTTGATTAAAAACTTCTATAGAAAGTCAAAATACTTTAATGTTTATTATGGCGATCTAGAATCAATTCTTAAAGTCAATCATAAAACATTGTCAGATTTAAACAGTGCTTTAATTAAATATTTCTTAAATGTAATGGATATTAAAACGCAAGTTGTATTTTGCTCGGAAATATGTCCCAATGAGGTTTCTGGCGGAGATCGTATAATGTATCTATTAAAAAAATTAAATGCTACAAAATACATTTCTGGTACCGGACCCGGTTCTATGAGATACATTAATGAACAAGAATTTAAGGATAATAACATAGAATTGATATGGCAACATTATAATCACCCTAAATACACACAGTTATATGGTGACTTCAAACCATATATGTGTATAATAGATTTATTGTTCAATGAAGGTACAAATAGCAAAAATATAATTTTAAGTTGATATGAAACGTGTAATGGCAATAGGAGCTCATCCTGATGATATTGAATTTGGCTGTGGTGGTACACTATATAACCACAAATTAAAAGGCGATTATGTAGTATACGTGTGTATGACCAATACAGAATCTGTAGACGGTACCAATGGAATATTATTGAGAACAGCTGAAGAAAATAGATTGGAAACTATTAATGCGGCTAAAGTATTACAATGTGACGATGTAGAGTTTTTACCTTTCAAAGATTTACACGTACCATTTAGTTTTGAGTCAGTAAGTAAACTTGAGAGTTTAATCAAAAAACATAAAGTAGATACAATCTACACACATTGGGCTGGTGATGCAAATCAAGATCATATTTCAACATTCAAGACCACAATGGCAGCTGCTCGATATGTTCCGAATGTATTTTGTTATGAACAAATACCAATTTCAAGAATGACAGAAAATCAAATGGATATTAATTATTACGAAAAAATAGATAATTCATTTGATAAAAAAATTGAAGCGTCAATGTGTCATAAAAGCCAAATATTAAAGTATGAAAAAGTTGGGTTAAATGTAAAATCTAATTTAGAGATATTAGCAAGATTTAGAGGTATACAAGGTCAATCTAAGTATGCAGAAGCTTTCAAAATACTCAAAATGGTAAATTAATTATGATACTCAAAGTAAATCCTGAATTTGGTATCGAGCTTGCTCTAGCAATACCATTTGCATACTGGTTACATCAAAATAATCAATTAGACGGTGTAGTTACCAGTAAAGGAATGAAACCTTACTATTTCTTCTGCGATAACGTTAAAGAAGAATTTAAAAGCAGAACAATTGATAATGACGCTGCAATGGTTGATGTACCAAATAAATGGATACATCACAATGCATTGGCGGTGACAGGCAAAGAATATCAATATCTAACAACCGAAGAACAAGAACAGGTCAATGGTGTATTGGATTATAGTAAGTGGGTGTGTCCGCCATTCAAAGAATATTATAAAAATGACGAATATAAATTTGATAAACCCGTAGTATTTATCACCAATAAGTATAATATGGAACACGGTGAAATTCCATTGGGTTATTTTAACATTCCTTGTTTGTATGAGCTATTTGATTATTTTAGAGAAAAGGGATATACTGTAATATACAAGAGAGCTACTAATAAAGAAAAAGAATTTACTATAGATCAAAATGAGTATAATTCATTGGAACAAGGTTATCACGATATTACTGCTAATGTGGATGGAATAGGTGTTATAACAGATTTTGAACTATGTAAGTACTTTGACAATGTGATATTGATAGATGATTTGGTTAAAGAATCAAAGTATAGTTACAATGAAACACAATTAAAAATAATGGCAAATTGTAGTAGATTTGTTACAGTTTGTGGCGGAAACTCAATATTATCATCACTTTTCGGTGGCACTGTTATTAGTTATATACACAAGGGAAAAGAATTGCGCCCTAATTACTTTGGTCCTAATAGTTATTTTCGTAAGCTATCAAATGCTAACATCATTCCTGTAATAGACAATAGTGTTGTGAAAACAGGAATTCACGATTATAGTCAATTGATGGAACAAGTAAAAATACAGTTTTAAATATGAAAATTAGTTTTATTCAACCAAGCAGAAACAACCTAAAATATCTTAAATGGAGTTACGAAGCTATTCGTAAAAATTTAAGTCACAAAGAACATGTAAACGAAGTTGCTACCAATGATGTGGTAATGATCTACCACGCAGATATGTATGCTTGTCCCAACTTCGACAAATATGTAGAAAAGTATATTCAACCAGGTACTATTGTTAGTCTTACCCGAATTGAACCACCTCTACATCCTCCAGGACCAGAAAAGATCGTACAAGCGTTTGGCACCGAGCCAGAAGAATTTAATGAAGCTGGTTTATTGAAATGGTTCAATGATACCCGTCTGACAAGAAAAGATAAAACCACAGAAGGAATCTTTGCGCCATGGGCCCTTTATAAGAAGGATTTCCAATCTATTGGAGGTCACGACGATCTATACGCACCACAAAGCAAGGAAGACAGTGATATCTTCAATAGATTCTTGTCAAATGGATATAAATTTGTTCAAACGTGGGAAGGATGTGTGTATCATATGACTTGTAGAGGTAGTAGATACAATCCTACATTAACTACTGTTGGAAAAGAAAGTGACGAATGGCTACAACAAAACAATCGCAGTGCCAGAAATTTCATTCGTAAATGGGGACACTTTGTTAAACACAATGATACTATGAAGCCAATTGTACCTAAACGTTATGATGTGGGTTTTGTTGTACGTAACTGCGATGAATACAGATTAGCACTATTGGAACCTTGGTGTGACACAATCTACACAGATGTTCCATATGAAAGATATATTCAAGCTGAACAAAAGAATACCAAGTTTAATCTAACTAAAAAATTGAAGAGATTTGAGGAACAAAAGACAAATGATATTATTGTCGAATTTGATGGTACTAAATTATCGAATGATAGTTTTGAATTCTTTAATATGCTTCAATTAATGTTGGAAGACAGTGGTCAATTAGGAACACTTGAATACGACATATTTAAACTTACTATTAATAAGTTAAACGATTATAGTAAGCAGTTAATAGAAATAAAAGACGAGTGGTACAATAAAAAATTGTTATGAAAAGATTAGTAGAACTTTGGAAAAATACATTTTTAAAGTACTTTGATATTAATCAAAATGGTAAATTAGATATATTCGAATTGTTAATATTAGTATCAATTATATTTATATATAATATATTTTTTCAAATTCTAGGCAATTACATTTACGATCTTATAAAATGAACTTAACAGACTATAACATCCCAATTGTATTTAGTGTAACATTTATTATGGTTATTTGGTTAAATAGCGATATAGTACAAACAATCGCTAAATTAACAAATACCCGTAAATTATTTAAATTGGACGAGTATCAACTGTATAAAAGTAATGTTGATCCAATGAGTACATATCCAAATTTCTTATATTCGGAATACCCGAGTTATATAACTAAGTTATTGAGTTGTGTTATTTGCTTATGTTTTTGGACATCTTTATTTAGTATTATTGCATTGTTATATACATTGAATTATCCTCTGTATTATACAATTATAATGATGCCTATTAACTACATTTGTAGTTTGTTGTTGTATTTATTAATAAATAAATTACTATGATTATAGGAAGTTACGTAGCATTCAATAATTTTGTATCCAAAGATAACATTGGCGCATTTGCTATATTAACAAATTGTGTACAAACGTTTGATAAGATTTGTTCGTGTCAAAAACAAAGAAAATCAATAAAACACGACGAATGTAACAACATTTATATCAACCTAGTTAATTCAGTTGCGCCGTCTTTAATTGATTATTTTCGTACAAAAACCACTGATGAAGAAATTATCTTCTATCATAATGGACATAACTTGATTACCAAACTCAAATTACGTTAATAAGTTTTAACGATTCAGTAACTTTCTCTGTGATATACGGATGTTCCCTTAAAGAGAATCCGTTTAACTTATCGCTATAATCTTCCCATTCAAAAGCACAATCAGCTTTAGCCTTTACCTTTGGATCATTTAACATTTCGTGATCGTTTGCGGCGGAATTATAAATCTTAACAATTTTATTATTACTGAATCTTCTGCCTGAAGGCATTGGTTCTTGTTTAAATTTAGTAACGTGTACCAATTTACCGTCTTGTTTATTTTGTAACCAAGTACACTCATCCTCGGGATATACATCATATCTGATATCTGTAATAAAAATTACATCAGCATTAGACTGTTTGATCTTTTGTTCAATCTTACCCGTCCAATATTTACCTTCTGATACCTTTCTCATTACATCGCCATAAGCAACTAACAATGGTCTAATAATATTCTTTTCTTCGGTGTTTTCTGTAAAAACATCAATTCCCACCTTAGTTTTGATAAGGTCTTTTAGATCGTTTTTTAACTCATATGCTAATGCATACTTTTCAACTTTCAGTCCACGTTTTTCCAAAACGTTTTGAGCAACTTTGGCAAACAAATCTTTGCCACTACGAGCAAAACCAGATACACCTATAATTTTCATATTATTTAAATAACTTCTCTACTTCTTTTTCACTATAACCAAAACCTTGTATTAGTTCACACAAGTCTTTTAAGTTAGTGTCATTAGACGTATATATGTTATAGTAATCTATAGCATCCCGTTTTCCAATTTTATATTTCTTACAAATACAATCTAATATTGTTTCATTGATACCCTCGGTACTATTTTTAATATACTTACAGAACTTTCTTCCTTTTGGCACCAAATCGATCATTACTTGATAAAATTGTTCATCTGGTATATTTTGAAAATATTTAGAAACAAATGATACGTCTTCTATAATATCAACATCCATACTAAGAAATCTAATTATCATATACTTGTTAAATGATTTCTTTTCTTCCTCGGATAAAGACTTATAATAATCTTTATTCTTTACCTCACGAATATGATTTATATGATCAAATAAACCACGAACTTTAACTTTGTTTTCGGATGTTTTCTTTGCTTTCATTATTTAATATTCTACTACGCTTTTGCAAAATTTCAATGTCTTTTGATATTTTATTGTTTTTAACATTAATTAATTCCAATGCATCTACCGTTAGAATTTGATGATCGTCAAACTGTCTAAGCAGCTTGATAAACAAGTAAAAGTTTGCAAAAGTAAAAATGGCTACTATTATTAGTAGTAGCCACATCATCGTTTGATTATTGAATATGTAACTCATATGCATAACTATGCACACATATGAGTTAACATTTATTTCAATTAAGCAGTGTAACCAGCGCTCAAGACATCACGTAGAGCCTTGATCTGACGACCATTGAGGTCAACGCGGGTCTTACCAGCACGTAGAGTCAAACGTGAAGCCTTCTTGGCCTTCGCGACTGGGGTAGAGAGATAAATCTCAACGCCGGTGGAGTTATGGCCTACGAAGTTAGTCTTGTTACGAGCATTTGTACGTGTATACATATTATTTATTACTTTCTTTTTTTGTTTGTTTTTTGTTTCGTTAGTTTCATCACTAACTTAAATTTATCTTACCATCCAATGTTCAAACCGTCAATGACTTTTTAATTATTTTTTGAATTCTTTTTCAAACCGATCAAGAGCATAGTCCTTTGCTTTGAATTCAAATTCAAAATCTACATCAAGATCAACATATTCATCTGGAACACTGCGTACATAATCACCGTGCGCACGTGGATTCTTGTTGGTTAGATCGTTGTCACTGAAATGAAATAGCGGACGATGATTTCCCCAAGTGGACGTAGCCAATTTAACTGCCTCTTTAGCAGACAATTTGCCTGGGTTACAACGAAAGTGAAGATTGTCGTAAGTGATAGGAATGCCAGTATTTGAATAAATTAATTCATACAATTCTTCTACCTTCCAACTGTTTGGCTTGTCTTCATTCTCAAGTACCAATCGAGACTTTACATTTACAGGAAAATTATTGTACACATCAATAAAACGTTTAGCAATATCTTTGGCATTGCCTTTATAACAATTCATATGAATATTAATAGGAGCTTCATATGATTGTGGCAAACCAAATAAATCCATAATAGATGCATGGTTTTTTAGTTCAATAATAGACTTTTCCACAACAGTCTTTGTAGCACTTGCAGGCACAACAAATTGATCGGGATGTGTACTACATCGTAAATTGTTCTTTTTAATAATTTCAGCACCACGTTTGAATTCAGCATAAATACGGTCTTTGTCAGGAAGAACATCAAACGATAAATTTGCTTCGGGTAAAGTAGCCAATGGAAATAAATCACTGCTAATTCGATAATTCCATCCTTTACTTATACAAAAAGAAAAGGTATTTACCGCAACATTTACATTGTTCAAGGTACGCTGTGAAACAGTAGATAAAGCATTTTTTCGTTCCAATGCCAAGAATCTAGTCTTGGTCATAGTATTAGCTTTGAGTCCTTTTTCTTGAAGTTGAAGAGAAATACAGCACAATGATTTTTTCATTGCTATCATCTTACCAACAAATTTATAATAAGTCAAGCCTTAAGTCCAAGGATACAATGGTAACTTATATTTTGTTCCGCCTATTAAAATTCCTATGTAACCAGCAATAGGACTACCAGCCCCACTTATAAACATAGAATTTGATCCTGTGATAGCATTATTCAATTCTAATGTACCATTTATAATAAAATTATTTTGAATTTTGCCACTACTGCCAGTTACTTTTGTAAAAGAAGAATATCCACCAGTAATATTTCCAAAAGCAGCATATCCCCCACTGATACTTCCAGTAAACGAAGTAGCAACTAATCTACCAGTTATTAACCCGCTACTACCGGTTATTTTATTAAATGTAGCCAAGGCGCCACTGATACTATTAAAAGTAGCCAAGGCGCCACTGATACTTCCTGTAAATGAATTTGCGGTAAATTTATTAAAACTAGCTCTACTACCGCTAATACTACCAGTAAATGATGTGGCTATTACTCTACCTGTTATTTTAGCATTACTACCACTTAACTTGGTAAAATTACCTTGACTTCCACTAAAACTGCCTGTAAATGATCCTGTGAAATTACCTCTGACCTGTCTTGAGTTGAATCGTGTATAACTACCAACGGAAAATGTTCCTATTTGAATTGTGGTAGCAGCACCACCAAACTCTATTGTGGTTGGACTTGATAGTAAAAGTGGCGAACCATTTGTACTATCTATATCTCCACCAATATTAACACTGCCATTGGTATTTAATGTGTTTGAAGAAGCATCATAATTTAATGAAGTATCATATCCCAATGTTCTTTGACCACTTCCATCAGAAAATATTATATATTTGGTGCCAGCAACACTTGATTGATTTTTAACAAAAGTACTACCACTAAAACTACCCGTAAAATTTGTAGCAATTACTTCACCTCTTTTGAGAACTTTGAATTTTGTGACACTCCCAAGTTGTAAATCAATAAGTTTACTGGTACTATCTGACGGTCCTGAATCCGCTACATTCATTTTTATCGCAGTCTGATCACCAGACCCGAATGTAGCGGTCATTGCATTAATTGGGGTATTTGCCATAAATTACTCTTATAAATATAAATAGTATGTATAATAAGTAATTTATATTATAATAATTCTATCTACCAACTTCTTTGAAATATGTGTCTTTAGCTTCTTGATAAGACATCCCAAACATCTGGTTATAAAAATGTACTGTATTCTTTAAATTTGATTCACTCTTTAGCTTTTTATATCGATCTACAGCCTTTGGTCGCCACCACTCAATTACCCCTTGCATATCACGTTTAAAGAGGTCTTTCATATTCAATTGATCAATACCTATTTTGCTTTGTAAAAACTCTTTGGTATTTTCATAAAAACAACTATAATATACACCTCGTTCATATCCGTGTTGATAATTGGATTGTTTTATACCACATTTACTAAATATCATACCAAGAATACGAGATTTGGCTCCAGTTACAGGTCCACTTACTCCTTCTTTTTGAGTGAGTGCTTTATCATAAGCAGTTACATCAATGTCTTTCAACCAATTGTGCCAAGTTTCATAAATACTATCATCTGGTTTAATTGAAATTTTACCAGCACTGCTACCACATTTGTGCCACCATTTTAAACTGTTATACATACTATAACTACCATACAAACTTGTAGTTGTCATACCCACAAGAGTTTGATCGTATAATTGTTTCCAAAGATCACGTACAGTTGATGTGGTAATCATAGCAGCTACTAATTTACCACCTAGAAAATTATAACCAATTGGTTGGGTACTCATAATACAACTACCAATTGCACTATGTGCCAATCGTTTGTTATCCATTTTATCAGTTGTAGTCCACCCCAAATAATTATCACGATCAGTAATAGCAATTACATCGCTGGAAACACTAATACAACCAATATACTTTGGACTATCAACATTACCATCGGTTACAAGAAATTTAATAAATCTACCAGGAGTTTGGTCAAATGTCATTGTATGACCAAAAATACGAAGAATCGTCCAGTCTTCATTTTGTTGTTTTGTTTCAACATACACTAACGTTGGATTTATACTTTCTATTTCTTTAATAGTTAAAGATTCATCATTGATATCAGTGGGAGTCCAAATTCTAGCTTTAATTGTATTAGCCTTACTGGATAAACTTTCACAAGTTTGTATTTCCAACCACTTTTTGTAAAAGGTCTGTTCTTCTACAGACATAGCTTTTAACAAATTAAGATTATCAATTAATTTTCGTTTGTTTCCCTCAAAATCAAATGCTTCTACTCCAAAGTATTCTTGTAACGCATCCATATCATTCTTTTTTTCTTAAAATCATTGAAAATTTTAACGTCAATTCGTTTGTAGATCTCTTAACTTCTATTATTTTCCACTTTTCTTTTAGTGTATCCAAATACAAATTGGTACCGTTATCAACATACTCTATAGGCAATTTAAGATCAAGTAAATCTTTTTCCTCATATACCAAAAAGTTTTTTTTGTTGAGTTTGTCTAAATATAGTAGTACTTTGTCTCTTTTTTTTGCCATAATATAGTATAAATAGAAAAACCGCATATCAAATCAAAGATATACGGTGCTTCAATTATATGATTTTTAGTTTAAACATTAACCGAATTGGTCTTTGTTGTGTCAACATCAACCACAACAACCGATTCCTTGGCAGATGAATTGATATTAACCATTTCAACCAACAATTCACGATTGAGATGTACACCCTTGCTCTTAGCCTCATCAATAATAGACTTGGTAATTGAGCCAAATACGTGTACCAAAGTTGGACGACCTTTACCATTAGGCAAAACACCAATTACATTTAGTTCACCTCGTTTAATTGCTTTCTTAACCTTGTCACGTAAACTAATAGTTACGATATCAGGATTAAGTTCGTTTAGTTCCTTAATTGTAAAAATACAACTTGGATACGTTACTGTTTGATTTGTCTTATTCTTACGATCTGTCTTTTTCATATTTTATCCTTTCTTGTTTATGTTGTGATAAATTTCCCCGTTTATATATTATACCATCTTTATATTATATGTCAATAGCTTCCATCATCTTACTATTGACCGTTTTAACAATCTGATTCAAATTCTCCACATTAATAAAATGTGAGTCACTACCATACATTGTCTTAAAGTTCTGACGTAACAATTCAATGCCAAAATTATCATAATCAGATACGAAATAGGAAATAATATTATAACCAGATTCCTTAATCTTTCTTACTTGAGTGCGTGTATGTTCACAAGCTGATTTGTCACGATAAGAAAATGCAATACCAGATGAAGTGTTGTTGTAATAGAAACACGGTTCACCATCACTAATATTAACAAAATAACTGTTTGTATTAGTATCAGACTTAGGCAGAAACTTCATTAGTGCTTCAAAACACAATCCTTCTGGAGTGGTATTCACTGGAATTAAATAAGAAAACAAATTCTTAATCTTTGAGAACTTATCTACCTTAGAATTATAAGCAACCACAATGTATGGATTGTAGCTCATAGTAGTACGAAAACTAATAGTAAGATCAACATTATCAATCATAGATGTAGCCTTTGCTAGTGCTACACATAACTTGATTGTACGATTCCACTTTGGTCCACGCATACTAGCACTAGCATCTACACTAATATGGAAGTTTACCTTCTTATATTTATTGGTAAATGTGCTGTAAAAGATATTGGTATCAGTCTCAAATCCCAATTCGTGCATCAAACGCTTATCGATCTTACCCAAATTACGACGGGTAAACTTATCAATATTAATTTCATTACGAATTTGAAGACGACGACCTAGCTTTGTACCCAAAACAATACCAGCATCCACATTCTTTTGTAGTTCAGTACGACTACTTTCATTGTTAGCACCAACGCTCATTGGAAATTCTTCAGATAGAATAAGTTCCTTGGTCATATTCTTAACCAAGATACATTCTACACTTCCAACAAATCCACTAGCCTTCATCATATCTTGAGCTACAGGCACAAGATCGATCTGACTCTTTTCAAGAACATCCAACATCGTCTTTTCACGCTTGGAAACCTTCTTCTTTTTGATCTTACCAGCAAGAAAGTCTTTCTGTTTCTCAAAACTCTTAGCAATCTTGCTCTGTTTGGTCTTGCTGATATTTGCATCTGTACCAACATCAGTTGTTACAGCAGCATTATCACTTGTTACAGTAGACTCAGTACCACCAAGTACATCATCAGTTGATTTACCAGATTCGCCATCACCAGGCATTCCATTGGAATTGTCAGGTACACCACTATCATTTTGATCAAATCCAGGCCCAGTTTGCTTTTGATTGTGTTCATTGATATTTTTAAATACAATTTCTGCAATTTTATAAGCAACATTCAACCGATCCTTTGGAGTAGTCAATCGACTAATATTGGTAAGATCCAATTCTTTGGCAATATCGTACAAACCAGGCAAAGCCTTAAGATTGGTATTAGGATTTGTAAGATTGATAATACGGTACATATAAGACTCAACGCTTAGTGTGCGATACATATCGCTGTCCAAAGCATCACTAATTACCTTGTTATTAAAGTATTCGTCGTACAAAGCATCGTAGTATCCACGATAGCCAGGAGCATTACGATGTACAGTATAATCGATAAAACGATCTTCTACATAGTTTAGAATAGTCTGACAAGTCTTACCCACTTCATCTTTTGAAATGCTTAACTTTTCAGTATAGTTATAAATGTCACGGGGAACATTCATCCATACAGTCTTAAACAATTCAAAATCAGAATATTTGATGTGGCTGCCTTCGTGTAAGGCTAGTCCGACAGCCACATCAAAATTATCCTTCTTGGTAATATCGCTACTGATATAGACTAGCTTACCATCAGTACAATTTACAGCACTATCATTGAATACTACAGGAATATTCTGGTTCGTCAGAATACTAACATAGTTAGCAACAGCACGACGAGCTGAAGATAAACGAATCAACCTAGCTGTAGTATCACTGAGACGATCCTCAGCATCAACTGTAGCATCTGTACCTGATTCTTCTTCAATAGCCGCATCTAGCTCATCTTCCCAATCCCATTCATAATGGTTGTCTTTAAGCCAGAAATCACTGTAGTTACTCATAATAGTTTGTTTGTTTATTTAGTTATTAAAAAGGAGGTTGATCACTCTTTAGTGGATCATTAAATAGCTTTTCCTTAGATTCAACCTTGATGTACTTTTGTACAAGCTGACGAATATAAGTACGTTCACTATCTACACCTCCATCATCACTGAAGTTAGGATAAATGGTTGACTCCGCAATTTCAAGCAAATTAAATCCGTCAACAATAAGTTCAGCAATTTCAACTGTACTACGTGTAGGAATAAAATTGGTTAGCTTGCTATCATCTTGCTTAACCTGCTTACGTGTATGTTCAGCAATTTCACAAACAGCCTTGAGCATATCAAGCTGATTTTCGGTTGAAATGTCGAAACGGTTTTTTAGTAGATTAAACTCACTATCCTTGTCAAGAGGAGTTACTTCAATCTTGACTGGAAAACGTGAAAGTAGAGCACGATCCATAACACGGGTAGCGGTATATTCGTTACCTACGTTAGCGGTAGCGATAAAGGTAACACCTTCAGCAACCTTAACGACTTCACAATCGTCCTTTTCATCCAAACGAAGATAACGTTGTAGATCATCAAGAACAGTCATTAGAATATTAACACCATCGTGATGACTACGACTAATTTCGTCAAGTAGAATGATAGCGTTGGGAGTACGAATAGCCTTGATAAAACTAGACTCCTTAAATAGAGTACCAGTCTTCTTATCAAAGTGAGTGTTGCCAATCAAAGCACTACGAGCATCTTGTGTAGCACCCAGATTAAAATAGAAGAAGTTATCTTCACGACCAATAGCCTTAGCAACAGTTTGCGCTGCTAGAGTCTTACCACAACCAGTTGGACCAAGAAGCAGAATGTTCTTGCCACGAATAGCACTACGCACCATATACTTCCACTTGAGATCGTCCATAATCAAAGAAGATGGACGTAGATTTACACAAGTGTCAAGATAAGCCTTGATATTGAAGTCCTTGCCAGTAACCAGATTTAGTGAGTTTTTATTTTTCATATGCGTTTCTTACCGTAAAACCATCTTACCACGGATTTATAAGAAGTCAACCGGAAAAATAAAAAAACCACCAGTTACGGTGGTTTGGGTTTTTTTAAATGATATTATCAATGATGATGGTGATGATAATGGTATACTGGACGACCCCAAGATCCATATACAACTACTGCTGGTTGTACATAAACAACAGGAGCAGGTTGATAATATACAACAGGTTGAGGTTGTACTACTACAGGCTGTGCATAAACCACTGGTTGTGGATGTACATATACAACGTGTGTTGGGGGATTTACAATTCTGTCGATAACGTGAATTACGGCGACTCCGGTTAATACTTTGCCAACCGTAGCCCATTCTCTATCGCCAGCAAATGTTTGGGAAGCTAGAGTTGCACTCAATGCTGCGATAGTAATTAATTTTTTCATATTTTACCTTTCTTATCCATACTACGTTAGTATGGAAAAATTGTCAAGACTGTTTATTTGTAAAATAATGCGCTAATGCTGCAAATGTAGTAGTTATACCCGTACTTATACCTATTAATTTCCATTTAAATTGTTCTAACAACGTCAATCTATTTTCTACTTGAACTACATTTATCTTTACACTAGATTCTATGGCAGTTAATTTTTCGGTAATATTTTTTAGACTTACATCTATTCGTGATATTACCGCGTTATAATCGTTTGGGTTGTATTCCGGAATCATAAATAGTTGCAGTTTTTATAACTTTATAAATTACTTCTTTTTAGCTTTACCACCCTTGGTATATTTAATAACTAATTTTTGAAGATTCTTTGGCAATGTAGGTGGGACGTATTCTGCTTTCTTTGGTTTATGATCGCCTTGTTTAGCAAACTTACCAACTGCTTGCATTGGTTGAGTAGGATCGTCTTTTGGATCGTTCATATTATCAACTTTGACATTCTTTACAATCTTAAATCCTTTTTCTGGATCAACTACGTTTTCTTCAGATTCAGATTGTTTATCGGCTTTTTTACCACCTTGTTTATCTTTGCTGTTTTCAACACCTTTGGCTAAAGTACTGTCTACATAATTTAAAATATCAGATTTTAAGTATTCTTTTACGAATTTCTTAACATCTTCAAATTTCATAAAGAGTTTTTTGGTTCTATCGCTATAATCTCTGAATGCTTGTACGTCACAAATACCGTGTACAATTGGTCTAATACTAATATGATGTGGTTCACAGTCACATACATTGTAATTACCAGCATCATCAAGTTCGATTGGCTTCTTAATTTCTTTGGATAATTCGTCGATTAAATCACTCCAAGAAGCCGAAGCATTGGTGTACTTTTGTTCTAATGTTTCTTTTACGAGTTTATTGACTAATTCTTTAGAAGACTTCATATTAATATACATATAAATAGTGTTGGGTATCTAATTATTAATCTTTTTTATCGTCTAATACTTCAATATGTCCTATATACCCATAACCATTATTTCTGGTTGCTACTACTTTAACGTTATATACATTTCCTTCTCTATCAATCATTCTGTGTATACTGGTGCTACTTCTTTTATCTTTAATAGCTCTTTCCCACTCTTTTTCCACCATTTCTAAATCTTCTCCGTGTACACCGTTTTTCCATCCATTATTCAAGAAATATTCTACATCGTGTTTCAATAATTGACAATATTTTTCATTTACCCACGTACAATTACCATTGACATCACATTCAAATATTGGTTCGGGTCTAGTATCCAATATCCATTTTTGTCTTCTACATATGGTATTTATTAAATTACTATCACAACTTACCTGTTTTTCAATCTTAGCAACTTGATCTTTTAGTGATGTTCCAGAATTAGGCTTAACTTCTTTCAAAATCTCCTTCACATTCCGATTCAGTGTAAATATCCACTTAAAAGCGCCAAAAAGTACGCCACCAGCTGCGCTTATTACCAATATTTTTTCAAGATATTCAAAAATGATTTCCATAATAGAGATGAATATAAATATAATAAAAAACGGATACTAATTAAAGTACCCGTTACATTTTTTAACTATTTACAATTGTAATTACAATTTGAAGTCATCAAAAGCACCTTCACTGATGGTATTATCGACTCCTTTAACATAACTACTCAATTCAGTTTCTTGAGGAGCTACTTGTAGTTTCTTGCTGTCATAGTAACTATCCAACCATCCAGCCAATGGATTAATCTTAGCGTTTGGATACAATTTCTTATATCCAATATTTGATAATCTGTTATTAGCTAACCATTCGACATAATGCTTTAAACTTTCCGCAGTCAATCCAATCAAACTACCTTTACTGAATAGATAATCTGCCCAATCCTTTTCAGCATTAACTGCCATTTCATAAGCAGCGTAGATCTTGTCTTCATTCTTCTTAACAACATCTTGGAATCCCTCTTCTGGGTTATTAATCCAGTTCTTCATAATGTTCTGGGTAATAGCAACGTGAAGATTTTCATCTCTACTGATAAACTTAATAATCTTACTGTTACCCTCCATCTTTCCACGATATCCAAAGTAGAAACTACAAGCAAATGATACATAGAAAATCAACCCCTCAGTAATCTGAGTTGCCAATACCGCATCAAACAATTGTTGTTTAACATCATCTGATGGTGCTAGTAGTTCATCATACTTCTTACTGATTGCATTAGCCCTCTTAACAATTTCTTGATCTTCCAAAACACTATCAAAGAACTTGGTAGCATCTGGATAAACATTGTTGAGGATGTATGTATAACTGTTACTATGGATAGTTTCAAAGAAACTCCATGCATTCATACAAATTTCCAATTCACTGTTGGTGCAATGTTTCATCAGTTCGTGAATACTACGACTCAACATACTATCAGTCATAGTTTGAAACTTCAAATTACTATCAAAAACAAATCGTTCTTCAGGAGAAAGATTCTTGTAATCACTGATATCTTTTACCAGTGACACTTCTTGTGGTCGCCAAAAGAAGTTTAGCTGTTGATCATACAGATCGTAAAACTTGGGATACTTAATTTGATCATATCGTTGTAGCGAAAGATCTTCTCCCAAGAACATTGGATTACGTAACTGATCTATGTTTTTCTTATTTAGTACTGTCTTCATATGTCCTCCTATTATAGAGCACAAGCACCGCTTTCACAACCGGATTCTTGTACTACTGGTTTCACTTCAACAGTTTTTGTTTCCATAGCTGTTTGCTTATCACCGTCATCTGTATTGGCGTAATATAGATTCTTCAATCCATACTTGTATGCCAACAAAATATCTTTAATAACAACCTCTACGGGTACTTTATTCTTCTCATAACGTGAAGGAATATAGTAAGTGTTAGTGCTGATACTCATATCTGTGAATTTCTGAATAGCAGCCGCTACCTTTAAATATCCTTCATTACTTGGCATATCAAAAGCAAAGGTATAATTATCCTTGTACTTATCAATATTTGGAACCACCACAGGCAAAATGTTACTCTTGCTTCCTTTGAAACTAATAGCACTACGAGGTGGTTCAATACCATTGGTGCTACTTTGAATTACACTACTTGATTCTACAGGCATACAAGCAGTAAGTGTACTGTGTCTCATGCCATACTTCTTGATTTCTTCTCTTAGAGCTTCCCAATTCATATGTAGAGGTTCAGTGATAAATTCATCAACGTCTCTCTTATAAGTATCAATTGGAAGAATGCCTTGACTGAATTTTGTACGATCAAACTTCTCACACTTACCCAACTCTTTTGCCATTTCAACACTAGCCTTGATTAGATAGTAACTGGTTTTTTCCATCCACCGAGCTACGAAGTTTGGAGCTTTAGTATCCCAATACTTCAATCCTTCTTTAGCCAATAGAGCAGCCAAATTACTTACACCAACACCTAGACTACGACGTTTAGTAGCAAAGTTTTTTGCGCCTGGTACGAAATATTCCTGATGATCAATCAAAGCATCCAACATTCTAACAATAATATCACAAACGTTTTCCATTTCATTGTCATCTTTAATTTCCAACCAATTTAGTGCTGCCAAGACACAAACACCAATTTCTCCAGTTGGATCATTAACGTCATAAATAGGAATCAACGGATGATTAACTTCAAGACACAGATTGCTTGTATCTACTTGATCCAACCAACTACCGTGTTCATTTGCGTGATCAACGAACATTGTATAAATACGACCTGTCTCAAGACGTTCTTTAGCAAGAAGTCCCATCAATTCACGAGCAGGTACTTTCTTCTTGAACTTAATGTTCTTGTTAGCTTCAGCTTTTTCATACTTTTCCTTGAATCCTTCCAAGCCAAAGGTATTCCAAAGACTTGGACATTCGTGATAGCTAAACAATGTTACATCTTGATTCTTCAAGAAACGTTCAAAGATTAGTTTATCTAACCCCACACAATAATCTAGTTTACGTACACGATTATCATCGGTACCTTGATTGTTCTTTAATACAAGAATATCTAGAATATCATAATGGAACCAAGCGAAGTTTACAGTTGCACTACCGCCACGAATACCATTTTGATGGCAACTCTTTACAGTAGATTCAAATGCTTTAGCAAATGGAATTGGACCTGTGTGTACTACTTCACCATTGCGAATAGGAGCATTAGTAGCACGTAGTCTTGATAGATTCAATCCAATACCATAACGACTTGCAGTAGCAAAACCAACTGCACTGTTGTTACTGAAAATACTACGTAGATCATCATCTACTGTGAATAGTGAACAGCTAGCATAACTCTTCATTGGAGTTCTTACCCCAGCCATAATTGGTGTGGGTAGGTTAATCTTATGTTTACTAAAGTAGTTGTAAGCTTTCTTTACGTACTCAATACGGTTTTCTTTATAGTCTTTAAAGAATGTCATTGCAATAAGCATATATGCAAATTGCGGAGTTTCATAAATTACTTTGGTAACTCTGTTTTGTACCAAGTACTTATCACACAACTGTTTGATACCGGCATACGTGAAATTAAAATCACGGTCATGCTTTAGATATTCATCTAGCTTATCAAACTCTTGTTTACTATACCAATCAAGAATAGATGAGTCATAGACTAACGCATCAATATTAGTTTTAACTAGATCATATAGTTTAGGAGGATTCTTACCTCCCCAAACATTTTTTCTCAATTGATAATTCAACAAACGAGATGCCACAAATTGATAGTTTGGCTTCTCTTCTGTAATAAGATTTGCAGAAGCTTCAATTAACATTGCGTGAATGTCCTTAGATGTCATTCCATCAAAAAATGACAAATGTGCATTCATTGCTACTTCTTCAAATCCAACACCTTTTATGTCTTCTGTAGCCCATTGTAAAATCTTATTGATTTTGTCTGCATTGAACTTTTCAGTATTACCATTTCGTTTCTTTATAAAAATTTCTTTATTCATATGGGTAAAAAATAACTATCTTTTGGATAGTTCTTTTTGTGTTTAGATTATAACTTTTTAATAATTTTTTTGTATGTTTTTTGTCTGTTACATACTATCAATTATTCTTCATCATCGTTGTTATGAACGTTCCATTTGGATTTTAGAGCCTTTTTGACTTGATTTTCACCATCCATCATTTCATTCAAGATGCTCATACCCTCACGGCTATTTTCGCCATAAATTTCGATGTGACCACAACCAGCGTTCATTTTACTTGGGAATGTCAAACCATCTGGTCCGAAACGATTCTTAATTACGTGGAATCGTGCAGTATTTGCTTGTTTATCGTTAACTTTACGACTTAGACTCATAACAAAGTCAGCGGTCATAATCTTACGATAACTATCAGCAATGTTGTTAGCCTGAATAATATCTTCATCCATAGCAGCACGATTACTCTGTGAAGCACTCCAAATAGGAACTTGTAATTCACCAGCTACACCACGAAGTTCTTCATAAATACCACCAGCTTCACAATGAGCCTTAAGACTATAAGCACTTACAGTTTTAATTGGAAAGTACTTGATCTTCAACTTGCCAGGCACATCAGCAATCTTCTGCTTTACGATGTCTACGTTGTTACGAATGTTCTGGAAATCAATTCCAGTAAAACAAGCATCATAACGAAGACCCACATAGTTTTCATTCAATTCTAGAGTGAAGTGAACTACGTTCTTACCTTGTTTCATAGCTTCAGCTCCTAACTTAGATAGTACCCAACTCTTACCGCTACCTGCACAAGCTGTAATAATACCCAATTCACCAGCTGCTAATCCGCCGTCCATAATAGTATCAATTTCAGTCCAATTGGTCTTGACACAATTACGACTCATTACACTCATACGTTTTTCAACGTCTTCAGTATAATCGTGGCCGATATTACGTTCCATACCAGCTTTCATTGCGTGATCAACTACATTCTTGATCTTTTCATATTGACCAAGTGCCAATAGGTCTGCACTTTCAATAATAGCATTCTTTAGTTTCTGATTTTTGCAGAATTCCAAGAACTGTTCTTTGACAAACTTCAAATCATTGTCGCTTACCTTTTGGTAAACTAACTTTAGATTGTCTACGATACTTCGTTTGAGAAGCTCATCATTTACTTCATCAACTTTAATTTTAAATACGGTTAAGGTTGGTAGATCTTTATACTCGTTAAAGTATTTAATACTTTCTTTTACAACCCACTTGTTTGCATCACTTTCAAAGAAATCTACTTCGATAATATCGTTAATACGTTCAATAAATGAACGATCAGATATTAAGCACGAAATACACTTGATTTGGAAGTCACGACCGTATTTTGTTAATGAATCAATTGCTTTTTTGTTTTCCATAAGATAACTCTACTATACCACTGAATTAAGTGGCCTTCAACTTTTATTAACCGATATTTTTTATTCTACGAAACTATTTAATTTACCGAAACATTCATTGAGCCAAATGTGATAATTGGGGATATTATTCCACATTTTGTCCTCTGTGATTAATTTAGAAAAGCTCATTTTATCAATTCTACGTACAGGAGATTTTATAATTTCTTCTATACGTAACTGGGTAAATGATTGCACTTGCGTATCTTTCAACTGCATCAAACTATAATTACGTTCAAGTAATAACTTGTTGTCTAATACAGTCTGATATACTTTATATTTACTCTTGTTATTCTCCGCGTAATTGTAAATCTCATTCAGATCATATTGACGTTCTTCTGATAAGAAAGGAAATGATTTTACTACACGTTTTAAACCTACACCATCTAAACCAGGTATATTATCACTTACATCACCTTCCATAACTCTATACAAGATATAGTTGCTGCATGTAACACCATATTCATCCAAGATTTCTTTACAACCAAAAATTCTCTTTTTGACAGGACTCCAAATTTTGACTTTATCGTTTGCCAATTGTAAAAAGTCTTTATCAGTGGACATAATTGTTACATTACTGTCCTTAAAAGTTTCTGTAGCTAAATAAGCAATTGTATCGTCTGCTTCTATTTGATCAATCGCCATTACAGTAACAGGCAATGTATCTAAATAATTTATAGTACGAATTAATTCTTTTTTAAAATTTACAGATTCTATTTCAGATGACGATAGTTCTTCGTAATTACGATTGAGTCTAATATCTGTCTTTCTACCATTTTTGTACGCTGGATAAATCTTTCTGCGTTTCTGACTACCACCTTTACCATCAAATACAATAATAACTCGGGTAGGAGAAAGTAATTTAATTGCATACCCAATGCTTTTCAAAAAACCAGCAATACCACCTGTATGTAATCCATCCTCATTGAGAGAAGGAATGGCCATAAAACTTCTAATGTAAGTATTCACTACAATCCGTCAACCAAAAGGACATCACTATTAAGTGATTTTTTAAGTCCTCCGGTGACGGAATCGCTTTCTATGTTTTGAAATAAAGAAAATAATTTCTTCATTTCTTTGTTGTCAAAGTTGCTCATTTAATAGTTTTTTAATGTATATATTTTTGTCTTTACATTGTTCCCAGTCATGTTGCCATATAACTTTTATTATATACCCATTCGATTCAGCAATCAACATTTTATTTTTATCTTTTTCCCATATTTTAATAACTTCATCGGACGATGTAAAAAATCTAGGATCTCTGTGCCAATAAGTACCATTAAATTCTATTAATAAATTTTTTTCTTTTACAAACACATCGTATGGCTTCCCCCCAACAACATATTCATCTTGAATTGAATATCCTTGTTCTTTTAACAATCTAATTACTTCCTGCTGGCCTTTAGATTTAAAAATTGGTTTATGAATTCCACTTTTCCACTGATTTTTAGTAATTAACGATAATTTGTGTTTTGTTTCAATAGTATGTCTAAAATTAGATCGTTTGGCTTTCTTTGGTTTTCTTAATTTTAACTTATGTTCTTCTGTTAATGGCTTTCCAAGTTGTGATTGCGACATTTTTTGTTTAGTGTCTTCACTGGGTTTATACCAGTCTCTACTTTTTACTCGTTTTATTTTACTCTCAATTGTTTGACACTTTGGTAAACAATGTTTAATCATTAAATCCCTACATCTAGATTTAGCGGACTGATTATTTTTATAATATTTTTTAATACCAACAGACATTTTTTGTCTTCTTTCCGAAGAAATAAAATAACTATCTTTGGATCTTTTTTGATGAGCAACTTTAGACGTTCTAACAGCACTTATTTTTTTCAAATAAGTTTCACCATATTTATCATATAAATATTTTTTTATTTTTGATCCGATTTTGCTACCAATTTTATTTAGTTTAAATAAAGAAGCAAATCCACATATCGATTCATCTTTTATAAAGATTTGATATAATCGTTCAGATTGATCTTCAAAAAAAAGTTTTTCCGCATTGTTATCCATACTAATAAATAGTAGGCAATGCGGAAAAACATCCTATCAATGTGTTTTATTCCTCGTTGCCTGCAGTTTCTTCTGTTTCAACTACAGCATCGTCAATGATTTGACTATTAGGATCTTTGTATTTCATAATTACAGCGTCACAAATCTTCAAGTAAATTTCTTCACTCAATTCCTTGTCACTTTGCATAATGTTTACAAAGTCTTTGGATTGGAACTTCCATTCACTGCCATCGGTCTTCTTATATGTATAATAAGCACCACCTTGCTTCACCAAGTTATTTTCCTTCAATACCTTGATCCAAGAACCATAATCTGCAATTCCAGAATCAAAATAAATATCGAAACTAGCTTGACGTTGTGGTGGACCCATACGATTCTTCACAACAACTGCTTTGCATTCGTTTCCAATAATCTCTTCACCCTTTTTGAGTTTACCAGTATTATTCAAACGAACACGAACACTACAGTGATAAGCAAGTGCCTTACCACCACTTACTACATACTTGTCACCAAATGCCATAGCATTTAGATTCTGACGCAATTGGTTGGTGAATACAGTAAGAACCTTCTGACGACCAATCATAGTGGTAATCTTACGCATTGCTTTACTGATAATAATTGATTTACCCGTAGCATAACCATCTTTACCGTGGTCACTTTCAAGTTCTACCTTGGTTGATGCCGCTGCTACAGAATCAACGATAATTGTTAGAATACGATCTTTGTTGCTCTTACGAACAATAGCAATCATTCGTTCCATCTGAGCAAAAATATCTTCAACGGTTTCACATTGAACATATAGTAACTTGGATAGATCTACACCCAAACTTCTCCAGAATTCAGGAGCAGCTGCATTTTCAGTATCAATTACTACTGCAACTCCACCTTTCTTCTGAGTGTCGGCAACAACGTGTGCGGATAGCAAACTTTTACCAGTACCTTCGAGGCCGTTAAATTCTACCATTTTACCAACTGGTAATCCGCCGTGAGGACGATTACTAATCGCCAAATCCAAAATAGAAGAACCAGTGCTAATCCAATCCGTGATTTCAGATGGATTGTCTTGTTCATCTAGAAAATGAGCAATCTTTCCACCGTCTTTATTTGCTTTATTTAATTCATTTGCCAACATTTCGATAAGCTCGTCACGTTGACCCGTATCTTTACTAACACTTTTTTTTGCCATAACGTATATAACTAGAAAGCCGGTGGGGTATAAAAACTCCACCGGCTTATTTTTATTTTTTAGGAGTTAAACAAGTCATCAAATGCTTGTTCTACACTGTCTTTACCCTTAGCCTTAGCAGTACTTGGTGACTGTACTGGTTTGGCAGGAGCTGTTGCCGATGGAGTAGATGGAGTAGATGGAACTGTAAACGGAGCTTCGTCATCATCCCCACTTGTAGTTGGTTCCGCTGCAATCTCAGTGGCAGATGCTTCTGGATTCAACCACTTATCCATAACATCTTTTAGATCGTTATAGGATAGTTCTTCAAATAGATCCAAAATATTTACTTGAGACTTTAGTGCTTCAAGCAATTGTCCGTTCTTAGGATCTACTGCAACACTTACATTTGGCTTAACTCGGATACTGGTTTCTGGGAAACTAGCTCCACCTTCAGCCGTCTTGAATTCTACAACAATATCACGACCATTGGTTAGATCAGTAATATCACCGAAGTCAGGATCACTGATGATCGATAGAAGTTCTTGATAAACTTGTTTACCAAATCCCCAGAACTTAACTCCTTCACCTTCTTCACCACGAACGATAACTGGTACGAAAGTACGCATCTTTGGTTCCATCTTACGACCCATCTGCCAATCTTCCTTTGAACCAGTCTTCTTCAGACGGTTAGCAAATTCAACGATTGGATCTGGACGACCAAAACTATCAGGAGATAGATATGTCTTGTTGTTGATGTTGTAATGAAACTTTAGTTCGATGAATGGATTCTCCGGTACATACTTGTACGGAACAATACGAACTACCTGTTTTCCAGGCTTTGGTTTCCAAATCAAGTTAGATTTTTGATTTGTGTTTGAGAGAGAGCTCAAACGGCTCTTTAACTTACTTAGATCTAATGCCATAATTATTTAATGTTTAATGTTTAATTAGTTAATTAATTCGTCTGGTTCACTCAAACCAGATTGTATAACCAACTCGAAACTAAGTCTACACTAGGTGCAGACAAAAATCAAGTCAAAAATATATATCAAATTTCGGAGATAGAAAACAATTTTAATGGAACTATTTTAACCCCAACTTCATTTGTTAAAATGATACTATTTTTATATAAATCCCAATTTAATTGAAAGCTCTTATCAAATACACCATTGTTTTCGTCAGCAATCAACTTATTCATTGCGTTGAGCGTATATAGTGTATTTGTTTGCTTCTTACGATGTATGCTAATAGTGCCTTTGAATCGATTATTGCGATCATTCTTTTCCACATTGAATGTAAGATATAACTCCCTTAGATTAGTTTCATTAGCAAAAACAAATATCTTATTATCTATAAGAGTATATTGATTTGGTATTTCTTTTAATACGTCTATATAATTTAAGCTATTTGCGAATGTGCAAAGTAGTTGTTTTTGTATTATCATATTTTTTCAACGACTTTCTGACCTTCTACTTTGAATGTAAATTTACTTCCGCTACTACTATCCATCAAATAATAAACATATGTTGGAGTTGGCACATCATCAATAGATGCAATGCCATTGAACAAATATAAATTGACAGTTAGATATCCCTGACTAGGCAATATGTTAATTCTTATTTTACCCAACTTGAGATCATCTATTTTTTCTGGAAGTACCAATTTATAATCCTTCTTATATCTCAACTTTTCAATTTTATCGCCGGTAAATTTAATCAACGGCAAACTAACGTTATTTCCAAATACTGCTTCTGAAGACAATACACTGGATAACTTGATAAATTCCTCTCTAATTTTTTCAGGATTAGATGTACTTACATCCTTCAAAATATTATTCAAAATCAATTCGATATAACCAAGTGCTAAAACATTACTTCTGTATTTTAGAATTGGTTGTAGCTCGGATCTGTCTACACACTCACCTTCATCATACGCATCCAACAAATGATCAATTGTGCCTAATGTGGTATTTCTTAAAGACGCAGCTTCTACTGCTTGAGATTTATCGATTATGACTGGAAAATATTGAACAAGTAATGGATTTTCTGCAAATTTATAAATTTGCCCTATTAATCTACTATCTTCCCTTGTAGAGTTTAAAGATTGTCTAAAACTATTTAGATTTTTGATTAGCTGTGGTTTCAATGCTGCGGATTCAGAATCACAATCATCATAATCTTCTTTTACCGATTTTATATCCTTCTCAATTTCTTTTTCCAAATGAGCCAAATTACGTAATTCGGTACTTTGCATCTTTTGCACATCCGCGTTTAGTTCTTTGAATAAAAAGTTGTTTATCTTAATTTCAAATGGTTTAATCAGATTAATAAAATTTTGGAAAATATTATTTATATACTCAGGCAATTGTTTAATCTTCTTAGTAAAATCTTTAATACTCGACACAATCGTATCAACAATTCCTTCTTGCAATGTATTTTCTTTTACTGATTTCTTTGGTGAAATTGGTATTTCTTGTCCAATATAGCTTACCAATTGTTGTAGTACGTGTCCCAATCTAGCACTACCAGCTTTCAAACTAATCAAAGCAAATTTAACATCTTTGCTATTAACTTTTGCCATTGAGTCTTCGTCTTGTTGAGATATATCTCCAGATTGAAGAGCTCTATAAACATCGTCAGCTTTTCCGCCATATATCAAAACAATATCAGCTGTGTTTTCTTTCGTTTCTTTTCCCTGTACAAATTTTTTATTATATTCACCTGAATACTGATAAAACTTTCTTATGTCTTTATGAATAAAGTCCGTAGGCGATCCCAATTGAGAAAGTGATACACCATTCTTACTCCCTATTTCTTTAAGATCAGTATCCACCAAATCATAAATCTTTAAGTTTTCATCTCTTGCAATCTGTTTTTCTATTGTCTCTAACTTACTTCTTAAATCTCCCCATTCTTTTAAGAATTTGATTGCATAATCGTGATAATCGCCGCTCACACTTAAGTTTTTAAAGTCGTTTATACCATTAGCAAACAATATAGGAATAGTTTCAAATATTAATGTTCTTTGACTTTTTTCAGCGTTTTTTAAAAATTCCAACTTAGACAAAAGATCCTTGTCCATTAAAGAGTAAATTCTTTCTGCTTTTTTCAAATAAGATGATGGTGATATAGCGTCAGACACTATCACATTTTTCGACTGACTTTCATCATATACTTGTTCTCCAATAAAACTACCCTCAGTATCATACCAATTAAATCCTTTTTTATAGAACCCAAATTTTTTAGCCTCGTCTACACTATAGTTTACTAATGGAGTTTGTCCAATTAGTATTGCTTCTACACCACCAGCGTCAATTTGTTTTTCTTTGGGAGTTCTATCATCGGTATCTTTGTCACTAACAATATCTTTTTCTAGTGTTTGATCCAATGTAGCTGGTTCTTCTTTTGGTTTTGAAGAATCGTCTTTTTGATCAGCTCCTTGTTCAGCATCTGCTTTAAAAATATTAGCTTGAGCCTTCTTAGGATTTTCTGCAAAGTGAGTACCTTTGTTTACAGCTCTATCTCTATATTGTTTGTTTGGAAATGTTACAAGTATACCATCTTTGTTGTATGCTTGTCTATCAGGAAATCTACCAGCTTCAAATAATTTTGCAGTCTTTTCTACGATTTCATTAATATCATAACCAGCCTTCTCCAAGTACTCTTGCAATACAAAAACGTGATCTTCGTTTTTAAGATCCAATGTTCCGTTTTTAATACGACTATCACAACCAATTTCGTTTACTAATGATTTAAAGTTCATCTGTTATAAATATACATATAAATATATTTACAATTGGACTAATTTCAAATCATTGTAATTATTTCCAGTGTAGGTTTTTACCTTAAATCGTTTGTTTTTGATAATATCAACCAAATCAATTAGTTCTTGTTTATTCGTATCATTGTGTACATCAAATACAATTGAGTCATACACATATAGTATAGGCACGATTCTTTTATCACTAACAAACTTAATGCACTTACTTAAACTATCAATACCATATTCAGTTTCAGCAGCTTGAATAATATAAGAAAACAATTTGTTTTTGTTGGGGTCAACAATGTGTTTATTTGTAATCTTACGTTTATAGATAGGAGTTGTTATGTATCCATTCTTTTCAAATTTTTGCCAGTACTTGTCCTTTAATTCATTTACCTTCGCAAAATATGGAATATCACAATACTGTTGGGAAATTTGTCCATATAGATTAACCATCGTCAGTTTCTTCGATTTAACTATATCATCTGGTGTTACGATTTCAATATCAAAATAGTGTTTCGCTAAATGTTCATATATGGTCTCCTTTTCAGGAACTTTATAATCAATCAAATTAGCCACAATATAAGGATGAAACCCAGTGAAATCCACCATCATTAAGTGACCAGATTCCCCATATCTAGACACAAAACTAGCTCTAGATCCATCATCTTTTTTAAGCGCTACATAATTGATATTATCATATGCATTGCTTGGTCTACCCGTTGGATTATAAATGTTATAATTTGTATATATGAATTTGTTGTACGTTTTGCTTTTAAAGTATTTTGAAAATACATCCGTATCAACTTTTAATCCGTTTTTCTCCACCTCAAACAAAGTATCGGATATAACATTATTGAAAAACTTGAAACAATAATTGTCTGTGTCTTTGTCACCCAAAGACTCAATTTGCTTTATTTCAACGTCAAATATTCGTTGGTGTATAACATAAGGTAATATCATATTGAAGTTATTGATATTACGATAACTATATTTTAGGAAGTTTTCAGTCAAACACTCCACTTCGTCGAGTATTTCATTGTTATCAATGAAACCAAACAAATTAACATCTATCAAATTACAATTTAACCAGTACTTGTACGTCTTCTTGTTGTTGACATATACACTTACATTTTGTGACTCAATATCAGATTTAAACTTTTCAAAACTACAATCTATAGGTAAATCTGTATGCGCAAAATTCAAATACTGTTTTGTACCATCTTTAAAATTATAAATGAAAGCAGCAATAATATCATTACAAGCATTATGATAATTATTGTGTTTTGTAACTAATTTTAAATAAATTTTAGATGAATACTCCACAACTTAATTTTACATCAACAACATCAAAAGTCAATTTATTTGTTTGTAAAATTGAGTAAGATTTGAAAAAACATCATTAGCACCTCTGATTATGGTGTTTATTTGTTCCACTTGTTTTTTATTAAATTCTATTACTCCCTGTTGTAATAACATCTTGCCATCGTATTTGCTATTTAATACGCCTGTAATCTTCCATTTGAATTTTACCTTTTTAAAAAAGTTACTGTCCATTTTACTATACACATCAGATGAAACTTCAGTTATCTCATTGTAATTTATTTTAGAAACCACATATCTTTCTATATATCCAACTTTGTAGTCTTTATCAGTCGGATTTGGCAAAAATGTATTTGGTAGGTTAATATTGAAATTACCCAAATTTAATTTTGTCTTGGTTATAATATCTGTGTCTTTTATTGTCATACAGGCACCAATTCAATATTTTGATCTGCTACACATCTAGCTAAGCAACCAACAACAGTTTCCCATTTACCATTTCCAGCGGTTACGTAATGTGTAACATCGGTAATCATAAATATAACGTTTTCAGGAATATATGGTTTTGGAAAATTAGAAATACCAAAGTGTTGAAACATTCTAAATCCAAATATACCATCAAACGTTACAGTCAATGAAAAGTTTGGCGATATACCACTATATAATGACAAGTTGTTTTCTATATCTTGATCATCTATAATTTGCCCCAACTTATCCTTCAAATCAGTAGATAAGTTTAATTGTTTATAGTTCTTTGAAGCATCATTTGCATTTTCACCTGTAGCTATGTAAGCACTGGTAATAGTTAATACTTTGTCTATAGCACCGTGAGTTTGTATTGTAGAAATCAATTGGTTTTGATCCACTGTAATTTCATCTTGTGAAGGTACAGTGTTACTTTCACCGGTACCAGTTTCTTCTTTATTAAAAACGTCCAATCTATCTATAAAACTAGTTGCTGGTACACTTGAATTCTTCGCACTCATAGATGTATCAGAATTATCTGGTTTATTTATACCAGCTTGAAATAGTGTTAATGTAGCTTGTTCACTTGTTAAAGACGTATCAAGACTAATATTTTTTATACACGACTCAGTTCCACCCGCATCAAATACATACACCTGTTTCAAACTCGGAGCCTTATCACCCAAATCAATATAATTGTTATCTAGTATTGATAACCCACCCAAATCATCCTGTGATATTTGAAACTTCCAAAATCCATTTGAAGATTCATTGATAATGTTTAACACAGCATTTGCAAATTGTTGCCAAGTTTGAACTTCTTTATTTTCTACAATTTCAAGCACTTTAGTCTTGCTTATATAGATATTTTTTAAATTGCCATATCTAAATTTCTTATATGTTCTCTTGATAGTAGAAGATCTTTGTTTTTGTGGATCTGTTAATACCAATTCTTGACCACTCAATTCAACATTTTTATCATAAATAAATGGAAATGATATATTGTCAGATGGATTATCTTCGCTCAATCCACCAATATCATAATACAATCTATTTATAACCGTGTCTAAATTATCTCTATAAGCACCAGCTGTTTTGAACACGGTTTCTACCTTTTTAGCAGCTCTATATAGTTCATCATTTACATCGGTAATTTCTACATCGTATTTGGATTTTAAAAAGTTATTTTGATTTGGATCTCCATTTTTCAAATAACCACCTGATTTTATCTCTGTTTCCACTCTACTTTGCGCAGTCGGATCAAGTTTATTATTTTTTATAGTGTTTAAATAACTTTCGTCTGGTAATTTCTTGCCAATATTAAATTTAGGAGCAATACCATTTGGAATTAATACATGCGGATCACAACTTATTAAGTTAGGATGTGCGTTAATAATCTTATCAACATTTATAGTAAATGTTTTATTTGAAACAACCGAACAAAATTTGTTAGCCACCTCAAAAAGAAAGTCCAATTGCATCCAAACTTCATCATCACCTTTAGTGTCAAAATCACATCTATCATCTTTATATGATACAGCTTTATAATTTACACCACCAATTTGAACAGACTTGTACGATATACCATCATCACCAACTGGAATAGACGGTTTTTTGTACACATTAGGTGCATCGGTTCTGCCTATAAAAATTCTATTTTCAACTTTACCATCGTAAAATGTTTGTTGTTGTATAAAATGTTGATTTATTGAATTATCATAATCTTCTGAATTGGATATACCGTTTGTTGCGATATACTCCATAAAATTCTTTCTATCTATAATAACTTGTTTTAACTTAGGTAATGCTGTTTTTAAGAAAGTCTTTAGGCCAGTATACTCTTTTGTTTCCGTTGGAATCTTTTTTCCATTTGCATCCGTTTTTGTTTCTACGGCGGTACTTACGTTATTTTCAGCTGGCATACCAGCAAACAATGCCTGACGAGAAGTTAATTCAACACTACAATCATATATCGTGCCATCTTGAGTAGCAAAGTTATATTTTGTGATAATGCCCGTTATACATCCATAATTGCCATATGACTGATACCACTTGTCCATCACTTTTTGAGGGCTTTGTATTATAGACCAACATTCATTAGTATTACTCAATTCGATTAATGAATTAATATTAAATAAGTTCCACCCAATTTCAACGAATACATTTATTCTGGGTGTTAAAAAGAATGGTGCTAAATATTCCAATTGAGCCAATCCATAACATTTGAATTTTATCGTAGCAAAAGATAACATATCTTTGCTAGTTTTTATTTCTATGCTATCCAAATTAGGAGGGGGTAATACAGAAGATACTTCAGATTTCTGTACACTCTCTACAATATTACCATTTTTGTTAAAAGTACTTGGCCACTTATAAGAAAATTGAGATCGGTATTTAAGATCTATATAATGCGCTTCTCCATTGGCTTCATATCCAATAATAGCCTTATCTTGTTTTAATATATTACCTTCTTGTTTGAATCCATACGATTCATAAAAACCGTTTCCAGGAATAAATAAAAAACCATCGTATTCTTTTTCCTTACCATTCTTATTCAATATTGTGCTACGTGGCACCAATCCGTTTCCTGCTATACCAGTTCCATTTGAAAATACACGTATCCACGGAGTCATTGGACCTTTGTACTGACCGTGTTTATTGAAAAAGTCATAAACTACACCACTTGGATCTCCTGAACTTGGATAGTTGAAACCAACGTTATTTGTGTTTTTTCTACGCCGTAACTCACGAATCAGTGCAACTGGAATATTTTGCACTTCCCACCATCTAGGTTCTTCTGCAATTTCATCTTCGTATGCCATATAACTTAACTATTAATCTGTTTGAGATTCTGCAATATATTTGGTAAGTTACCTGGTATTCGCAATTGTTTATTTGCATTAACAGATAATTTACCATCTGATATATTATTAGCCAATGCGATTATCCACCAATACATTTCATTACCATAATACTTTTTAGCTAAACTGTCTAAATAATCTTCATTAGACGCTGTAATATATAGATCATCTTCAGATTCGGGTATGTTTGGATAATATGTTGTTTTAAACACTATTTTACCATCATATCTTTTTTCTGTTGGTGTAAATTGATATCTCATTTATTTCCTTGTTTATCAACATCATATCTCATATTCGTTGAGAAATCATTATTAGCCACATCATTATAATCTTTGCCATTATATAAATCAGTTGTACCAAATGTGGATACAGTAGCAGTTTCCCCAATATCTGCTTGTGTAAAGGTTGGAACAGGAGCATTTCCCCAAACAGCTCTTCCTGTTTTTGGTCTGTCTTTTTCCATTATAGCCATTGTGATACTAATTTCCGCTTCTCTTGGAAACTGAGCTACTTTACCTTTCATACTGGTTTTACCTTCTGTAAATATATTACCCAAATTATAACTCCAATCTTGGTTTTTTACAGTACTTTCATTGATCAGTTCCCAAGATGCATCTTCTGGTATAGATACGTTGCAAGCATTTAATACAACGCAATGGTTCTTATAAAAGTCACCAAATGTAAATTGTACCATAGGCGGTATCATAAATCCACCATTAACAGTAGACGTATAATTAGAAGGTCTAGTTAATCCTACCAAGTAATTTACACGTTGCCACATAGTCAATAATTCTTTAACAGAATGTGCTACCACTTTGAAGTTGAAACTAACATCTCTTGTAAATCCTTTGTAATAGTATAACTTGTCAGGTCTTCCAAGATATTCAATTGGCTCCCAGGTTGATGTATTATTTTCTTGCAATCCTTTTACCGTAGCATTAAATGGTATGAATCTATTGTTGACAATATCATAAAAATAAAACTTAACCAAATCAGGACCCAATCCATTAAATTGATCGTTATATTTTTCAGCAAATTCATCAGCATTTAACACACCCAAACTGTTGACATAATCAACGTTATTGGTGGGTCTTATAAATCTGTCTTTACCCACTCGTTTACCCAATAAGGTTGGGAATTTTTCTTTTTCTGGATCTGATCTTATTCTTCCTGTGTATGTATACTGATTTGCACTATCAGATCCCTCGGGATTCGTTCTATCCGATTTTACTTTTGCCAAATAATTAAAACCTACATCATCAGTAACATTTTGTTGTATTTTTCCAAATGCTGGATAATAATCATATTTTTGATTGTCTATTCCAGCAATTGTATTTTTTAAAGTAACGTTTAAGTCTTGGAGATATTGTACAGTTTTATCCGTTTTATCTGAAAGAGTACGTTGATAATTTAATGATAACTTTGGATCTGTATATTGTTTGTAGTTTAATAGTTGATCGCTGTATTCTACATCACCATCTATTTTAACCAAGTCGCCATATCGGTTGGTGTTAGCTCCGTCTACAGAACTAATTTCAACGTTATCAATTGTATATGAATCGGTTAATTTACCAACGCCAGGAGTAGTCGAATATGTAACCGATAAAAAGCTATTGTTTCTTAAATTTTTATTGCTTTGAACATATAATCTCAATCTTTTTGAAACTATGTTTGTTAACGGTGTAGCAAAAAATCTCATTCCACTGGTACCACTACTGTTACCGCCTGTTATATTTTGTAATCCAATAGCTTTCAATAACCCACCAATAAAACCACCTTTTGTTTTTGGTTGGGTACCTGTAAATAATAAATTGTTGCCTTGGTTTACGCCAACATTTAAATTTTGACTTTTTTTGCCACCACGATCTCCACCGTCTTGTGTAATAAAATTACTCCATCTATTAGTATTCAACATTAGCTGATATGTATCTTCGTCCGCTCTATAATTTAATCCTGCTATTGGTTGAGTAGGTGGCAACAATCCACCTAGAATCGTATTATTCTTTAAAAATGATCCAGCCGCTTTTAATAGATTACCGAAAAATCCACCTTTAGCTGCCGAATTACTCATCAAACTCTTGTATCGTTTGTTATTATAAGCAGAGGTAGCTGTATTACCTCTTAGTAATCCTTTAACACCGTCTCGACCTGTAATAGGCATTACTTGATCCGCTTTATCACCTCCACCAAGCAATCCTGTAAAATTAAAGAATCCTCCCAGTCCGCTTTTTGGCTCACTAGCAGCACTAGCCACACTACTACGTGGTGGAGATGGATTTCCTTCAGTAGCACCAAATAAACCACCAATAGCTTTGGTAATGCCACCGAGACCAGCGGCTCCCATTAAACCACCCACAAGGTTGCTGCTATCTATAAATCTGGTTGGTCTTTCTATAGCACCAAATGTTGACAATCTAACTGCGGCTAAAAGAGGACTAGCTGGGTTATAAATCTTTGTTTCGTCAAACGGAGCAAATCCCTGTAGTATTATTTGTTTTGTTAAAAACGTAGCACCTTTGCCAGATCCCAAAAATCTTCTGATACGCGTTCCATCTCTTAATGCGGATTGTATAGGAAACGATCTGCTAACGTTTATCTTTTGACGCTGCCCTTGATTAGGATTTGCATAAAACGGAGGTGCTAATTCGCTACTAATTAATCCTTTGGTATATAAATCAGTTGGCTTATTTTTGCTATACAATACTTCACTGTTATTATTAGTGTTGAATAACGTTTCTAATTTACCAGGCGCTCTTAGGTTTATATACTGTTCAGTATTTGGCGGTAAAGATAAACCAGCACCTTGTATATTAGAAAGTGTGGTAACCTGCGCACCATCATTGCCTATTGCGCTATAATATGTATTACTATTTGCCATTAATTATAAATATTAGATTAATTGGTTGTTGCTTGACCAAATGAACCGAATTTTGAATTACTTGTTGCCAATAGTTGATTTGCACGTTGTCCATCAATATATACAGCAATTTGACCAGATGCCATCATCGATGTTAGTTTATCTAGTTTTTCAACCACCGCTTTGTTGGAACTTACAATTGCATTAATAATAGAATCAGTTTGTAAACCTTGTTGTTTATATTTTTCATCAACTTTCGTAGATTTATCAGTAGGTTCATCAGTAACACCAAGTATTTTACCAACAAAATTAAATCCTTTTCCTACTAAATCGACTATAAATTCACCTACTCCTTTTAACTTCTCCAATACTTTTTCAAGCGCATTAATAATAAATGTAAAAGCGCCACTGAATGTATCTTTTAGAACGGATCCAACTTCCGATACAGCAGACTTTATTAGTTGAAACGCTTTTTTAAATGGATATGTAATTAAATCAAATATTACGTCCACTACTGATTTAAAAGCGTCAACAAATGTTGTTTTTAAAATATTAATAAACTCAGGTATAATTTGAGCTGCTTTTTTAAATGGATACGTAATTAAATCAAATAACATATCAACTACTGATTCTATACCATCAACGATTGCTAAACCAATTTTTGATGGAGATTTACCGCCCCATAGGTTCATTAGCCAATCATAACCCGCTTTAAATGCCCATATTAATGCTGACAGAAGAGCTGGACCTATTGAGACAATTCCCTTGAGGATTAATACTCCTAGTTTTAGTACTACAGTAGAAATTGCTAATGGCAATTTAATTGCACTAAACATAATCATTTGAAAAAAAAGATTTCCAATATTAAAGAAAATTTTACCCCAATCTATCCCACCACTTCCACCACTAAACAACTCTTCGATTTTATCGGGCAAACTTGTCAATGCATCCAATAAAAAGGTAGTTACATCTTTATATATTGATCCAAAATCTATGTCTGCTAAAAACGATGGTATCTTTTTAAGAAAATCCCCAACCATTTTTAATGGCTCTATTACCAAAGCATTAACTACGGCTTTTAATCCAGCCACAGCTTTTTGACTCGTAGTACCCGTTGTGTCATTAAAAGCTTTAAAAAATGCTATGCCGCCTTGTATCACAGATACAACTAATCCTATAGGGCCCAAGAATTTAGCTACTGCTCCAAAAAGTGGTCCTAACTTTGAAAAAATCCCAACTCCAGCGCCAAGTTTACCAAATATTCCACCGACGAAGCTTCCTATTCCTTTCACCGAACTACCTAGTCCACTAAATACTTTTGAAATTATATTTCCAATTTTTGAAATTGCTGGAAATTTTGTAAATACTTTTTCAATATTTATTCCGACATTCAATGCACCATTTGAAAGTTTTGTTAATTGCGTAGCTCCTTTTCCGATAAAATTAGATATGTTTTGAAAACCCGCGCCGAATCCTTTTAATGTATCAGCCGTCGATTTTAATACGCTAGCTACCTTTTCACTTTTGACCGCAATAGCTTCAAAGGTGTTTATAATACCAGATGTACTTGTTGACCATCTAATAATAAAACTTGATATTTTTAGTACAATCGATGAAAATTCAGAAGCATAGGAGATTAACTTCCCAAATCCACTGATTAATTTCCCTACACCGCCGAGTACAATTGAAATTATGTTTAAACTTTTAAACATCATATATAGTTTACCTACGTCTTGAGCAAATGATTTGACAGACTCTCTGTTGTCTTTTATGTACTTTAATAACTCTGTAAATATTGGCCCTATTTGTTCCAATATAGGTCCGATAAATTCCATAAAAATTGCATTAATTTCATTTTGCAATTGTTTCATTCTGGTTTGATTTTTTTCTTGAATCAACCCCTTTTCATATTCGGCCTGAGCAGCTTTTTTAGCAGCTATAGGATCTTTCTTCATCATCTCCGCCATTTGTTTTTTCTTTTCAGCTTCAGCTCTTACCAATGGATCTTTTGATTTCAATGCTTCTTTCAGATTTTCTTCAGCGTTTAACATTTCTTGTAATTCTTTTACACTCTTACCAGCTGCCTTCGCAAATGCCTCTTGTGCAATTGGATTTAACTGATTGAACTTAATTTTCTTAGCTTGATCCAATATTATTTTGTTAGCTCCAACAATATCGCCTTGAAATGCCAATCTACGAGCTTCATTGAAATTAATATTTTTACCAATTAATGCACTAGCTTTTAATTCTGATTGAATACTACTTTCAAAATCAAGAAGACCTTTTGCAGTTTTAGCCATATTATCAAGTGTAGTACCCATCTGTCTAGCTTGAGCAGCTGCTCTAACCATTTCATCTGCATTTTTACCAGAAAACATTCTAGCTTCTTCGGATGCATTTGCTACATCGTTCATCACATCATCCAACCCAACGCCATAAGCATTTGCAGCAAATTTTGCCAATCCCAACATATTTTGTTTGGCTATTACACTTTTACCAGATACACCACCTAACGTTTGTAAAAATTTAATGCTTGTTTCAGAAGCTACACCAAATTGTGCAGACATTATTGAAACATCTTTTACCAATCCTTTTTCCATAGATTGCAAACTTGTAAAAGTCGAACCTATTTGTTTCATTGTACCACCAAGTTGTTCAGCATTTATACCAAACTCAGCTAACTCAATAGAAGCGTCTCGTATGTTTTTTTCAAAAATTGCACCTTGGCTAGGCAACAATCCAAATTTTTGTCTTACATTTGTAGCAGCAGTATCAATTTGGTCAAATATGTCTAATATTTTTGTAAAAGTACCAACTATTGTAGTAGGCATATTTAGTTTGGTCATTAAACTGCCCGCCAAATCACCCATCTTATTTAACAACTTTTCAGCCTCCTGTAAACCTTTTTTGAAGACGTTTAACAAATTAATTGATGCATTTAACGCAATATTTTTTAACTTTAACAATTCTAACTGAGAAGCACTAGTTGCCAACAATTGTCTTTCCAAATTTAACGATGCTTTTTGTTCATTGAGTTGATTTTGCAATAGTTTAACTTGTTCACTCCCTGGATCTTTACTTTGCTCGAAGTTCAGCTTAGCTGATGTTGTTTGTATTTGGTCTAGTATGTCTTTTTCCTTCACAAAACTGTTGATTCGTGCCTGCGCCAATTCATCTAACTTTTTTTCAGAATGTTCAAGTTTTATTTGCAATTGTTCTTGTAAATTTTTTCCTTTTAACTGTTCATCAAGCTTATCTTGTTGTGTTTTATATACTTGACCAAGTTGCTTAGCTATATCAAGCATTTTTTTCTCAGCCTCAACACTAGCGGCGAGATCAGATAATGTCTTTTTAGTTTCGGTGCTTAAATTATTAAACGCCTCTGCTAATTTATTAGCGGTTTCTTTATCAAACGGTTGTGCTGCCATATAATATATAAATATGACAACTATATCATTTTACACTAAAAAGGCTTATCTACTTTGCCTGACTTTTTAGCTGGTTCTTTGTAACTATCACTTTCTTTGTTCTTTATATTTGCCAATTGAGCATAATAAAAATTGCGCAAAAATACAGGCAATTGATACGCAATTTGTACATTTACCGCTCCTTGCGAGAAGTAACTCAATTCAAATATTTGACTGTGAACTTGTACCTTGTATTCAGGACTCAGGCCAAAAAAACTGTACCGTCATCGGTACATCCATCCTTTCCACCTCACCACAGTGTTCACAAACAAAGTCGAAACCCATATCCAATTCAGGCGCAATTGTTTTAATATAGGATCTCAACGCCATACTGTCCTTTGACAACAATTCATTATCAACAAATTTATTGATAGCGGCTATATCAGGTTTACCATCAATGCTAACAATCAATCTCTTAAGTCTGGTGGTAACTTCAGCGCTGGATTGTTTTTTAATCTTGGTCAATGCTTTAATATCACGTTCAATACTTTCCTGATCACCAGACGTAATTAGTTTAAATGTGATTCGTCTCTTACAAAATGGAAACTCAAATTCAAATTCATTAGTACCTTTTTCAAACTTACTGAAATCTACTTCTTTTTCATTTAGTGTGCTTAAATCAATATAAGTTTTGTTTTCGGTGTTACACTTCTTACATTCAATCTTTACTGGTCCATATTTATCACCATATGCCAATCGTCTAGCAGCAATAAACAAAGCGTTTTTATCAATCATTAATAGGTCTTGGGTACGTACACCAGGCGTAACAATTAGACCTTCCAACAATTTGTCCAATACAGTACCGTTTTTGATGAAATTTTCATTGGTCAGAATATCTTCTTCCCTAGCTGTCATCATCTTTAATTCAATAGTTCCTTTGCTCAGTGGATTGGATTCATCGTAAAAATAACCCTTTGATGGCAACTCAATTGTTTCGGCTGGATAACTCGTAGCTACAGGAGCAGGAGCAGCTGAATGTTGTTGTTTTAATTTTTGAATAATAATTTCGTCACTCATAACTTTATAACAATATATAGAACTTTATATAACTTTTTAGTTATTATATTTAAGTACTTGCTTGATGTTTTGCAGCATCATACATCGATTTTTTTGAATCCACAACTTTTTTAGCATTTTTTAAAGAAATGTCTGCCGCTGCCTTTTCTTCTGGAGTTGTAGCTGCAGTATATTTTTCATTTGCAACATCATATTTTTCTTCAGCGTCATCTAATTCAGCTTGTCTTTGCACAACTAATGCTAAATTTGCTTTATGTGTCGCTGATTTAACTTTAGCTTCATCTTCTTTTAAGATACCCACAATCAACTTCTTTAATAACTTCTTTTGCTTTTCAGTTAATTTACCGCTGGTATTACCCAACTTGTTGTTTAATATACGATGTATCTTTGAATTATAACTTCCAAATAAATCTATAATAAATAATTTTTGTTGTTCTGGGGTTAACGTTGAATATTGATATCTCAATTGACTTGCGCTTCTTACAGGTGACCCCAATACTGTAAAATCTGTTGTTGGAACAGTAATTAAGTAACCGCGGTTAATTGCGGGTTCCAATTTACTTTCGTTTCTTGGCATTGGTTGTAAATACGAAAGAGATCCGTCTTTTTTGACAAATCTCTTGAATCTAGGATCTTCAGCCATATCTTTTTGACTAACTGCAAAAATGATACTATCACGTTCTATATTGATTGGTATCTGATTTGATACACTTTTCAAGTTGTAGTTGTTCTTTACATTTAGTATTTTGTTGGCTGGTATGCCAGTTGCCATCATCATTTCTTTTTTCTCATCAAATGAAAAAGGTGACTTTGGCAATTTAATTACCCCCGTTGTGGTTACGTATACATCATTACCACCAAATTTGGTGCTTAAATAATTATATACACTTTTGTGCCCTGTGTGAAAGGGGTGAAATCTACCAGGATAAATGACGAATACTTTCTTGCCCATTTGCATATGTTAATAAATAGAAAACCCCACAGATAAATGTGGGGTTCTTTTTGATTTGGCAAAAATATTAATATTGAAGAATTGCGTAATCAATTGCAATTGATAGGCTGATCATTTGAGCAGCACCATCATCACTCCAATCCATTTCTTGGAAATCAGCAGTTACAATGAATGCACCTACCAACTTCCATTCTTCTACTTTATCACCAACTGGACCAAGAACGTTGATGGTCAAATCTTTCTTGTAAAAGTCTTGATAACCATCACGACCAGTAACAGATTCGTGATGCAACCGAACCCATTCCATTACAGCTTGAGCGCCAGATGGTACAATTGGATCATAAAGTTCCATACTGATTTCATCCCATACACTCTTGCCTTTGTAGTAACGTTTTAGATTGATATGATCAAGTTCTTTCTTAGCTTGTGTTAGCTTAGGACGATTGACCTTTTTAATAATGAATGATGGAATGCCATCAACATAAAGAATAAAACGATTCTTTACTTTTGGCTCGAAATTTGTTTGAAATATTTCACTTGGATTTAGTAGTTCTGCCATATTTTTACCTTATTGTTCTTGAATATAAATATTAAATGATTTAGTTTTATATAAAGTTTTTTATCATTTACTCAAATTTTTATCTGTAATATTGGTTATAGTGTCTTTTAGTTGATTAACGTACCCAGTGGATCTCAAAAGTTTGAATACCAAGTTCTCTGTACTATACTCCCCACTCTTATCCAATCCAGCTTGACGCATTTCATATAACCGTTTTACCAACCGCTTTAATTTATCCAAATTTTGTTCTTTTATAGCAGTATTAATAAATGTTACATATTCTTTGTATTTCTTAGAAATAGCAGCTTTATCTATCTGTATATCTTCAACTTTTGGTTTTTTTACCCAAGCATTTTTCATCAAACTATATACAGCTTGACTTCTATTGACTTCACTAATATCTTGAATATAAACTTCTACTGGGTGATTACCAATTCTAATATCGTGTGATTCGTTCCATTTGCTCTTTAATCCATCTACATAATTCTTAACAAGTTCTTTATTGTCACCAATTTTAGAAAAATCTACAAGCAAATGTAAATCTATATCGCTGGTTGGAGTCCAATTATACCCAGCGGTACTACCAAGAAAATAAACATCTTCAAGGGGTACATTCAAATCAGTATCTTTATAGAAAGTATTGGCAATGGTTAATAGTTTATTTAGCACTTCAGTCTTTATTGCATCTTCAGTTGCCCAAATTTCAGGATTTAAAATACTATTATAAATTCTATGTTTTTCTTTGATACCCAACATTTCTTTTAGTTGATTGATAGTATCTATAGCATTTTTATGCAATATTGCTTTACCACCAGCATTAATAAAATCATTTACATTATCTTCTCGGTCATCTATCAAGATACTATCAGCAGTTGCAAACTTCGCTTTTAAGTTTCTATGCGGTACCAAATTAGCTTTAATATCTATTTTATTATTAGCCAACCATTGCTTTTTACCAATATAAGATAGCTTGGTAGGCGCATGACTTAATATTTCTACAGGCAAATGTGAAACAAAATTATAAAGCAATTTGCCATCTTTCATCCAAGGCATTGTAGTATAATATTCAGGACAGTTTTTATCTACAAACTTAAATCTATTCTTCTTACCGTGTTCAACATCATAAGTTTCTACAGGCACACCACCGCTATAGCGCTTAAACTGTGATTCCCAATCACTTATTACACCATCCATATCCAAATATATTCTATGTTTATTAGTAATCATTTATAATAAATAGTAGCATATCAAGCGCTTATCTTTAATTTAACTATCAATAATTTAGTATTATTTAATTAATATTTAACAAGCATCTAATTAAACAAGCGCTTGCTTTAGCTTATACTTTATATAAAACAAAAAGTCAAGACTATTAGTTATTTTAATTTGAGAATAATACTCTAACATATTGACAATCATATAAAACATTATCTGATCCTGGAGTTGATATTCTACAACTACCTGCAAGTTGCGCATTAGGTCTTCTTGGTACTGCAATAAACATATTATTTATAGATTGACCAGGATTTTCATATTCATATGTTGCGGTACCAGCTACCACATAATTTGCATTTGCAAAAGCTGTGGTAAAATTAATTGTATAATCTCCTGTACCATTATCAGTTATGGAACTTACATTGTTTGAAGCATTTGGTGATATACCAGATGTACCACTAGTGCCACCCCCATTAAAATGTACCCAAGCTTTAATACTAGATATGCCACTACTACCGCTAGTGCCTGGACTACCATTTGCGCCACTGGTGCCACTGGTGCCACTGGTGCCACTGGTGCCTGGACTACCATTTGCGCCATTACTACCGCTAGTGCCCGGACTACCATTTGCGCCACTGGTGCCACTGGTGCCTGGACTACCATTTGCGCCACTGGTACCACTGGTACCGCTCGCGCCACTTGTTGATTTATGTACTACGCCGGTAGTGTTATCTACTGTTAAAAAGTAACCAGTTGCGTTACTGGTCAGACCTTCCAGTTTGAGTGGTAAATTTGTAGAAGATCCACTTATATGCAATTTATTAGTAGGACTTGTTGTACCTATACCAACATTACCATCTGATTCAATACGCATTTTCTCAGTCAAATTTTGACTTCCACTGGTAGCAGAAGTTAAAAATGCAAGATAACCTTTTGTTGTCTGTAAAGTTCCTTCTTTGCTTACACCAACATAAATGCTTGCTTTTACTGAATCAACGTCAAATCCAGGATAATATACTTTAAAATCAATTGCTCTAGATCCTGATCCATAAGCAGCAGCGTCAATTGGTTTACTAAGTGTTAAAATAGTTGATGGACTTGTTGTGCCTATACCAACGTTGCCATCTGATTTAATATAAAATAAATCTGAAAATGAATTACTAGCAACAGGTGATCTAGCAATTACAAAATTATCTTGTCCATTACCCCAACCCATTCTTAACTTCCACGATGATCTTGCTGAGGAATCTTGAGTACCAGCATCATTTATATTTGTAGTAATTGCAAGCGCATCTATTTGATCTCGTTCACGTATACGCCAACTTGTGTTTTCCATACCACCAAGAAGCTGTCTAACAGTTCCAGTAGCACCAAGAGATATACCTGCGTTGCTAGGAGAAGTTGTAGTGCCTATTAATAAATCTCCTGTACTAGTTATACGCATTTTCTCAGTATTATTTATACTGAATATGGTTGGTATAGGAGATGCGGTTCCAATTACTAAAGAAGTTGGATGAGGTGAACCAAGAGTAGTAGTTCCAATATATGCTTGACCAGCAGCAGTAACTCCATAGTTGTTACCCGTAGCAGAACCACCGAACATACCCATAATTAACACCGCATCAGATGCAGCTTTTATCTGAAATTGAGATACGCTGGTTGTGGTACTTCCATCAAGACGCATTATTGTTTGTCCAGATCCACTTATATGCAATTTACTAGCAGGACTTGTTGTACCTATACCAACATTACCATTGCTACTAATACGCATTCTTTCGCCAAGTGATGTAGCGTTATTCGTAAAAAATCTTAACGCACCTCTGTCACCGCCGAAACTACTATCATCTATTACATCAATTTTTGCAGCAAGACCTCCCGGCATTGAACTGTCTGAAGATAACCAATCAATTGTTCCATAAACGCCAGCATTAACATTAGTGTTACTATCTTGTAAACGAATTGTTGGAGATGAATCGTAAACATTTAATTTAGTTGTGGGACTACTTGTTCCTATACCAACATTACCATCACTGGTAATACGCATTCTTTCACTAGCATTTGTAGTTACTGAAATGAATCCAGCACCACCATTATTAAAGTAAAAATCATTTCCACTTTTTTGTAGATATGAATTTGCTGTAGCATTTCTTAATGATATCAATGCATCTGTACTACCATACACTTCAATATCACCACGGGCTGCATTTGAATAAACAAATGAAGTTGTGCCTATACCAACATTACCACCAAAATATTTATTGAAACTGGTTTCTAAACTATCTTCTGAAATGCTTGTAGCAATTGTAGTAATTGATCCACTATCAAAAGTAGAATACATACTATTACCTAATATATCAGTTTGTATAGTCCAATTACTATCTTGTAAATAACCATCATCACCATTTAATTCGATATAAAGGTTTCCTGCGGTACCACTAGATGCGGATACATAACTATTCACCACCACATTTCCAAGTTTTTCTATAGTGGTTAAATTTGCATTAAAATTGAAAGTATATCCAGAGTAACCAACATAATCTAAATAATTTACACCAGAACTATTGTTTGCCATGGCTATGGCTTTTACCTTCACTATAAAATCAGCACCAGTATTAATTTTTGTAAATGGAACGATTATTCTTATAGGATTATTTGTAGTTATACTATTTACTTTACTATAAACAATCGTACTATCTAACGTTACTAATCCCGCAACATGTAACTTAGCAGCAGGAGCGGTTGTACCTATACCAACATTACCTAAATAATTAACAGATAAAGCTTCATAAGTTGGTGACGCTATAGTTCCCTGCGTTGTTACTCTAAGAGGTAAACTTCCATTTGACGTTTCATTAGAATGTATTCTGACTAAATTATTTGTTCTCGCTGCGTTAGTGTGGGCAGTTGCGAAGACATTTAATCCAAATGTATCTGAGTAGTCCGTTGCTAAAGAATATATAAAATTACCATTTGTACTTCCGCTTCCACCAATCATTTTTACAGACTGAGAATCATTACCATAAGATACATGAAGTTTAGCTATTGGACTTGTTGTACCTATACCAACATTACCATCGCTAGCAATACGCATTTTTTCAGACCCATTAACATAAAAAGTAAGAGGAATAGCGCTTGTTGAAAAAATAAATGATTCGGATGCATAACTGCCAATTCGCACAGTGTTTGTAGTATTATCTCCTATTAGAACATTTCCTCTAACATCTAGTTTATAAGCAGGATTTGTTGTACCTATACCTACATTACCTGCTCCTGTTACAACCAATGAAGTTGCGGATGTACCGCCCACTTCAAAGTAATCATTTACATCAACAACTTTCAAATCCCAGTTTCTTACGCCGTTGTCTGTTAATCTAATGTAAGCATCACCACTAGTAGATATTATACGCATTGCCGTGCTAGTACCATATAACTCCAATAGTTGAGATGGACTGGTTGTACCTATACCAACATTACCGGTTGGAAAAACAACTCTATTAGCAATCCCACCGCCGTCAGCATAAACCCCCATAAATTCCGAAGCTGTGGAATTATTATTTGCTACTTCAATTGTAAATGGATGAGTGGTATCATATCTTGCACCAATGACTGCAAAAATAGTACTAGGCGCATCTTGTGTTTGAAGCCTTAATTGATTTGCATTTGATTGAACTGCTAATGGTGATGATGGACTTGTGGTACCAATACCTAAATTACCATTGGCATCAAGACGCATTTTTTCACTATTATTAGGCGCAAACCTTAAAGGCAAACTACCAATTGTACCTAATTCAGCATATGATGATACGCCATATAAATACGCTCTTTGTGAACCACCAGAACCTATATTTAATGAAACATCTGTAGTTCCATTAACAGAAAGCACGGTTCTATTAGCAGCTGTTCCAAACGGGGCTGTTGTACCAATACCTACATTACCACCGTTAAAATAACTTGTACCATTTGCTTGAATATCTACTTTGGTAGTAGTATCACTTTTCATTAATAAACGAGCATCATTGGAAGCATTCGTTGAAAGTATAAATGTATTTTTACCAGCAGTATTTGGAGAAACATATACATCTCCATTTACATCTAATTTAGCACCAGGACTTGTTGTACCTATACCAACATTACCAGTATAATTAATAGTTAATGCTTCTATTTGAGTTGCATCATTTGAAACTCGTAATTGTAATCCTACATTATTATTACTATTATAAGAATTACCAAAATATATTCCGCCAACGCCAGTGGCACCACTTTGTTTATATGTTATTGATGGTTCATACGTCATTGAACCATAAGTCGCTAGAACGTTTAATTGTAAAGTTCCGGCGGTTGTAATACGCATTCTTTCAGTACCAAAACCACCCATAGTGGTAGCGCCTGTTCTGAAAACCATATCATTTTGTTGATTATTTACAGATATAGCTTCAATAGAAACATTACCAACATTACCATTGACATTGCGAGCCGCCATAAACAATGCTGCTCTATTACCCTGCGCAGTATTAGTTGCGTTGATTAAGCTGAATGTGTCTGTTGCTGAAGTAATATCTAATTTAGCAGCAGGACTTGTTGTACCTATGCCAACATTACCCGCAGCTGTAATACGCATTATTTCAGAATCGCCCGGTTCAAATGAAATATATTTTGAACCTCCGACTCCTGTGTTAAGTCCTATATGATCTGAATATCCAGTTATAATTCCCGCTAAATTTGTGCCATAATAAAATGCTAACACTGGATAAAGAGGAGCCGTGATGTTAAGTGAATTAACACCTGTACCAAAATAAAATGCATTATATCCACCTATTGTAGTACTACCTGATACTTGCAATTTAGTGTTTGGATTAGTTAATCCTATACCAACAGCACCAGTACTAGTAATACGCATTCTTTCACTGCCAACCGTTTCAAATGCTATTTCTTGTCCAGATTGATTTGCTGATATTTTAGCAACAGCACTATCATCTATACTTAATTCAAGACGTTTAGAACCAGCAGAACTTTCTTCCAACCTAATAGAAGCTGTAGCAGCGTTTATCTGTAAAGTTTTTAAAGGACTTGTTGTTCCTATACCAACATTACCACCTTGTTCATTTAACCAACTATTTTTTCCTGCTACACCAAAACTATGATTTCTTGTAAAAGTTGTTCCATCCGATGTTGATATACCGCCTATGTAAATTGCTTCACTATTAAGATTAGGACAAAAAATTCTCATTCCAGCAGTCGCTGAATCCAATCCAAACCCAGTTCTGACATTTGTTGAGGTCTCTCCAATTAGAATAACTTGACCAACATTATTAGCTTTAGCTAAATCTAATAATACTCTAGGACTACTTGTACCTATACCCAACCCTGTGCTGTTGAGCGTCATGCGGTCGCCACCTGCGCCGTCTTTCCAAGAGAATACTCCAAGCTGACTTATTTGATGCTGTAGCAAGGCATTTACAAAAAAGCGGATCGGTCTAGTGGAAACACTTACAAAATCAATATTGGAATCGTCTGTCCCAATATACAATTGCTGCGTAGTTGCATTATTTGCATAAAATCGAAGCGCAGTGGAATTATCGGCACGACCACGAATGATTATTCCGGTTGCGCCAGTATTAGACTGGACATCGAGAGGGGCAATAGGACTTGTTGTACCTATACCAGCTTTGCCAAGTACATACAAATTGGACGCGGTTAAACTACCACTGAAGCCACTAGCCTTAATAAAAGTTGTAGCTATAATTGATCCTGTAATTCTTGCGCCTTGTAATATTGCCATATATTATAATTATTTGTTTATTAACCGATTTATAATTAATTGTTGTTCATCAACTATCTGTTTCAACTCTTTAACTCCCTGTATCAATACAGCCGTCATCTTACTATAATTTACACCTGATATATTTCCACGTTCATCATAACTCACAAACTCAGGATATACTTTAACCACTTCTTCCGCTATTAAACCAATACTATACTCATTGTTACTCTTATACTTAAATGTAACAGGATTCAATTGTACAATCTTATCCAATTGAGGAGGTAATAATGGACTAATATCAGTCTTGCTGTTTTCATTGGAAGTTTCAATCAATGTAGTAGCACTAACAGTACCAGCAACATTCAATGTAGTACCATCTACACTCAAAAAATTAACACTCTGTAACGTAGTAACCCCAGTTGTTTTTATTAAATAATTAGGCTGATCAGTAAAACTACCACCACTAATACCACTCGTTCCACTAGGAGCACCAATACCACTCGTTCCACTCGTACCGCTACTTCCACTGGTACCACTTATACCACTACTACCACTGCTAGCACTAGCACCTCCCCCGGCACTCATACCACTAGTACCGCTAGTACCAGCCGTGCCAGTACTACCACTTGTTCCACTTGTTCCACTTGTTCCATTACTACCACTGGTGCCGCTCGATCCACTACTTCCACTTGATCCACTGCTGCCGCTTGTCCCACTAGTTCCACTCGTACCACTTGTGCCATTGCTACCACTATTTCCACTTCTACCGCTACTACCACTACTACCACTGCTACCACTTGTGCCACTAGTTCCGTTTGTACCACTGGTTCCGCTGGTACCGTTACTACCACTTGTGCCATTGCTACCACTACTTCCACTACTTCCACTGCTACCGCTGGTACCGTTACTACCACTTGTTCCACTTATACCACTACTTCCACTACTACCACTAGTTCCACTACTACCGCTAGTTCCACTACTACCGCTAGTTCCACTACTACCGCTAGTTCCATTGCTACCACTATTTCCACTGCTTCCACTTGTGCCGCTGGTACCGCTACTACCACTTGTGCCACTTGACCCACTTGTGCCACTTGACCCACTTGACCCACTTGTACCATTGCTACCACTATTTCCACTACTTCCGCTTGTTCCACTTGTACCGTTACTACCACTTGTTCCACTTATACCACTACTTCCACTTGTACCACTAGTTCCACTACTACCGCTAGTTCCATTACTACCGCTAGTTCCACTACTACCGCTAGTTCCATTGCTACCACTATTTCCACTACTTCCGCTTGTTCCACTTGTTCCACTTGTACCGCTACTACCACTTGTGCCACTTGACCCACTTGTGCCACTTGACCCACTTGTACCACTTGACCCACTTGTACCATTGCTACCACTATTTCCACTTGTACCACTTGTACCACTGCTTCCGCTTGTACCACTTGTACCACTGGTTCCGCTGGTGCCACTTGTACCATTTGATCCATTTGATCCACTTGTACCACTGGTTCCGTTTGAGCCGCTTGTGCCATTACTACCACTTGTACCACTCGTTCCACTTGTGCCGCTACTTCCGCTTAAACCACTACTACCACTTGATCCACTGGTT